AGATAAATTCGTCTTTTTCTTAGTTATAGTTGATCTTTATGACCGGTTTCATTCTTTTGATTCTAAACTTTGTTTCTTATTGCGTTTACTTTAGTAAGTAACAAACATAAACCTTAATAAAGCATCGTATTTGTGAGTCACATTACATTTGTAAATAGAGACAATCTACACAATAACATTTAAACCAGAAATACATTTGAAACAATTTTATTGTCAAAACTAATTGATTAGTTTAAAATATATAAGTGCCCACAAGAATTTATGAAACTTAAAAAATAAAATTCTTGGCTAATATGATATTTAGTTTTATAATAAATATGTCAGTTTTTTTGAAAAGCAAAAAGCAATATACTTTGGGCCATGGCCAAGTGGTTAAGGCATCGGACTCTGACTCCGAGACCGAAAGTTCGAATCTCTCTGGCCCTGCCAGTTTTTATCTTTAAAGGAGAAGTACCCAAGTGGCTAAAGGGGCGGGCTTGGAAAGCTCGTAGGTCGGTAAAACGGCGCAGGGGTTCGAATCCCCTTTTCTCCGCCATATTGACAAGTTTGTCAAAGAAGATGTTATTATTGGGCCTTATGGAAACCGCCTGAAGCTCACTGATAGTTTAGCTGATTTTCACTTCAGACCAATATATATGCCGAATTTTATACCATTCGTTGAAGAATTCGGTAAGATAGTTTATAATCCAAATATGTTTAACGGAGAAATTGTATTGGTTATTACCGGTGTTGCTACAAAAGAAGATTTTCTTAAGGAATCATATGAAGCAACACTTGGACAGCGTGGAACTAAATATCGGGTTGTAAAAGCATCGGTTGCGGGGGATGTCACGGTTATGGATAAAAAATTTTCTGATTTTTTTAGTAAATATTAAATAAATAACGACCGACTCTAATTTAATGCGTCGATCGTTTTTTTTTATTTCATTATATATTCCATAATATCTTTGAAGTCACAACTTAGTGCTTTACAAATCTTGCATAAAACATCAGTAGTTACATTCTCGCCCTTTGTGAGCTTTGCTATTGAAGAAGAACTTACACCTGAGAGCTTAATAAGCTCTTTTTTATTTATCCCTTTATCAATTAGAAGTTTCCATAACTTATTATAACTAACCATGCTTTCCTCCTTAGTTTTTTCTAATACCATTAAGTAGACCGTATCTGCCTCTGTCTTCATCTTGAGTAAATTCAATCACCTTGACTTTCGAATATGATTCAATATCAGCAGGTAAATCTTTAGGGTTTACATTCTCGATAACTATCATTTGATCATTTTCTATACTTTCAATTATATATTTGAAAAATCCTTGTCTTACATCATCTGTTGACTCGATTCCATCTGGCATAGTTAATCCATGTAACGGAGAATCAATTAAATAAAAATGCGGGTTGTTAATTGAAAACTCATTAATATACTTTCTCATAGATAGAATTAAAATAGTATTTAATAGAGCTCTATAGCCTTTACCGTGTGTTTTCTTTGCGTCCCCATTAACTATCACATCAAAATCATTCATATCGAAGACAACTGATTCTAGAGGTGTGAAATTGATTTTTCTTAATATGTCATAATAATAATCTGCAATAGAAGAAGCAAAGTCATCAGGAAATAAGTCTTTCGGTTTATACTCGATATGTTTGTCAATAGTGGAATCTAAATTTGATAAGTCACTTTCAAAACCTGATAGCATTAGATTAGTTGATTCTAGTTCGTGAATAGCTTTTATGTATTCATTGTACTTGCTAATTTTTTCAGCTATAGATTGCCTATGTGGTTTGAGTTGATTATTCATATCATGATCAATATCTGACTTTTGTCTTTTTAGACCTTCCAACGTTTGCAGAAGAGCATCTTTTTCATTTGAAATATCATCAATTGTGGTCGATAGGGCAATACTGCTAGCCAATATTTTTCTTGCTTCAGCTCTTGAAGCTTCTAGATAGGAGGATTCTTGATTTTTTTCAAGACTACCATTACAAAACGGGCAGTTAATTGGCGATTTATGATTATGAATAACATCTTCACCTTGTATAATGAATCCAAGCCTATTTATATCTGACACATATTGTGATTCTAATATCTTGTATCTGTCTAATTGCATATTAACTCGTCTGATCGAGTTTTCAGTTTCTATAATTTGCCTTCCAATAGTTTTTATATTTGTAATCGATTCGTCAATGATCTTGTTAGTCTCATCTAGTTCACTCTGCAAATTACTAATCATTTTCTCTAGTGATTCGCTATCTTTTTCAATTCCATTAATATATTTGCTTAAGGTCTCTCTTCGTCCAATGAGCTTTTCCTTGTTACTTATAATATATTTTTGAACAGCTGCTTTTTTAGCAGCTTTTGTTTTTTTATTTTCATCTGCATCAAATTCAGAAAAATCTTGATCGTATAAGATGTAAAGTAAACCTGATAAGAAAGCTGTTCTAGCAGTATAGTTATCAGGTAGTAATATTGATTTTTCTAACTCAGTGTCATTTTCATTTACGGTTAGTAATGATTTCAGTGTTCTCAATGAAAATCTTTGAGTTTGGCCATCAGTATTCTTAGGAACTTTTAATCCTATTTTAATATCAAGCAACTTTGAAAAGAAATCTCTAATATTATCTTTTTCACCTGAGATTTTGTAGTCAGTTGTTTTATTACCTTCAAGGACGCTGATGGTATTTGAACCAATCACTCTAGTTAGGGTTATTGATGATAAATTTTTAATTAACTCCATTCTAATCGTATCGTAGCCTATAGATTTATCAAAAGGTGCACTATCATTACTTGCACCTAACATGTAGTAAATTGATTTATAAATATATGATTTACCAGTGTCTGAGGGACCGATGATAATTGTTAGATTCTCTCCGAAATTAATCTCTGATACACCTTTTTCACCAGTGTACATAAGTTTGCTAATATATAATCTTCCCATGTCATTTTACCCCTTTCTTACAGCTTTTTTAGTAGCAAGCGTAACAATTTGTTTTTCATTCATATTTGAAGTGATATCATTAACTATTTTCACACATTGACTATATTGGTTAAAGTAATCGGTATCCATTTTAGAGCAAATGATTCTACCTTCTTCACTAATCTTGTATGTGAATCCATAAGCATTTTGAATAGGGATCACCAAACCTTCAAGAACTAGTGATTTTAATGCATCATTGATTAATTTTCTTCTTGAAGTTATTTCACTAAAAGTATAGGTATTATCTCCATGCAAATTGAAATCAATCATATCATACGCTTTTCCATATGTTGCAAATAAATCAATAGATGTTACTTCATCTAAAGAGCAGTTTTTATTAATGACATTCAATAAAACAAGAACTCGAAACGAAATCTCATGCTTTGAATTAAATATTTTTATCATAATCAACCACCCATTCAATTCGTCCATCATTGACTAACATGTGAATTATACCTTGTTTTTCTGAATTGCCGATTAAACCGACGTTTTGTCTAGCTAAATACGACCGACCATATGTAATCGTCACTGCATGATTCATTGTCCTATTAACTCTCTCGAAAGCATTATTATATGCTGCAATCATCACAGAGAATATGCCATCAAAAGTTTCATCTTTCATAATATTGAACTCTTCTTCACCATCTTCATATATGTCTCTTATTTGGTGTAACACACTATCGGCACTAAAGTATGTCTTTCTTTGAAACTTAAAATGCTCTTCATATTGAGGTTCCAAAGATTTTAAGTCGTCAACGGTCAATGGGCCTAAGCCTGCAGCTTGTGAGTACACTCTCATTAATGCATCAACATACGGCATTTCTTTTTCTAAGATATTTTCTGTAGGTACGAGTTTTGGATATAGCTTTATCGTTTTCCCACCAATCCTAACTTTGTTATCGCTAATGAATTCAGAATCTCTAATGCTAGTAGAAGGACTGACATTAACAATGTAATACATAATATCATCCAACGTATCAGTAAGTCCTTGTTCAAAGTCAGTGGGATTAATTTTGATATTAAAAATCTCGAACTCAGAAATAATATGGTCTATTGCTTCTACTGAAAGATTACTAGAAAAACTTTCAAAGGTTGATGAGTCCAAATTGCCACGTATAAAAGAAGCGCAATTCTGAGGAAGTGCTTCCGTTCCATTAAAAACTTTTCTTGAAAAATCTGAAGAAAGGTCATCTATAGGGTTTTTATCATCATCATTTATTGAAATGAATGCATTAAGATATGTCTTAAGTTTATCTTCTTTTGTTACCCTGCTAGAAGCGGATGAACACATTACTTCATTCCAAAGATACTGATCAATGATTGAGAGAAATTGATTTAGTTTCATTAACTAACACCTCCTGGAAAACGGAGTTAAAAGCTACCTCCGTTCGACTCTCATTTGAGATATAAAAAAAATATATAATCATGTTGTCAGAAAGTTAATCGATTTTGCCGACTTAATTATATCAAATTAATCATACATATACAATTGAACGCAAATGAAAAATTTGAAAAGTCGAACTTTTATTCTGATAACAGGCTTTATATTTCGTTAGTGTCATGAACTAACTCCCAGAAATATAAAGCTTAAAACTTAATATAATGCAGTATGCGTTGGGACGTTGTCTGCAAATTGAAATGGAGTTATTCAGTTAACCCTTCTTTTTGCGACCCCTTTGAACTGCCTACATGACTGAGAAAGAATATCTCCATTTTTAGAAAACAAATCTAAACTGGAGGTATTTTTTTATGAGATTGTCTAAAGCAGAAAAGAATCAAAATCCTAAATTATATGGATATGGAACCCTCGAACAGCTTCAAAGCGATCCAGAAAACACGCAAACACACTGGATTCTTTATAAGGATGCGGATGGGGATTACAGGTTCATTCCTTGTGACGAGGCTTATTATCATGCGTATAGAAATGAAGAACGTAATGAAAGACGTTTGCGTGACTTGGAATCAAGGTGTTTAATTCCATCTGAAAAATACGGGTTAGTGAAATGTCGAGCTGATTGTAGTCTGTGTCCAAAAGTTAGAGACGGACTTCCTATCTCTATTGATTACATGCGCGAGCATTATGGTTTTGATTTCAAAGATAAGTCTTATGAAGTAAAGGAAGAAGAATTATATGAACAAGAACAAAAGGATTTTATTTGGAATGTTGTGAGTGAACTTGATCCTGTAGATCAAAAGATACTCAAACTCTTTAATGCGGGTAAAAAGGATGCTGAAATCGCTGAAGTATTAAGTAAATCACGAAGCAGAATTCAGGAACGCAGAGTTCAACTGATTGAACTTTTAAAAGAAAAATTAAAAAAGTTTAACGAATAACCGGCAAATGATAGGTTACTTTGCCATTTAACTATTGAAGGGGAAAAATACCTTTTCAAAAATTAAAGGAGGTTTAGAAATGCAGAAAGAAAAAAAGCCCAATAAGCCCTATCTGACGGATAAGGATTTAGTTGAAACGCTGCTATTAATCAGTGAGACATCTAAAACATTGGCACTTGAAGTAATGTTGCTTCCGGATGAAGCAGAAGGTAATGGAGGTGAGGATGATGTCAAGAAGTCCGACGACCCACAGTAGAAAGTATAGCCCTAGTAAAAGTGGCACATGGTTAAACTGTCCACTCAGTACACTCCTAAATGATGGATCAAGTCAAGAATCAAGTCCTCAAGCAGAGTTTGGTACACAATGTCATGAACTGGGTGCAGCCTTAATCAGTAAGTCTCTCCATTTAGTTGATTACGATAATGAGGCCAAATCTGTTGAAGATATCATCAAAGAGCTTGATATGTATTCAGAGGATATGCAGGAAATTGCAGATGGGTATGCTGATTTCGTTATTAAGACGATTGAGTATGAAAAGAAAAGGTCGAATAGTGATCCAATCATTGTGATTGAACAGCACCTAGACATGGATTTCGATGATGATGCAGGTGGAACATTAGATTGTGGGATTATCTCATCAATGGGTGGCGGAACATTATCAGTGATTGATTTAAAGACTGGTCGAACACCTGTTTATGCGTTTGATCATGAAAAAAATGTATTTAATTCTCAACTCGGAATCTATGCACTGTACTTTTACAAGGCATACAAAGACTTATACCCAATCAAGAATGTAAGACTTGTCATTTATCAACCTGTTATCTCAAATACAAATGATTATGAGATGCCGATTGAGGAACTATTAAAGTTTGAAACTGAGATCTTAAAGCCAGCAGTCATGAGAACTAAATCAACTAACTTAGAAGCTGTTCCAGGGAAGTATTGTCGCTATTGTGCAGGAAAAGCAATCTGTGCCAAACGTGCAGAAGTTAACCAGGAAGTTATTAAAGAATTGAAAAAACCTATGGCAAGAATGACTGATGATGACATTGAAAATTTACTTCCCTATCTTGATGAAGTCATTCAATATGCAAAAGATGTCATGGAGTTTGCAGTAAAGAAAGCCTTAAATGGTCACAGTTGGAAAAACTACAAGCTTGTTCATACCAAAGGATCTAGGAAAATTACTGATGAAGATGGTGTCATCAAAGCTTGTGAAAATGAAGGTATTGATCCTTACGCTCCAAAGAAGGTCGCTGGGATTACAGAATTAACGAAAAGAATAGGCAAGAACAGAGTTGATGCTCTTATTGGTTCATACATCAATATGCAACTAGGTTCATTAGTTTTAGTACCAAAATCAGATCCTCGTGAAGAGGCAACAATTATCGAAGAAGGAGATAAATAAACATGTTAAACATTATTGAAGGAAAAGAAAAAAGACCATTAAAGATTGTTATCTATGGTCCAGAAGGCATTGGTAAATCAACCTTTGCGAGTCAGTTCCCAGATCCACTTTTTATTGATACGGAAGGCGGAACAAGCAATTTAGATATTAGAAGAATTAAATGTAACAAATCATGGGATGAATTGATATCAGTTGTCAAAGAAATCAAAGAAAATCCTACGATCTGTAAAACTGTGGTACTCGATACTGCAGACTGGGCTGAAACATTATGTACCAATGCAGTGTGCGAAAAATATCGAAAGAACAATATTGAAGATTTTGGTTATGGAAAAGGTTATGTTTATTTAGTTGACGAGTTTTCAAAATTACTTACACTCATGGATCAGCTGATTGAAGTTGGCATCAATGTTGTCATTACTGCTCATGCAAAACCACGTAAATTTGAACTTCCAGAAGAACAAGGTGCTTTTGATCGCTATGAGATGAAGTTAACCAAACAAGTCGCACCAGTCATCAAAGAGTGGAGTGACGCATTATTCTTTGTCAACTATAAGATTTATGTCGTTACAACCGAAACCAACTCTAAGAAAGCTCAAGGTGGAAAACGTGTGCTCTATACAACACATAATCCTACGTATGATGCAAAGAACAGATTTGACTTACCAGAAGAACTGGAACTGAACTTTAGAAGTATTTCACATCTATTTGAAGAGCAGGATTTTGTAAAACCTGAAGTACCGTTTCCTGATCCTAAAGATATTACTACATTTGCACTCGTTGAGAAACTCACACAGATGATCAATGAATCAGATATCACTGAAGAAGAATTAAAGAAAGTCGTCGCAGCTAAAGGGCATTATCAAGAAACAGAATCAATAAGCAATTATTCAGATGATTTTATTACACGATGGATTATTCCAAATTGGAAAAAAATAGTTGAATCAATAAAAAATAAAAAAGGAGAACAACAATCATGATGGATAACAAAAATATGTTGATGGATTGGAACGATGCCATCGAAGAAGACGGTCAGGAGTATGTCTTACTGCCTGAAGGTGATTACAATTTTACAGTGACTCATTTTGAGCGAGGAAGATTTCCTGGTGGACCAAAAGTACCTGCATGTAATAAAGCAACGATTACTGTTCAAGTAGATACCAAAGAAGGTATCGCAACAGTGAAGTTTGATCTGCTTTTATATCGCTCTTTAGAGTGGCGCATTTCATCATTTTTTAGATGCATAGGTCAAAAGAAACATGGTGAAAAGTTAACAATGGACTGGAATAAAGTGATCGGTTCTAAAGGCAGAGCTCATTTCAAGCAACGTTCATACACCAACAATCAAGGTGAAGAGAAGTTTACTAATGATATTGATCGTTTCATCGATTACAACGAAGAGTTCTTTATTCCAGATGATCTTCCATTCTAGGAGGGTTCAGTTATGGTATTAAGACCTTATCAAAATGAAGCAGTCAGTGCAATTCGAAACGAATGGAGTCAAGGACATCAAAAAACGCTATTAGTACTTCCAACGGGTACTGGTAAAACAGTCGTGTTTTCAAAAGTTGTTGAAGAGGAAACTAAGGATGGAAGTAACGCATTAATTCTTGCGCATCGTGGAGAATTGCTCGATCAAGCTTCAGAGAAATTATTAGAAACGAGTGGATTGGATTCAGCTTTGGAAAAGGCTGAATCTAGTTCCATCGGTTCAAAAAAGCGAGTGACTGTTGCATCCGTTCAAACACTATCTCAAGAAAAAAGACTCACAGCATTTGCTAAGAATCATTTTAAGACCATAGTAGTAGATGAAGCACATCATTCCATGAGTGATACCTATCAACGCATACTTACCCATTTCGATGGTGCTAATGTGCTCGGAGTCACTGCAACGCCTGATCGCTCTGATCAGAAAAGTTTAGGAAAGTATTTTGACTCAAAAGCATATGAATACTCACTTCATCAAGCGATTAGAGAAGGTTATCTTTGCCCAGTTAAAGCACAGATGATTCCACTTGAACTCGATATTCACAGTGTCGGAGTGTCAAATGGTGATTACGCAGTTGGTGAAATTGGATCTGCACTAGAACCTTATCTTAATCAAATTGCACTTGAGATGCTCAAGTACTGTAAAGGTCGAAAAACTCTCGTTTTCTTACCACTTATCAAAACATCACAGAAGTTTACTGAACTTTTAAACTTACACGGTATTAGAGCTGCAGAAGTTAATGGAAATAGCGTAGATCGCGATCAAATTTTAGAAGACTTCAAGGCTGGAGAATACGATGTCCTTTGTAATTCAATGTTATTAACAGAAGGTTTTGATCTCCCAGCAATTGATTGCATCATCGTATTAAGACCTACAAAGATTAGAAGTTTATACCAACAAATGGTAGGACGTGGGATGAGACTCCATCCGGGCAAAGAAGAGTTATTATTACTTGATTTCCTGTGGATGACAGAACGCCATGATTTATGTAGACCATCTGCACTGATTTCTAAGGATGCAGAACTTGCTAAACGTATCAATCAAAAGATGATAGATAAAGAAAGTGGTATTGATTTACTTGTTGCAGAAAAAGAAGCTGAAAATGATGTGATTCAGGAACGTGAAGATGCACTTGCAAGAGAACTTGCTGCAATGCGCAGAAAGAAAACTAAACTCGTCGATCCAATTCAGTATGCATTTTCTATAGCCGCAGAAGATCTAGCAAATTATGAACCTACATTTATGTGGGAGATGGGACCTGCTACTGAAAGACAACTTGATTACTTAGAAAAACATGGTATTTATCCAGAAGCAGTAACTAGCTGTGGCATGGCAAGTATGCTTATTGAAAAACTAAAAAATAGACAAATAGAAGGCTTAGCGACACCAAAACAAATCCGTTTCTTAGAACGTTATGGGTTCTTACATGTTGGTATGTGGGCATTCGATGCAGCAAGCAAAATGATAACTCGAATTGCAGATAATCATTGGATGTTACCAAGAACTGTCAATGCTGCAACATATAGACCGTAGGAGGACGTAAATGGACAGTATATTAGAAGCTTTAAAACAAATAGACGCATCAAATACAACATACGAAGAATGGATTCAAATAGGCATGGCTCTAAAAGTCGAAGGATATGACTGTTCAGTATGGGATGACTGGAGCAAGAATGACAGCCGTTATAAAGACGGTGAGTGCGATAGGAAATGGGGAACTTTCAAAGGTTCCTCTATTCCCATATCAGGTGGAACAATTATCAAGATGGCAAAAGATACAGGTTGGGAACCATATGGTGGAGTCATGGAATGGGACGACACGATTGAATACGATGGTGACGGATTAATTTACGACCCTACAACAGATCTCAAACCTTCTGAACAAATCATTAAATATCTTGAAACATTATTCAAAGATGATGAGAAAGTTGCTTTTGTAACAAATGATGTATGGCAAGACAGCAAAGGAAAATGGAAACCAGGAAAAGGATACTATGATCGAACTGCAAAAGAACTAATAGATGAACTAAAAAAACACCCAGATGATATTGGTGCAGTCATTGGTGACTGGAAAGATGAATGTGGTGCATGGATTAGATTTAATCCGGTTGATGGAAGTGGTGTTAAGAATGAAAACATTACTAGATTTACCTATGCATTAATTGAATCAGATGATATGCCTATTCCAGATCAAGATGCTCTATATAGAAGATTAGAATTACCAATTGCTTGTTTGGTTCATAGTGGTTCAAAAAGCCTACACGCAATCGTTAAAGTAGATGCTCCAAATTATCAAGAATATCGAAAACGAGTGGAGTACTTGTATGGTTTCTTAGCTAAACATGATTTCAAAGTAGATACTGCAAATCGGAATCCATCAAGGCTTTCAAGACTACCAGGAGTAACTAGAAACGGTGTAATTCAAACATTAGTAGATACGAACTTAGGTAGACGAAACTGGAACGAATGGATGGATTTTGCTGAAGGTGTCAATGATGAAATGCCTAGTCTAAGATACTTAGATGAAGCACTTGCAAATCAACCTAAGTTACCTGATGAACTTATAGAAGGAGTGGTTCGTGTTGGACATAAAATGCTTATATCTGGTTCATCCAAAGCAGGGAAGAGTTTTCTATTGATGGAACTTGCAATCGCTCTATCAGAAGGAGTTAAATGGCTTGGGTTTCAATGTAAAAAATCAAAGGTATTGTATGTTAATTTAGAAATTGATGAACCAAGTGCAATTAATCGATTTGCTGTTATATATAAGGCAATGAAGGTAAAACCAAAATACAGTCATGACGTAGTTATCTGGAACCTTAGAGGTCGTGCAATGCCACTTGATAAATTAGTACCGAAACTGATAAGAAAAGTAGCAAATCAAGGTTTCGATGCAATCATTATTGATCCTATTTACAAGGTAATAACTGGTGATGAAAACAATGCATCCGATATGGGTAAGTTTAGTAATCAGTTCGACAAGATATGTAATGAAACAGGATGTACTGCTATCTATAGTCATCATCATTCTAAAGGCTCACAAGGATTTAAAAGAGCAATGGATAGGGCTTCGGGTTCTGGTGTGTTCGCACGAGATCCAGATGCACAACTCGACATGATTCAATTAGAGACAACAGAAGAATTTATGGCACAAAACGCAGATGTAATGACTTCAACAGCATGGCGTTTAGAGAGTAGTTTACGAGAGTTTCAGAACTTTAAACCAGTGAACTTTTGGTTTGAATATCCGATACATAGAATCGATGATACAGGTGTATTAGCTAAGAATTATGCAGACGGTGATCCAAAAGCTAACCTTGAAAAAAGCGGTAAAAGAAATCAAACACCTGAGTCTCGAAAAGAAGGTTTCGACACAGCGTTTGACATCAATGTAGACGAAGACGGAGTGTGTGATGTAGATGAACTTGCAGAGTATTTAGGTGTGAAAGAACGGACAGTGAGAGATCGTATTCGGGAATTTGATGACGACTATAAATACTCAAAAGGTAAAGTTTACCGACGTAAATAATACGTACGGAAAGGCAAAAATCACCTATCAGTAAATATTACGCATTTACGGTGTAAATAGGGTGAAATTACCTATACGTAAATGTTACGGAATGGCCTTATATATGTGTTGTACGTAACACGCTGACGCATGTTTGTAGGATAGGGCATTAAATGAGCCCTATCCCAAACAAATGCATCATCGTCAGCACTTGCCTATCTTCATCTGAAAATTCTAAAAAATTCTAAAAAAGGAGGAAACTATGAAAATATTTCTACTACTAGATCCACCTACAATTACTGCTCAACAAAATAAAGTAACACTGGTGAACAACAAACCAGTTTTCTATAAACCTGAAAAATTAAAGAAAGCAAGACGAACAATTATCAAACATCTCAAACCATTCAAACCGAAGGAACCAATGCAAGGTCCAATCAGGCTTGATGTGATTTGGAGATTTCCTAGAGGTAAGAGACATAAACATCGGGAGTGGAGAGTAACAAGACCAGATACTGATAATTTGGAAAAGATGCTGAAAGATTGCATGACGGAAGTTGGATTCTGGAATGATGATGCACAAGTGGTAGTTGAGCATGTGGAGAAGTTATGGTCCGATGATCCAACTGGGATATCAATCGAAATTAATGTGTTAAGTAAACTGAAGGAGGAGCTATGAAAGATGTGAATGAATACCTAAGCCGATATCACAATACAAAAGTGAAGATTCAAAAACTACAAGCGTTAGTGGATGAATATATTCGTTTGGCTAATGAAGTACCAGGAATTCAATTTGATGCAATTCGAGTTGATGGTGGTAAAAATCTAAAAGCTCCATTTGAGAAGTGGATACTAAAAGCGCTGGACTATGAATTAGAAATAAAAGATATGGAAAAGAATCTGCCAATCATAAAAGCTGACATCCTAAAAACGATAGAAAAACTCAAGGATTTTGAAATGGAACGTGTGTTAATTTTGCGATATATTGATTGGCTAACGTGGAATCAAATAGCAGCAAGGATGTATGTATCTATTTCGACACTAAAAAGGTTGCATAAGATAGCGATAGATTGTATTTCAACAAATACTAAAGAAACACAAGAATTTAAGTGTGAAACGTGATAAAATAATAATGGTGTTGAAAGCGCATCAACATCCGGTACAATGCTTGCTTGTGTTGAAAACTTTAGTGCACTAAGGGGAAGCAATATATGCAAAATCCAAACATTGTATTCCGCAAAAACAGGAGTAATTATGAAAAGAATCTTTAAAAATCTTGCTATTGCGGCGGTTAATACATTATTATTTTGAGTTAGCATGAATATCGCTGGTCTAAATATTATGTATGCTGCTTTAGCATTCTGTTTTGCTTGAGAATTTATTAAAAAGCAAAAGCAGCTCTAACTGGGGAGTACCATCGTAAGGTGGTACTCAACTTTTTTATAATATACAACTATATAAGAGCGTAAATACAATCAAATGAATGTTTTTATAATTATGGACTTTAATGGACCATTTTGAACCCCTGTGAACTATTGTGAATTTGTCAAGAGTGTGATAGTATTATAATGAGCAAGGTGTAAGAAACATGGAATACTGGCTATGAGACCAGCCTAGAAACGAGAAGAATTCAGTAGAATGGGTTCTTTTTTGTTTTTGCAGAGATACTTGTAGTATTCCAACTGGTATATAATTACAATTTTTTGATACAGTTGGAGTGATTTTTTATGAAAGGAAAGATGCTTGACACGTATGAGCGTTGGGAGAAATCTGGACATTTAGAGAACAAATTAAAAGCCATAGCAGAAATGGTATCTAAAAGAGCTACTCAAAAACAAGTCGCTGAGTATTTGGGTATTACAGAAAAAACAGTCATCAAGTTACGCAAAGCACATAAACGATTAGACGATGCGTTTCAGTTTGGTGATGAAGAACTAAAACTGAAGTTAGTTGATGCAATCTATCAACGAGCGATCGGTTTTGAATATGAAGAAACACAGACCGTAATCGAGGAAACAAAAACAGGTACGAAAAAGCGTATCACAAAATACAAGAAGCAATCGTTACCTGATATTCAAGCAATCAAGTATTTGTTGATTACGAAGTTTGGTATTGAATACAACGAAAAGAAAGTAGAAATAGAACTAATGGAGAAACGCCTAGAAAAAGGTGAGGAGGTTTGGACTAATGAATATAGTGATGAAATCAGTATCAACACTCCAAGAGTACGAAAACAATCCAAGAAACAACGATGAGGCAATCAAAGCAGTTGCTAATTCAATCAGAGAGTTCGGTTTCAAAGTTCCCATTGTCATTACGAGTGATAACGTCATTATAGCCGGACATACCCGATTAAAAGCCTCTGTGTCGCTCGGTTTAGAAGAAGTGCCATGTATTATCGCAGATGACTTAAACGACGAACAAATCAAAGCATTTCGCTTAGCCGATAACAAGACAGCTGAACTAGCAACTTGGGATTTATCGAAGTTAGAGGATGAACTAGCACACCTAGATATGGATATGCTTCAGTTTGGATTTGAGGAAATGGAAGAGTTGCTACCTGATAATGCAGCTGATGATGATTTTGATGTTGATGATGAAATCCCTGAAATACCATTCTCACAACCAGGAGACATTTATGAACTTGGACCTCATCGATTAATGTGTGGTGATTCGACTGATAGTGAACAAGTGAAAACATTGCTTGATGGAAAAGAAGTTGACATGATTTTTACTGATCCTCCGTACAATGTTGATTATGAAGGAACAGCTGGCAAGATTAAAAACGATAAGATGGAAGACGATACTTTCTATCTTTTTTTATTGGATGCTTTCAAGAATATGTTTGAACATACAAAGCCTGGTGGAGCGATCTATTGTTGCCATGCAGATACTGAAGGACTCAACTTCAGAAATGCATTCAAGAACGCTGGATACAAACTAGCAGAATGTTTGATTTGGGTTAAGAATGCTTTAGTACTTGGTAGACAAGATTATCACTGGAGACACGAACCAATTCTATATGGATGGAAAGAAGGAGCAGCTCATTACTTTGTAGATGATCGTTCTCAAGACACTATATGGGAATATAACAAACCTAGAAAGAATGAAGAGCATCCAACCATGAAACCATTAGAACTTGTGGGAAAAGCAATCAGTAATTCCTCAAGACGTCATGAATCAATATTGGATCTCTTTGGTGGATCTGGTTCAACGATGATTGCAGCTGATCAATTGGATAGAAAGTCATTCTTAATGGAACTTGATGAGAAGTTTATCGATGTAACAGTAAAACGTTATATAAAACATAAAGGTTCAGAAGAGGATTGCTATTTAATCAGAGATGGAAAAAAGTCTCCACTTAGCGATTTCGATTACTTTGAAAATAAGTCACTATAGTGAAAATATAACTTGCTATTTGGTCTCTTTAGAGTGATATATATAGTAACCAAAACAAAGGAGGCTATTTATGTTTAAGGAATTTAATGCACATCCAAAAGGAATCAAGACGTCAGATTGTGTTGTAAGAGCAATCGCAACAGCAACCGGCACTGATTACCTAGAGTGCCGTAGAGAATTGAATCGCAAGAAACGAGAACTCGGATATTCAAGTTACAAAGACACGAAGTTCTTATACGATTATTTGAAGGGTTACCCTAGACTGATTTATAAGGCAATCAAGGGAGAACCAAGAGTCAAAGGTAGCGACTTTACAGAGATGCATCCAAAAGGTACTTACATCCTTAAGATGGCTGGACACATTACAGCTTGTGTAGATGGAGTGATACTTGATACTTGGGATTGTTCCTATCGATCTGTTTATACAGCTTGGGAGATAAAGAAATAACAATTGGAGCGAAAGCTCCTTTTTTACTAGTTGATAAAGGAGATGAAGTAATGCAAGTAATAACAAGTGAATCCGTATTTAGTGGACATCCAGATAAGGTTTGTGACCAAATCAGCGATGCCATACTAGATGCAATTTTAGAACAAGATAAAAATGCTCGAGTAGCAGTTGAGACAGCAATCAAGGATGATTTAGTATTTGTCTTTGGTGAGGTCACAACAACTGCAAAAGTAGACTATGCATATATAGCGAAACAAAAACTCAAAGAGATAGGCTATGAAGATGAATTTGTTGTTATGGAAAAGATATCCAAACAATCACCAAATATTGCACTTGGTGTGAATTCAACCGAATCACATGAACAAGGTGCTGGTGATCAAGGGATTATGTTTGGTTATGCTTGTAATGAAACACAAGAATTTATGCCCTTACCGATTATGTTAGCAAACCAAATTTCAAAAGAAATGGATACAATCCGTAAAGAAAAATATTCACACATCTTTGGCCCTGATGGTAAATGTCAGGTGTCTGTTGGGTATGAAAATGGAAGACCTAAGAAAGTACAGACTATTGTTGTATCAGCTCAAACCAAAGAGGGTGTAAATCGAGAGTTGTATGAGGATATCATAATCAACGAAGTACTTACTAAAGTATTTGATTTCGATACGATTGTTGATGCTGATGTGTTAATCAATCCTACAGGTGAATTTGTGATTGGTGGTCCTTATGCAGATTCTGGATTAACTGGTAGAAAGATAATCGTTGATACATATGGTGGTTACGCAAAACATGGCGGAGGTGCCTTTTCAGGCAAGGATGTAAGCAAGGTTGATCGTAGTGCGGCTTATTATGCCAGATACGTAGCAAAAGCCGTTGTCGGGGCAGGTTTGGCCACACACTGCGAGGTTCATTTGAGTTATGCAATTGGAGTAGCTAATCCAGTGAGTGTTTTAGTTAATACCTTTGATACTGGTGTTACATCTGATGAAGAGATACAAGCACTTGTGAATTATGTGTTTGATTTCAAACCTGAAAGCATAAGAAAAGAACTCAACCTTGATAGTATTAAGTTCCAGCAGTTAGCAAAGTATGGACACTTAGGTAGAGAAGATTTAGATGTTAGATGGGAACATGTAGATGATAAAATTACCGAATTGAGAAACCTATATGAGAAAGCCTAAAGAATTACATCGATTCTACAAATCAGTAGCATGGCAAGTGGCTAGAGAAATCAAGATACGAGATGTTAATGGGAAGTGTGAAAGATGTGGTGCTTTTGGAGAAGAAGTCCATCACGTCATTAAACTGACAGTACATAACATTAAGAATCCAGCGATCAGTTTGAATCAAGAGAATCTCGAATTGCTGTGTAAGAAATGTCACAATGCAGAACACAAACGTTTCTCAAAGTCACAGCAATTTGATGAAGATGGTAACTTGGTTCCAAGATAAACCTCGTTTTTATAATTCATTTTTGATATAATGTTTATAAAAAGGAGGAGAGTTAGATGGCAAACTTAAAATTAAAATGTAAAGTATGTGGGAGCGAATTTCTTTTTACAGACGGGGAACAAAAGTTTTATTCACAAAAGGGATATAATGTTCCTAAGAAGTGTCCGAATTGTAGGGGTGGCAAAAAATTCGTTTCTGGAAGAACTTGTTTAGATGTGTTAGCAGATTTGCATAAAAATGACCAAATAAGTTATGGAGATCTTATGGATTTTACAAGGAGTATCCGTTTTGACAATGGAGTTAATGCAAACTTACTGAAGGAGATTGGTAACATGCATAGAAATGATCAAATAAGTTATGGAGATCTAATGGATTTTATTAGAATAGTGATTGTTAATAAGTATAGTGGGGATATTCCGAGTAAGTTAAGATCATACAGAAATATGCATAGAAATGATCAAATAAGTTATGGAGATCTAATGGATTTTATTAGAAAGGAACTCCATAAGTAGCAAGAATTGAGTGATGAACATGAACTTTGATAAGAAGATACAAGAGATTATCTCTGAAGTATTGTCTGAAATAAACGATAACGAAGAGTTTCATTATGAAAAAATAAACAATGGTAGAAAAATAACTGAAGATCCTAAAATATGTATTAGTATTACGAAGGAACATTCTATTAATGAAAGGTATATTATTTCAGCGATGTCCAAACCTTCATATAAATTCTATGACAAAATTATTTGGGACGATACTAAAAAGAAAGCAATAGTTATAGGATTTAATCCAAGTAAGAGTAGCTTCACAAAACTTGATAAGACAAATCATAACATGTCAACTCTTTTATCTAATCAATATGGTGGATACCATTTACTTAATATATATCCAATTGTCTCGCCTAATCCTGATGAAGTAGACGATGATTTGATAAATACATCATTTATACAAAAATTAGCCGAGATTCTAAGAGAAAATAATTCACTGAAGAAAGATGATAGGTTAAATTTAGTTTTAATGTGGGGTGTGACTTTGAAGGTTCCTAAAGATGGATTATTTAGTGAACTAGAAAAGGCAAAAAAAGAAGGGATATTATATTGTACAGCTGTTACCAATCAAAATGGAAGTACAACATTCGTTCATGGGAGTGCCAGAGGATATGCACTAGAGGACATAAAAATAAGTGAAGTTCAGGAAATTAAACAGGGTAGCAAATATTTAATTGTGACCCCCACCCCAATACCTTAGATATGTTGCGAAGGGTACCGCGTAAGGGGGCGCTTAAGAAACACGAGGCAAATATTTTGAAAATATGAACATTAGTTTGTATGAACAAGAAGGAGTTAACTATGATTAGACAATATGTAGATGAGTATTTAGAAGATGTTGTTGAACTTATAAATGAAAAAAATATAGGTGAAACATCAGTTAGATATTATCCATCAGATAGACAAAATATTATAAGTAAAATAAAGAAAAGAAGATTACAACCTGACGTATTACAACTCATTAATATAGAGAACTCCAAACTTGTAAGTTATGTAGAATTGTTAGAAGATAAATCAGAAAAATATCTACAGTTATTAGCACACTTTTCACATGTAAAATACAATAAAAGTTTACATGATTATTTCTGTTTTATTTTAGAAAAATATAAAGGTTATAGCTTACATTATGTTTTAAGTGATTTTAATACCAATACAATAAAGTTTATGAAGTCAATAGGGGCAACAGATGATGGATATGAAAAGATGATGCATATAGCAATTGGCAATTTTAAATATGTGAAGAGCGAAACTATTTATCCAATTGATGAAAAACATAAGGAACAGTTTTGCAAACTTCATAATCAGCTTTTTAAGGAAGCATATTGGACTGGAGAACTATTACTTAATGAAGGTAGGTTTGATATTCTTGTTTCATTAGAAGAAGACAAAATAAATGGATATGTAGTTATTTCATGCTTTGGTAATGAGGAAGAGGAAATTTACTTTATTTATGCAGATAACATTAATACAAAAATTAATCTCTATAGAGAAGCTTTGAATAAAGGTTTTAGAACTGCACAAAGAGTCCAAGTTTTGCTTAGTCATGATGAGGAATATGAGCTACCACAATTAGAGTCTTTAGGATTTACATTGAAGGAATCAATTATTACATTTTTTCTAAAGATTTGAGATGATATCTATGATTAATATTGAATACAAGCGATTAAAGTCGCTTTTTTCTTTGGTCGATGAATCAAAGACAGAGTTAGTAGACAACTTAATTTATCAAGCTGCATTTATGAAAGTGGAACTTGATAAGTTACAAGATCAAATTAGAAAGTATGGAGCAATTCAGACTTCAAATAGAGGAGCACAAAGACAGACTGAAGCAGCGAAGTATTATACGAAGCTTGTGAACTCATATGGGACAGTGATTAAAACATTGAATAGTATTCTTGGGACTCAAGTTGATGATGGAGATGATGCGTTTGATGAATTTCTTAAAAGAGCAAGCGAATGAACTATTTAGTAGAATATTACAATGAAATCGAAAATGGAAACATCATCGTAGGTGAAGAGCTAAAGACAGAACTAGATCAGCTAATAGATGACCTAGAAAATCCACTGTATTACTTTGATGAGAAACCAGGACAACTTAGAATTGATTTCATTGAAACGTTTTGTAAGCATACCAAGTCACCATTCAATGGTATGCCATTCATCTTAGAACTTTGGGAGAAAGCAATCCTTCAAACAGCATATGGATTTAAGATGGCAGACTCAGGGCTACGTAGATTTAATGAAGTTATATTACTCATAGCACGCAAGAACGGAAAGACTACATTTGTTGCAGGTATAGATTTAGCTGAATTCTTTCTATCAAGAGGTGGAGTTGATATTGTATGTGCCTCTAATACCACAGAACAAGCCAACATCTTATTTGAAGAAATTAACAACATGCGAGAACAATCACCTGCCCTATCAAAGGAAACAAGAAGTAAGAAAAACATTTATCACATCTATTCACCAAAGACTAAGAACAAGATTAAAAAGTTATCTGCTCAATCAAGAAATAAAGATGGATACAATATAGAAGTTGGTTGTATTGATGAAGTTCATGAAATGACAGACTCAAAAGTCTATGACGCAATCAAACAATCACAATCGACAAAGAAAGAACCACTAATATTTATCATAACCACTGAAGGTACTACAGTCGGTGGCTTTTTAGATAGCAAGTTAGATTATGTTAGGAAGATGCTGAAAGGTGAAATCAATGATAATAGAGTGCTACCCTGGCTCTACACACAAGACTCCACCAAAGAGATATACGAGGATCAAACCACATGGCAAAAGTCGAATCCTAGTATTGGGGTTGTTAAGTTAAACAATTACCTAGAAGATGTTATGAACAAATCGAAACATGACTTATCCACAAGGGTTACGATGCTATGTAAAGACTTTAATATTAAACAAGCAGATTCAGGTTCCTGGTTATCGTTTGATGATTTAAACAATGAAGACAGATATTCAATTGAAGATCTAAGAGATAGTTATGCAATTGGTGGTGTGGATTTATCTTCAACCACTGACTTAACTGCTGCAGTCTTGGTTATTCAAACACGAGATAGCAACAAGAAGTATGTTATTCCTCATTTCTTTATGCCAAGTGAAGTAGTTGAAAAAAGAATTAAAGAAGATAATGTTCCATATGATATTTGGATAAAAAAAGGATACATTACTCTTACTGAAGGAAATCAGAATGACTTTAGTTTAGTTACTCAATGGTTTATGAAGATGATTCAAACATATGGGATTAGACCTCTATGGGTTGGATATGACCCCTGGAATTCTCAGTACTGGATAAAAGAAATGGAAGACTTAGGGTTCAACATGGAGAAGGTAAGACAAGGAATCTATTCTCTTTCAGAACCAATGAAAATCCTTGAAGCTGATTTAAAGAACAACTTAGTAAACTATAATAACAATCCTATTCTTAAATGGTGTTTAGCTAATACACAAGCTAAGGTTGATTTGAATGGGAACATTCAACCATCAAAACTGAATTCTAAATACAAACGTATTGATGGAACAGTAGCTTTAATTATTGCTTATGTTGTTTTAAATAGGTATAAGACAGATTATGAAAATATGATATAGGAGGTGCACATGGCCTTATTTAAGAGAAGAAAAAAGACTGGATCATTTGATGCACTCCAGTTAATCAGTAATTTGAATACATTTTACACACCATTTGGTACTAATATATCAAAGAGTGACGTGGTTAAAATATGTATTGATCGAGTGGCAAGCCAATGTGCGAAACTCAAACCTAGATTTATTAAAACCGAAAACGATAAGACAGTAACCGAGAAAAAAGGTAGGCTGTCTTTTTTATTGAAGTATAAACCAAATGAGATCATGACACCTTATGATTTCATATACAAGACAATCACATTACTTTTGCTTAATGATAATGCGTTTGTTTATCCGAAGTTTGATAAGGACACAGGTGAACTTAAAGGAATCTATCCATTACGTCCAGTTACTGTAGAAATGATAGTAGATACCTCAGATACTTATTTCATTAAGTTCTTATTTGATAATGGAGAATCATATATTTTGCCATACGATAACATTATTCATCTAAGACGTCATTACGGACAAAATGATATCTTTGGTGGTACTGGATCCACAGGGGATCATGAAGCAATCCTTAAAACCATATCAATCAATGATAGTTTACTTCAAGGAATTGATAATGCTGTAAAATCGTCCATGCAAATCAAAGGTATCTTGAAAATGAACGGTATGCTATCAGATACAGATAAGAAGAAACAACGTGATCTATTTGATGCAGCACTTTCTGAATCGGTGAGTCTCAAAGGTAGTTCAATTATACCGATTGACTTGAAATCAGAATACATTCCTTTGACAGTTGATCCGAAACTGATTGATAAAGACACACTCGAATTCTTACAAGCAAAGATCCTGGACTACTTTGGTGTGTCAGTGCCAATCTTTACAAACAAGTACACTGAAGATGAATATAACTCATTCTATGAGTCAACGATAGAGCCTTTTGCTATTCAACTTAGCGAGGCTTTTTCTTTAGGCTTACTTACAGACAATCAACTAGAACGTGGAGAAGAAATCATCTTTTATAGTGAAAGACTTCAATATGCTTCATGGAACACAAAAGTAGCTGCGATTGAGAAACTCATGAGTCTTGGAATCATGTCACTTAATGAATCAAGAGCACTACTCGGATTAGAACCTATCGAAGGTGGAAATAAACGACTTCAATCATTAAACTTTGTTGATGCGGATAAAGCGAATCAATATCAAGTAGGAACGGAGGAACCTAAAGATGAAAATAACAGTTAATGGAAAGATATCAGAAGATGCACTTAAGGTCATCTTAGAAACACAAAAGAAAAAGACGATCATCATCGATGATTATTGTAAAAAGGAAAAACTCGAGTCTCTTTTCTATAAAGACTCTGAGCTTGAATATGAATACCAAAAACAAGTAGCACCAAAACCAAAGAAAGTAGAGACTCGTAAAAATGATAAAGGAAACTAGACTCGCTGATGTCACGCTTCATGAAGAAGATGACAAGATGATATTAGAAGGCTATGCGTTAGTCTTTAATAATGAAACATTAATAGGTGATGAAGAATATGGTTTCTTAGAAGAAATTGATTCAAGAGCTTTATCAGAAACGAAGATGAAGGATGTCCCGATGAAATACAATCATATGGACTCCTTTTTAATTATCGCTAGAACTAAGAATCAATCACTATCACTTACTGTAGATAGCATCGGTTTGAAAGTGCGTGCTGAACTTTTAGACACAAACACCAATCAAGATATCTACAAAATGGTAAGAAGTGGATTGTTGGATAAGATGAGTTTTGCTTTTACGGTTGATGAACAAGTATGGAATCGTGAAGGTAGAATTCCAAAGAGAACTATTACAAAGATAGAACGTTTGTATGATGTGTCAGTTGTGGATACTCCGGCATATGATGCAACTAGTATATACGCTCGTTCTTTAGAATCTATGGAGTTAGAACTAAAGGCTATGGAGTTAGCAGAGCAAGAAGAACAATCAAGAATTATCAAAAAACGTATTAAAATCAAATCACAAATTTAAAAGGAGAAAAAATCATGAACTTAGAATTAAGACGAAAAGAAATCGAGTCAAGACTGACTGAGATCAGAGGTCTTGTCGATAATGAAACAGATATTGCTAAACTTGAAGCATTGGAAACTGAAACCACTGAACTTCAAGAAGAACGAAGTGTTATTGATAAGAAAATGTCGATTGCAAGTAAAGCAGAAATCAAACCAATTGTCATCGACAACCGCACTAAAGTTGATAAAGAGAAACTTGAACAACGTGCAGCTAGTTTACGTGAAAGTCGTGTTATCCAAGTATCAAGTGAAGAGATCTTGTTACCAGATCACACTGCTTCAGGATTAGCACCAGTACCATTTGCACAAGTATCAACGCTTGTTGATCGTGTCAATGTCATCAACCTAAATGGTGGAGAAACGTACAAGAAATCATTTGTGAAATCAAACGGTATCGCTGGTACAACACTTGAAGGACAGCCTTATAGTGAAACAGAACCTGCATTTGGTTATTTGACAATTTCCAAAGTGAAGATTACTGCGTATACAGAAATTACAGAGGAACTTGAAAAACTACCTGCTATTCCTTATCAAGCAGAAGTGTTGCGTAACATCAACATCTCACTGAAAAAGAAAATCAGCGAACAAATCTTACGTGGTGCAGGAACGACTAACACATTCACAGGTATCTTCAGTGATGCTGCAGTAGCTCTTGCGGATACAACTCCACTTGAAATTGAAGCAATCACTGATTCAACATTAGACGATATTGTTTTTGCTTACGGTGGAGATGAAGAAGTCGAAGGTGGAGCAGTTCTTATCTTGAATAAGAATGACTTACGTGCATTTGCTGGCCTTAAAACCCCAGAAGGTAGAAAAGTCCATTCAATCGATTATGTCAACAAAACAATCGATGGTATTCCTTATATCATCAACTCCAACTGTAAAGCAATCTCAGATAGTAACACAGTAGCTGGAGAATATGGTATTGCTTATGGTGCACTTAAAAACTATGAAGTACCAGTGTTCTCACCAGTTGAAATCGGTAAATCTACTGATTACAAATTCAAAGATGGAATCATCAGCTATAAAGCATCTGTATTCACAGGTGGTAACGTAGTCGGATACAACGGATTCCTTCGCATTAAAAAGAAAGCGGCAGCTTAATAACTAACCCTTGATAACAAAGTAAGAAAGGATTGATCTCATGGCTATACTTGATATCGTAAAAAAAGCATTACTTATCCCCCAATCAGAATCATTTGCTGATGAAGAATTGAACACTCACATTAGTAGTTGTAAAGCATACCTTCAAAGCTGTGGGATCGATCCGACTTACATCAATGATGAATCTAATCCAATGATTAGCACAGTGATTATCATTTATGTGAAGACATTCTTTGGTTTTAAGAATGATGGGAGTGCAAAGGAGCTACCGAAGACATTTGATATGTTGGTAGGACAGATAGCATTAACTAAGGGAGCAGAAGAAAATGTATCCTAATTCACCAAATATATCACTAAAATTATTAACCATTGATTTGGTTCAAAATAGTATTGGTTCTTCAACATACCAACTTATTAACTCAAAAGAAGTAATAGGTATCAATTTCAGTATTACCTCAAATGAATACTATGAAAGTAAACGATCAGACATTAGGATTGATATAGCACTCAAGATTCAAAGCTTCTTATACGATGGAAGTAAATACGCTGATATTGCAGGTAACATCTACAAAATTGAGCGCACGTATCAAATAGGACAGTTCATTGAACTTTACTTGAGCAAATCTAAGATCAGAAAGAGTGATATCATTGGTTACGCTTGATGAACTAGGTGTTGCCATTTCAAATATGGTAGAAGAATATGCTGAAGATATTATTGGAAAACTTGAAAAGAGGCTAGATGAAACTGCTCAGGAAATTGTGAAGTATATCAGTACTCACGCACCTAGAAGTGGTGGTACGAAACCATTTGCTGATTCATTTGTTGCTGAACCAATAGGAAGTGGAATCAGTAAGACAATAGTTATCTTTTCTAATGAGAAGGGAAAGCTAACACACTTACTTGAATTCGGTTTTACACATCGAAGTGGTAAATATGTAGGACCTAGACCTTTCATGCGTCCAGCCTATGATTTGCTTACACCAAAGATGCTAGAAGATATCAAAACGATTATTGAAAAGGGTGATAGTTAATGCAAGAAAAACTGGAAGCATTATATGATACTTTGAACTCCGTTTTACCTGGAAAGGTATCTTATGGAACCAGAGTAGGTTTAGAAGATGATCCAAACTATATCATCTATCAAGAATTAAGCAATCGATCAATTGTCTATGCTGATGATAGAGTAGTTGCAAAGGTAGCTACATTTCAAGTCAGTTTAATTACTGAAAAGAAGAACTTAGGACTAGAAGAACAACTAGAAACATCCCTTTATTTTATGGGATACGAATTTGAATTATTATCTGAATTTGTCAATGAAGACAGTTCAGTTAACAGAGTATATGAAATCAAACAGGAGGTATTTTAAATGAGTAATAAAGTTACATTTGGTTTAACTAACGTACACTATGCACTTGCTACTCAAGCTGAAGATGGTAGCTGGACTTTTGCTACACCTAAACGTTTAGAAGGCGCACAAGAAATTACAACTGAAGCCATCGGTGGTAGCACACAAGTATATGCAGATGATAAAGTGATTGCCACATTAGTATCCAATTCAGGATCTAACGTCACACTTAAATTTACGGAGATTGATGATGTGTTCAAAAAAGACATCTTTGGTGTTCTAGAAGATACAAATGGTAATCTTGTAGAGGTTGTAAATGGCGAAACAAAAACATTTGCTTTAGGATATGAGATTCAAGGTGATATTAAAGCGAGACGTATTTGGTATTTCTTATGTACGGCTACTCCATCAGGAGATGCGAGTAAATCTAAAGCTGATTCAATTGAAGCAAACTCCATCACACTAAACATTACAGCTAGACCAATCGAATCTGGAGACAATCTTATTCTCAGAGTAATTGCAGGTGTTGGCGATACAAACTATGCATCATTCCTAACTACTGCACCAGCATTACCTACATTTATTTAAGGAGATAATCACATATGGAAAAGACACTTAAACTGGGTGACAAGGATTATCGCCTTCATTCATCACTATATACGATTATTGACTATCGTAATGTATTCTCAACCGAGTTATTTAATGATATCAAGAAGTTAGAAAAAACGAACATTAAAAAAGAAGATGATATATCGACTGTGATTGACACCATTTTCCGAATTATCTATGTTCTTCATAGGCCTTTCAGCAAACAATCCTACAACGACTTCTTAATGTCATTGGACTTCTCTGTATTAAGTAATCAGAGTGAGTTGGAAAATCTGACGAATACGATAGGTGAAATGCTGGGTACGTTTCAAAACGGATCCACACCCAAACCACCCACAAAGAAATGATGATGTAAACATAACAGCGAACATCATATTCAATCTTGCTCATTTAGGAATCTCTATTGAAGATACAAAGAACTTTGATATAAATACCTATTTTGAGATTGTAGAACTTGAAATGAATGTTATTACAGGGAAACAGTCTTCAAAAAGAGCGACACAGAATGATATTGATAAATTCCTGTTATAGGAGGTGAATATTAATGGCAGAAACAGTCAAAGGACTAAATATCAAACTGACCCTTGATGGTAAGGATTTAGAAAACGAATTAAACGGCATCAAGAAAGAACTCAAGGAACAAAACAAAGACTTAAGAGCGATTAATACCAACCTTCGATACGATAGTACTAATCTTGATTTATGGAAACAAAAACAGTCAAAACTAAATGATATCTTAGTCCAAACAAAGAAGAAACTTGAAACTCAAAACCAGGAACTTGATCGTGCGAAAAAAGCTGTCCAAGTCGGTGATATGAGTCAAGAAGAGTTTAATAAGCTCAAACGAAACGTCATATACACCGAAGCTGAAATAGCTAAGATGAATGGACAGTTGGAAAAAACATCAGATAAGATTAAACAACTAAGTAATGCTAATTTCGAGAAGATTGGTAAACTTGGTTCGACATTAACGAAAAGTGTAACGGTACCTATATTGGGTGCCGTTTCTGCTTTAACTGCCTTTTCAGTAAAAGCTGCATATACTGCAGATGAAATTGGAGACACAGCTGAGAAGATCGGATTATCTGCTGAAGCATTTCAAGAGTGGAATCATACTGCGACCATTTTAGGTGTATCAACCGAAAGAATGGAACGAGCATTTGTAAAAGTTAATGGGATTCTTGGAGATATCGCTACAGGTAATGGAGACAAGTATGCTGAAAGTTTGGCATTGATTGGGTTATCACTTGATGATTTAGAAGGAAAAAATACAGATGAAGCATTCAATCTAATCCGTGATGCTTTAAGTGAAGTAGAAAATGAAGCGATTCGACTTGGTGTGGCTAATGACTTGCTGAGTGAGAGAGTAGCAGCTGACATCATTCCAGTATTAACTCAAGAAGCATCTACAATAAATGATTTAAGAAATGAAGCTCAAGAGTTAGGTGTTGTTACAAATGAACAGGCTGCTCAAGCAGGAGAATTCACTGATGCACTTGATCGTACCAAACAAGCGGTATCTAGTTTGGGTATTGATCTAGCAAGTACATTGTTACCAGTTATCCAGGAACTTATCATCAAAGTCAGAGACAATGTAATCCCTACATTAAAAGACTGGATTGACAAATGGAACAACATGGATTCAGGAACCAAGAAAATCATTGCAACTCTTATTGGATTAGTTGCAGCAATAGGGCCAGTACTTTCTGTTGTTGGCAAAGTAGGTCCTCTTTTAAATGCTGGATCGATGGCACTTAAAGCAGTAGGAACATCAGGTATATTTGCTGGAGTAGGAATCAATGCTGCTACTTTAGGTATTGGTGCTCTCATTGCAATATTAGCAGTAGCCTTGTTCCAAAGTGAAGAGTTCAAAGCATTATTAGGAAGACTTATGGAAACATTCATGCAGTTACTTCCACCTATTTTAGCGATTGTTGATAGTTTGATGACGGCTCTTCAACCTATCCTAGATGTGATTATTGATTTAGTTGTTATGTTAGTTGATCTATTAGTTCCAATTCTAGATGTTATCCTTACGCCACTCATCACACAAATTCAAATGTTTGCTGAGATACTAGGATTATTAGCACCACTGATTACCGTTGTAGGTGAAGTGTTGAATGCAATACTAGTTCCAGCGATTAATGTACTCAAGACAGTACTTGAACCAGTACTTAATGTTGTTCAGAAGATTGTTGAATTTATCCAGAAAATATTCGAGTGGATTGGAGATCTACCTTCAAAGATTGGTGATTTTGGTGGTAAAGTAAAAGATACATTTTCAAACGTGACTGAAGGCATCTCGAACATTGCGAATAAAGTAACGGATGGGATTAGTGACTTTGCTTCAAATGCAGCAGATAAAGTCAGTGGATTTTTTGGAGGTATTGGAGATTTCTTTTCTGATACATTTAACTTAAAAGGATCGAGTACAGTTAACAATTCAAACTCTAGTTCATCAACAAGCAATACAAACAATATCACTATAAATACAACATCACCAACCTTTGATGTGGATTCCATCAATAAGGCATTAGGAGGTAGTGTGATATGATCAGACAATTTTATCTAGAAAACGAGTATGGCGATATATATTATTTCAATCATAAGAATCAGACTCTAATTGCTCAAGTGAGTGGTCTTGGTTTTTCTTTGGATATGAAGTATTTAGAATATAGTCGTTTTTATTCTCGATCAGAATATAACATTCCTTTGTCAGAGATTTCTGAAACATTAATCTTTCTAAAGGGATATCAGGGATATAAGTCCTTCGTGGATTTTATTAGTAAAAGCAATAAAGAATATAAACTGCATTATCAAAACGATGCATTCAGCGCGTACTGTTATGTTGATATTGCTAGTTTATCGAAAGCTGAGTTGATCGCAGGTACCATTCAAAGTAACATCGTGTTTAAAAAATTGTCACTTTGGTTAAAAGAAAAATCATATGAAATTATCGCAAATGGATCTTCAAGTGGTAAGGTTTATCCATATTCTTATCCATATTACTATTCAAGTTCATATGAAGGTAAGGTATTTATTAGAAATGAAGGGTTAAATGATGCACCAACTGTCATAGAAATGATAGGAAGTGTTATTGATCCAGAAGTGCTAATCAAGAAGAATGGAGAAGTGGTATCTGTATTACGTTTATATTTAACTGCAGAAGATATAACTATTACCGTCAACTCTATTCCAAGTAAACAAGAAATGGTGATGGATGAATCAGGTGTTGTTACTGACATTTATGGATTGCAGGACTTTGAAGAAGACAACTTTATTTTCCTAGAACATGGAGATTATGAAATTGAATTCAAACCAGGCGTAGCTACAGAATCGATTTGCAGGGTGACAGTCCTAGAAGGCTATTTAGGCATATAGGATATGAAACTACTATTTCTTGATCGTAGCACTTTGCAGTACAAGGACAATGCATACGTCAGTAATCAGTTTGAACTCGTTCTTGATATGGTGCTCATAAAGAGATCAACATTCAAAGTAAACAAGACCAACATTAACTGCACCATTGGTGATATTGTTGTTCTTAAGAATGATGTCTATTCATATATAGGAATCTTAGAAAGCATCGAGCTAAATGATGATTACACAACGAACATAAAGTCTCTCGATTTCAGGGAGATTTTTAATTTAGATATACCTGCTATAAGTTTTACTGGTGACCTTGCTGATTACCTTTATCAAATTATCACTGACTATTTCAAGAACAATTCAGATCAAAAACAGAACCTGCCCTATTTGACTGTAATTAGAGAAACAAGCATATCAGGAAGTCTTAGCTTTGAAACAGATAACATCATCAATATGTCAAAAATATTTGAACTTGTTTCAAAGGGATACGGTATCAGCTTTAGAACCGATGTTACTTATTTAAGAGGTCGCATTACAGGTATCATATTTAGGATTGTTAGTGTGAATCAAGGTATGGTAATCAAGAGTGATTTTTCATCTATCTTGAATGTAGAAACCAATGATTCCACCAGCCAACTTGTGAATAAGGTCGTCTATTATCCAAGAAGTGATAATCAGATCTATCAAACAATCAAGACATTCTATTTGCTTACAACTGGAGAAATCACGGAAGATGGGACATCAGATGATAGATATACAAGTGTTATGGCCAAGAGTTATATTTATACGGATAACGATTATGAAACACTAGAAACTAAAGCAAAAAGTGAAATGGTAACATCCAAACTAGATCACAATATAACATTTACAATTGACATGAAAAACAAGGTGTTTGTTCCATTTGAGAATATCTATCTTGGTGATTATGTCTCTTTTATTCATAAAGAGAAAACATATGAATCAGTGATAACAGGCATCACATTCAAAGATTCATTTAACTATGCAGCGATTACATTAGGAGAGTATCGAGTGAAGCTAACAGAAAAAATACAGCTACTTAGTAAAAATACAAGTAGTGGGCAGGCAAGCAATATTACAATTACCAATACAGACATCGATGGAGGTGAGTTCTGATGGGATTACAAAAAATCACTTTTGAAGGTGGTAATGTCACATCAAAGATCGATTCCGATTTATATCATTTTCTATTTTCAAGTGATGTAGGAATCTTAAAAGGATTAAAAAATGAATGCGGTTATACGTTAGCCAATAATACCATTACATTCAGCGATGGTTACGTTTCGGTTTATGGAAGAATCATCTATGTTGAAAATCAGACAACGATTGGTGTAACACCAGATTCAAGTAAGTATGGATATGTTGTTTTAGGAGTAAATACGTCTGATAACACAGTCATCTTATATTTGAAAGAGCAGACCGGTAGCTATCCATCTTTAATAGTTACTAATCTTCTGACAACTGATGGACTTTATGAACTGGCATTGTGTGCTTATACGAAAACAACGACATCAGTAACACTGACAAGTTATTCTAGAAAGTTGATAACTAACGATAAAACCAGAGTGGATGATTTAGATGATGAAATATTAAGCAAATATCTGCCAAAGCGAAGAACATTAACGCAAGTAACTGCTGGTAAATATCGTTTTTCTGGTACTAGTTCAGTTGAACTTAGAGATTCAATCATCTATGTGACTATCAACAATCATACAGTCGTGACTTTCCCAGGAGAGCAAATGTTTTTGTTTGTTGGATCTAACACATCCGTATCTTATCGATATGCTTCAGGAGATTACTCATTAAGTGTTGTATATGAAGATGGCATCGTCACATTAACAACTGGTAACACAACACACAACATCACAAGTGTGTTTACAAAAAAATAGGAGGAATTTAAATGGCTACAATTCAAATAAAAAGAAGAACCACAGCAGGAACAGGACCACTTACAGGGACAACTGGAACTGTTAAAGCTGGAGAACCACAAGTTGATTTTAATGGTGAACATTTATACATTGCAAAAGCAGATAAAGTGGCGAGTGTTTCTGTACCGCTTGCTGAATCAGATTACTTGAAAATACCTGGTGTAGATAAAGTTGACGATCAGATTGATACAAAGATTACTGCATTAAATTTAGGAACTGCAGCAACAAAGAATACAGGAACTGGCAGTGGAAACATTCCAATTCTTAATTCAAGTGGGAAATTAGCAGATAGTGTTGTACCTAAGATTGCGATGACAAATACATATGTTGTTGCAAGTCAAACAGCGATGCTTACCTTATCAAGCGCACAGGAAGGCGACGTTGCCGTAAGAACCGACTTAAATAAGTCTTTTATCCTAAAGGCATCACCTTATTCAACGCTTGCTAACTGGCAAGAACTTTTAACACCTACCGATGCTGTAACGAGTGTCAATGGGTCTACTGGTGCAGTAACGATTTCACTAGCTGGACTTGGTGGTGTTGCAGCATCAACTTACAATACTCACGTTGCATCTAACCTTCATTTAACATCTGACCAAAGAACTATACTTAATAATGTAAAAGATGTTCAAATTTTTGATACCGATGGTATAAGCCTGGCGTCATCAGTAACAGACTATGCAAATTCGGTAATTGTTGATGGATTAATATATTACCCAATTGTCGACTCAAACTACACACCAACTAGAATTACATATAAGTTGGGTATTGATGAAACCAAAGTTCTACAACCATCCTCAATTATTGATGGTGGTACATATTAATGGCTATTATCAGAGTCAAACGTGGTACTACAACTCCAACAACATCTAACCTATCATACTTAGGTGAGCTTGCATTTGACTATTCAAACGAAGCATTATACGCAAGAGGAACATCATCTGTAGTAAAAATAGGCGGTGCTTTAGAACAAGTATATTTTTATCAAGGATACTCCTATTATCACAGTTTGACATATCCATTTGATCCGGACTACATTTATAAAGTTCATGTAATTGCATCAACTCAAGGAACATCAGTCGATACTTCTGATACGTACATTTACTATCGAACATCTAGTAACTCAAGTTTATATGGGGCATATATCAATCATCACTTAAATACCGAAGATACTGTTCATGATAAAAGATCTAGCACTAATACGACCGCAAAATACATCGAGGATAGTTATGCAACCGGTCCAACAATTACGAGTGGAATTACGAAAGTCATTGATTTTGAGATTTCACCGACATTTAAAGCGAACTATGTTGATACACAAGTCTGGGTAGCATATGGAAAAAGTATGACGACACTTTCTGGACAAGGTAATGGATCGATTAAGATGGTCGATTTTGTACATACAGCATATGGAGATTTAGGTGCTTTGTATATCAATCCAGGTATGTCTGTGGGCTCACCTGATAGTATTTCAGTAACAATTTATAGAATGAAAAGAAAGTAGGAGTCATTATGGCAATTATTAAAGAACTAAATACGAAGTTTGGAGTTGGTGCATCATATCACCGAATTACAGCATTCAACATCAGTTACTCCAATAAGAAAATCACCATTTGCGTAGCCTCATACTTAACAAAAGAAGCAAGAGCGGGTAAGAGTGAGCCAATAGAAGAAGTTGATATATCAATTCCAATCGCTGATTTTAAGTTATTTTTGGGAGTGAATCCGATTGAAGCAGGATATGGTTGGCTCAAACAAAATGTCATTGGATTTGAAGAGGCGGTCGATGATTATGATGCTGTTGAACCATCTCTACCTGAACCAATCGAGGAGGCACCAAATGAATGATATTTATAATCTCATAAAAGAAACATTTCCAAACACTGAAATTCTACTTATTTATTATGGGGGTTCTAAAGCATATGGATTAGATGAAAACACTAGTGATATTGATGTTACTGTAGTTCTAGAAGGTTTCAAAGGAATCCTCCATTTATTTATTGGTAAATATGACCTGTTTGTTTTCTCAAAAGAGGATTTTATTAAGAGACAACAATTTGATGATTCAATCATCGCTTATCATAGACAAGCTGCAGATAATATTCTAGGTATTAAAACAAATGAATATTATTTAAATCCTGTGTTTTCTGATGAATTAGAAATTATGATTTCTAATGTTGACAATTCATTTATTTGCAACTTAATAGATGCTTTATTAATCTATTCAAAAAGCGTGTTTGAAGTTAATCAAAAATCGAAAGCATTTTATCATCTATATAGACTAAGAGGTATGATAGAACATTATATGCAAACAGGTGTATTCGATTTAATCGTTGATGAACCTTGGAAAAGTAAAATGATTGAGTATAAAGCAAACTATAAAACCAACCCAGAGGCAAATTATGAAGAAGAAATAGTATTCTTGTTTGAATACTTAGAAAATTACCGAAATGAGATGATTGAACGTGGACTGGGATAATCTTTTACATTTATTTAGAATGGAAAACTTAATATATTGGATTGTAACAATGGTAGTCGTTATCCTTACCACAATAAAACAATTCAACAGACAAGAAAAGAACAACAAAACAAAGAACGATCAAATCATGGTAAACCTACAAAAAATAGAAAAGCAGAACGTGAAGATGATAGGCTTATTGGAACTGCATTCAAAGGACATTAAAACATTGAAAAAGGATGTAAATGTACTAGAACACAGAGTTTCAAGACTAGAAGATTCACAAGTTAACATTTATAGACACATAGGAGGAAAAGATAATGACAACACTTGAGATAATTTTATTGGTAATATCACTATTGTTGCTTGCGCTTTATGTAACATCAAAGCTGGGTAAAGATCAGTCATTAAATGAAGTGATTAAGGAAGTCAAAGAAGATCTAAAAAACACTGCAGAGAATGTATATGATCTTGTCAACAAAGCAACGGATATTGTTTTTGATGAATCGGTACAAAAAACAATCAAAGAATTTATTATGATTGTAGAAGAAAAGAATCAAATTGCTAAACAAAAGGGTGAAGCTTTCCTTGCAGGTGACGAGAAGAAACTCGCAGTTATTTCACGCTTTAGTGAATGGGTGAGCAATGTTACAGGGTCAACTGAAAAGGCTGTAGAGTTTGTTGAATCAAATCAGTCTAGAATTGAATCGATCATTGATGATTACGTATCTTTTACGAATAAAATGCAAGGTAAAGAATCATTATCTGAAGCAGAGAAAATCATAGCAGAAAAGTTACGTCAGAAAGACGAGTAATACTTGCTATAGTGCCTTTATTTAGGTAATATGTGACATAACCAAATCAAGGAGGAAAAGAATGTTAAATCAAGTGATTTTAGTAGGACGAGTAAAGAAACTCGATAAGTTAGCAGGTATTGTTTCAATCGATATCAAGAGACCAAATGAAAAGGATTCAGATTTGATTCCTGTCAACCTAAGTGAAGGCATTATGGACAATGTCATGGAGCACTTATCAGAAAACTCTACGATTGGAGTGAAGGCATCACTTCATATTGATGACAACATCTTAAGGATTGTCGGAGAAAAAGTAACATTCATTAACGCAAAAGAATAAGCAGAGATTTAGAAACTGGCCGTACTGATAAAAAGGTACGGCTTTTTTATTTGCGCTTTTTTACGTATTTATTGGCAAATCGTGTCATACCTCGCCATTTAACTGATGAAGGAGGTAATTGATATGAAAATGAACAATAAAAATAATACAATTTGGATTTTTTCTACAAATAACCCGAACTTTTACACGAATTCTGCGGACTATGATTTAGGAGGTAGTTCGTATGAATAATGACACATTAATTAAAGAGTTAAGAGACAAAGGATATGGTTACAAAAAGATTGCTAATGAGCTGGAACTAAAAGTTGATACTGTTCGTTATGCTTGTTTGAGAATGGAAGAGGAAAGCCTTGTTGGTTATTGCAAACACTGTGGTCTTGAGATGAAGTCAGTAAAAGGGAAAAAGAAAAAGATATTCTGTTCGGATAGATGCAGGTGGCAATGGTGGAATGTGCAAAGAAAAGGATCAAGTCACAATGAATCGATCTAATTTAGAAATGTATTACCTATCCATCGCACCCATTAAATCAATGTTTGATGAGGGGATTTTAAGTAAATCTGAATATCTTAAAGCAGAAGCATTTTTAGCAGAAAAGTATTGTATCAATAAAGGTAACATTCATCGTCTTAACAACTTGACTAAACCCCCTAAAAGAGTGATATATGGTGTAACCAAAGAGGAGGTAAAAGATGAAGGAAAAGAAGATAACCAAAATCGAAGCATTATCCAAATTACCAAAGAAAACTAGAGTTGCTGCTTATGCTAGGGTATCTAATGGTAAAGATGCAATGCTACATTCCTTATCTGCTCAAATCAATTATTACAAGAAAGTGATTCAAGATAATAAAGATTGGCAGTTTGTAGGAGTGTATGCAGATGAAGCTCTCACTGGAACCAAAGACTCGAGACAAGAGTTTCAGCAGCTTTTAGAAGATTCCAAAGCTGGTAAAATTGATATGATTATTACAAAGTCTATATCAAGGTTTGCAAGAAATACAATGACACTTCTTGAGACTGTAAGAGAACTTGATAAACTAAATGTTGATGTATTTTTTGAAGAACAGAATATTCACTCAATAAGCAGCGAAGGAGAAATGGTACTTACGTTATTGGCATCTGTAGCACAGGAAGAATCAAGAAGTGTTTCAGAAAATATGAAATGGCGCATTAAGAAGGAATTTCAGCAAGGTGAGATTTGGGGAGGACGATCGCCTCTTGGGTATAACTTAAAGAATAAGACGTTTCGTGTGATTCCTAAAGAAGCTGAATTGGTGCAGCTCATCTATAAACTATATGTTGATGGTAATGGTGCTGAAGCAATTTGTCAGATATTAGATGAAAAAGGTATAAAACCTAAGGAATCTAAAAAGTGGGGTCCATCATCGATTATTAAGATTCTGTCAAATCGAAATTATACAGGTGACTTGCTATTGCAAAAGACATACTTGAACAATCATTTATCAAAGAAACAGGTTATCAATAAAGGAGAACTTGATCGATATTTGGTTAAAGGAAATCATGAGGCAATCATAAGCAAAGAATTATTCGATAAAGTACAGAGAATTAAACAAGAGCGAGCCATTAAAAACAAATCAATTCTACCAAAGAAAAAAACGTTTCTTCATGGCTTAATACAATGTGGTAATTGTGGTTCAACTTATACACCTAAGAAGATGAGGCAGAAGGACATTTGGATTTGCTCGAAATCAGCAAGTAAAGGTCAAGATGTTTGTGATTCTAAACTTGTCCCACATAATATAATCATTGAAGCGTCTAAGCGTGTTTTGGATATGGACCAATATAGTGAGACAATATTTAATTCGAAGGTTACTAAGATAATCGTTCAAGCGAATAAACAACTAGATTTTCATATGAGAGACGGAGCGGTTGTCAGCTATCGTTGGCAACATAAATCAAGAAGTAAGAGTTGGACACCTGAAATGAAGGAACAAGCACGATTGAGAGCACTAGAACAACATCATGGAGGTGGAGAAAATGCCTAAGGTCACAGTAATACCATCAACAATTAATCCCATTACCCAAATGCCACTAAATGCGAATCAAGTTAAGAAAGTAGCAGCATATGCAAGGGTTTCAACAAATAGCGATGAACAGTACACAAGCTATGAGGCACAAGTGAATTTCTACAAAAAATACATCCAAGAAAAACCTGACTGGGAATATACCGAAGTATACGCTGATGAAGGGCTTTCAGGAACAACAACTAAGAAACGAGCTGAGTTTAATCGAATGATTAAGGATGCATTAACTGGTAAGATCAATCTTATCATTACAAAGTCAATATCAAGGTTTGCGAGAAACACACTAGACACGATCTCTTATGTTAGAAAGTTAAAAGATCATGGTGTTGAAGTATTCTTTGAAAAAGAGAACTTGTGGACACTTGATCCAAAAAGTGAACTCATTTTAACCATTATGGCATCTATCGCACAAGAAGAATCACGCTCCATTAGCCAAAACGTGACGTGGGGTAAGAGGGTCGGTTTCCAGCAAGGTAAAGTTTCATTTGCCTACAAATCTTTTCTAGGCTATAAGAAAGAAGATGATAAGATTGTCATTGATGAAGATCAAGCAGTCATTGTTAGAATGATTTATCGTATGTTTTTAATTGAAGGTAAGACTGCAACTGGCATAGCAAACTATTTAAAGTCACAACATATCAAAACGCCAAGAGGCAAAGCGAATTGGACTAAGAATAACGTGAATTCAATTCTTACCAATGAGAAGTATAAAGGTGATGCACTTCTTCAAAAGACCTATACCGAAAACTATCTTGATCATAAAATGGTTAAGAATAACGGACAAATTCCTCAGTACTATGTAGAAAATAGTCATCCAGCGATTATTGACAGAGATATGTGGGAACAGGTTCAAATTGAACTTAAACGAAGAGAACGAATTGGTGCTAAATACTCATCGTCTGATATATTTGCATCGAAACTGATATGTGAGGACTGTGGAGGATTCTATGGCAAAAAGAAATGGCATTCCAATAGCAAGTATTCTAGATTTGTGTATCAATGTAACAATAAGTTTCATAAGCATAAAGACAAATGCCAAACGCCTAATTTAGCAGAGGAGGACATTAAACTTAAATTCATTAAAGCTTATAATCTTTCAATGGAAGATAAAGTAAGAATCATAGAAGATACATACAAAGTCATAGAACTGCTGACCGATACAGAAAAACTCGATGATGTTATTTCTGAACTTGAGGACGAGATCATGGTAACTTCAGAAATAGTGAGTAGACTTGTCAATGAAAATTCAAAAACAGACATAGCTTTAGAAGATTACAATAAAAAGTATGAAGAGTTATCCAATCGATATGACAAGCTTAAAAACAAACAAACAGACTTGTTAAACGAAAGAAATGAAAAGCAAGGACAAGCACTTAGAATGAAAGCTTTTATTGCAAGCCTATCTGAATCTGAAGATAAGCTTGATGAATGGAATGAGCGTATTTGGATGTTATTAGTTGATGGAGCAACAGTTCACAGAGATTCGAGCATTACATTCAAGTTATACAATGGCATTGATATAAAAACAAAATAAAGAGAGGTCTACCGGTTGAGAAACAGGTAGGCTTTTTAGTTTTTGTCATTTTTATAATTAAGAAGGTATGATATAATTTATTTAAGAGGATATCTAAGGGGAGAACATCATGGATAATTACGAAGTAGCGGTTAGAGGTACGAATTTAGCTGCACAAATTTTAGGTATGAAAGCTCTTGAAGTTCTGTTTTTTTTATAATCAAAATCATTCTAAAAGGGGTATTAATCCCATATTTCTATATTCAAAATAAATGTGGTAGAATTACTGTGTTAAAGAAAAAGGTGAGAGATATGAGTTACCTAAAGAAACTAGTTATTGCATTATTGTTAGTAATTGTCATAACAATACCGGTAGTATCCGTTAATGTGAAAGCAGATGCGAGTGAAGAAAGAACTATTTATTTAAGTGCAACAGAATTTGATTACCCACCTTTTTCAGTCACAGATAGTGGTGAAGCAGACGGTTTTTCTGTGGAGCTACTAAAAGCAGTTGCTGAAGAAATGGGCATAGTTGTCACATTTAAAATTGATCAATGGAACGTTTTAAAAGAAGAACTTAAAAATGGAGAATTAGATATTCTTCCTTTAGTTGGATATACAGAAGAACGGGACGAAATCTATGATTTTACTGTGCCTTATATCGTCATGCGAGGAAATATTTTCGTTAGAAAAGGTGAAAATGGCATTCAATCTCAAGAGGACTTATTTGGAAAAGAAATCCTTGTGCTTGATGGCGATAACTCACAAGAATGGGCTTGGTCTATCGGCTTAGACTCTGAGTTGACTGCGACTGCAACTTATTTAGAAGCATTTGAGCTTTTAGCGAGTGGTGTGTATGATGCCGTATTAGCCCAAGGTTTAGTTGGTGAAAAATTAATTAGCGATCATGGATTGGATAATATCACACCGGTCTATGTTTATGATGATAATGGTATTAATCGATATAAATTGAATTTAGAAGGATATGAACAAAAATTTTGTTTTGCAGTTGTTGAGGGAGATAGTGAATTACTATCTATTTTAAATGAAGGTCTTTCAATCGTATCAACAAATGGCACCTATGATGAACTTTATCAAAAATGGTTTCCTTTTTTATTAGAATATGAAGGCGTTTCAACAGCTGAGGTTCTTAAATATGTTGGTTATGTACTGATTCCTATATTGGTACTATTAATCACCGCTTACTTTATTACAACGAGAAAAACAATAAAAAATAAAACAGAAGAAATTGTAAAAGAAAAAAATATTGCTGAAAAATATTTGCATGATTTAATCCTATCTGGAAAAATATTTGAAACGAGTATTGAACATGCACCAATCCCGATTATGATTCATGCAGATGACGGTCAAGTGATAAATATTAGTAAAACTTGGACAAAACTAACAGGTTATCAAAAAGAAGACATACCTACCATCTATGAATGGACAGAAAAGGCTTTTGGGACTAAGAAAGAAGATGTGCAAAGATTTATATCAGGACTTTATATTTTAACGGAAACTCAACATGACGGAGAATTTGAAGTTAATACTAAAGATGACAAAAAATTAATATGGGATTTTTATTCAATCGGTATTGGCCAGTTAACAGACGGAAGAAAAGCTGCAATGAGTGTTGCGACGGATATTACAGAACGTGTTGAAATCAGTCAACTGCTCAAGGAAAGTGAAGAAAGATTTAAAGCATTGCACAATGCTTCTTTTGGTGGTATTTCCATTCATGATAAGGGATTAATCCTTGATTGTAATCAAGGACTTGCTGATATGACAGGTTATTCCCAAAACGAACTCATTGGTAGTGATGGGGTAATGTTAATCGCACCTGATTATAGGGATTTTGTAATGAATAAAATCACTTCTAGTTATGAAAAGCCTTATGAAGCCTATGGACTTAGAAAAAACGGGGATATATATCCACTAAGATTAGAAGCGAGAAAAATCCCTTATAAAGGAAAACAGGTTCGAGTTGTTGAATTTAGAGATATCACTGAACAAAAAAAAGTTGAAGAAGAACTATTAGTTAAACAAAAAGAATTACAACACTCGAAATATTTAATGAATTATATCATTGAACATAATAATGCAGGTGTTGCAGTTCATGACAAAGAGTTGAATTATGTTTATGTGAGCAATAAATACTTAGATCAATACGATATTCATGATGATATCATTGGAAAGCATCATCATGATGTTTTTCCAGATTTGCCTGACAAGTGGCGTGAAATTCATCAGAAAACATTACAGGGCATGGTTTTTAAAAACGATAAGGATCTCTTTGTGAGAAATGATGGAATCTTACTATGGACAAGATGGGAATGTCGACCTTGGTATGATGCCAATGATGAAATTGCTGGAATTATTATATACACCGAAGTTATTAATGAATTAGTTAAAGCGGAGCAAGAAAAAGAATATCTATTAACACACGATCAACTAACTGGCTTGAATACTCGTATATATTTTGATGAGCAAATAAAGCAAATCGATAAAGATGAGAACCTTCCAATCTCACTCATTAATTTCGATATTAATGGTCTAATTATAATCAACGAAGCATTTGGACATGAATATGGCGATGAATTTATCAAGTTTATTGCACAGACGCTTAAGGACGTTTTTAATGATGAAAGCGTTATTTCAAGAGTAGGTGGCGATCAGTTTACAGTGCTTTTAAAAAACACATCAAACAAAACTGCAGAAAATTTAGCAAAAGAAGTTGCTGCTCGAGTCAAGAATCAGGATATTAAGGGCACCCAAATATCGATTGCACATGGTATTGCAACAAAAAACAAAGATGAAGAAATTAGTAAGTTGTTTACAATCTCTGAGAATAATATGTATTCTAACAAGATTTTCGAATCTCAATCATATCGAAATAATTCAATTAAATCCATGATAAAAGCATATCATGAAAAAAATCCAAGAGAAGAAGAACATTCAAAACGTGTATCGATATTATGCGAAAAATTTGCTGAAGTTTTAGAAATGAACTATGAGGATATTAACAAACTAAAGGCAATAAGTCATCTCCATGACATCGGTAAAATTGCCATTGATGAAGCTATCTTAAATAAACCGGGGAAACTAAACGATGTAGAGTGGGAAACTATTAAAAAGCATCCTGAAATTGGTGCACGCATAATTTCAACTTCACATGAGTACTCAGTCATTGCAGATGACATATTATCGCATCACGAAAGATATGATGGTAATGGTTATCCAAGAGGAATAGCGGGTAAAGATATTCCAATAAGAGCACGCATGATTGCCATTATTGATTCTTATGATGCCATGACATCTGATAGACCATACCGAAAAGCAATGGCAAAGCAAGAAGCAATTGATGAAATCGTTAGATGTTCAGGTACACAATTTGATCCAGATTTAGTAGAGGTTTTCATCAAGAAAGTCATTATAAATGATGACGCTGATATAACATCATAAACGGAGGATAAATATAATGAATATTAACTATAATGATAACCTTATTCCTTATCTATATGAGGGTGTATATGTTGTAGATCAAAAAAGAAAAATTATTTTTTGGAATGAAGGAAGTAAGCGTATTACAGGATACTCTGCAGAAGAAGTCATGAATAGTTTTTGTTATCATAATATCTTGCAACATGTCGATTCAGAAGGAAAAAAATTGTGTTTTGATGGATGCCCATTACACAAAACGTTAGATAATGGAATGATTAATGAAGCGCATGTTTTTTTAAAACATAAAGAGGGTTACCGAATACCAGTGATGGTAAAAACACTCCCAATTTATGACGAAAAACAAAATATTGTAGCAGCTATAGAAGTGTTTACCGATGAAAGATTTCAAAAACATATCTATCATGAGAATCTTGAACTTAAGAATAAACTTCGTATTGATCCATTAACAAAAATAGCAAACAGACATTTTTTTGATTTTCAACTTTCTAAAAAGATAGAAGAGACTAAAGTATTTTCAAGCTTGTTTGGAATTTTAATGATTGATATTGATCATTTCAAATCAGTCAATGATACTTATGGTCATTTGGTTGGAGATGAAATCTTGAAAATAGTTGCCAATTCATTATCTTCAAATGTCGAAAAAACAGGTCTTGTCAGTCGTTGGGGAGGCGAAGAGTTTATTGCAATTATTGATGTTGATAATCAAGATGACTTGCTAAAAGTTGCTGAAAAACTTAGAAATGTTGTGTTAACATCAGGTTATCAATTGGATAGTGGCAAAACAATATCTGTATCTATATCCATTGGTGGAACACTTGTCAATAGTGATGATGATACTAAGTCACTAATTAATAGAGCAGATGAAAATATGTATTATGCAAAACAAAATGGAAGAAACCAATCCAAAATTGAATAATGGATTATGTTGGTTTTTTGGATATTATTTTTGACATTTACCTTTGTTAAGCCACTTTTCTGGGGTGGCGTAAAAATATGGCAGAGGTGCGCAATTGTATTAAAATAGGTTACATATTCCACATTAAGAAAAGTTATAGAAAAATTCTAGTATAATTTTTAAGGCATAAATAAATATGATGATCTTTATATCAAATATTTTAATAATTAATTGTTAATGAAAAACTAAACGGAGTGTTCTAGTTATATTTGACTTTTAATGAAAGAATAACAGTAATTTTATAAAAAAGATGGATTATATACAACTATAAAATAAATTCCAAGATAAAATGAGGTATATAAATATGTATAAAATCAGTAAAAAATTTGTTACATTAATCAATCAAGAAAAAATAGCATACATTGATCAGGGGAAAAGTGAAAAAGTGCTTCTGTTAATTCACGGGAATATGGCATCTTCAGCAACAATGATTACATTAATTGAAGCCTTAAAAGATGATTATCGTGTGATTGCACCAGATATGCGTGGTTTTGGTGACTCGTCATTTAATAAAAATTTTACAACATTGAAAGAACTTGCATTTGATATGTTTTTATTTTGTAAGGCATTAAATGTCAAAAAAGCACACGTCGTTGGTTGGTCAACAGGATTTGGTGTTGCAATGGAACTCGCTTTATTGGCACCAGAAATGGTTCAATCATTATTTAGTATTGAAGGAATGAGCGTTAAAGGATATTATTCTAGAAGGAAAGATAAAGACGGACATATTTTAAAACACAAAATTTTCAATAGTTTCAATGAAATGACAGCGGATGAAAGCATGCAATTAGTTCCTGAAGCACTAAAAAGAAAAGATAGAGCGTTTGTTAAAAGCATATGGATGAACTTGCTCCTTCATGTGAAACCAGAAAAAAACGAAAATTTACTTAATTTATATATTGATGAAACTTTAAAAGAAAGATGTCAAATGAATATTAATTGGTGCTGGGTTAATTATAATATTTCAAATGAATCAAATTTATATACAAATGGTCATAATAGAGTTAATGAATTGAAATGCCCAGTTTATTTAACATTGGCTGACAAAGACAATGTTGTTTATGAAGATATGATTATGGAAAATGTGAAATTTATTAAACAAGCTAAACTTATCCACTTTAATGAAGCAGGACATTGCCTTCATATTGATCAACTTGATGCTGTTGTTAAAGCAATGAAAAAATATTTAAAGTAAATGTGCGAATAATTATGAAATGAAATTACAATATTTTGTAAATAAAAACTGTTAGTCATATTAATTTACCCAATATCAAAGTCTCTTTTTTATAGGGTAGAGTATATAAAAACTAACTGTTTTTTTATCTTACTTTTTTCATAAATGCTTCAAGTTGCTTAGTTTTAGGATTTTCCAAAATGTCTGGTTCACCATGTTCGATAATATGTCCGTCATCTAGAAAGACAACATAATCAGCAAAATCTTTTACAAAACTTATAACATGGGTGACAAAAATAAAATCTTTTCCTAACCCCTTTAATTCTTCAATAGCTGTTAAAACCTCATCAGTTAAAATAGGATCAAGAGAAGATGTTGGTTCATCTAAAAAGACAATATCAGGATTCATAGCAAGTGCTCTTGCAATTGATGCTCTTTGTGCCTGTCCTCCAGAAACATTTCTCGGTAGTTTATAGTGTTGATCTCTAAGATGTAGAAGATCTAGATACTTGTCAGCAATTTGTGATGCTTTTTCTTCATCAACTTTTCTTGTTTTTTCTAAAACCAATGTAATATTTTTCTTAAGTGTTAAATGAGGAAAAAGATTATGGAAACATTCATAACCAATCTAAAAAAATCAGAAAATGAACTATCTGATTGGAATGTACGAATATGGATGCTTATGGTGGAAAGTGCAACTGTCCATAGGAATTCGAGTATAACGTTTAGGTTTCGCAATGGAGTCTCTATAAAAATTAACTGAGTCGCTTGAAAAATAGCGACTTTTTTTGTATTTTTATAATTAAGAAAATATGTTATAATTTTAGTTAAGAGAATATCTTGGAGGACCACATCATGGATAACTACGAAGTTGCAATCAATGGGACTACTTTAGCTGCACAGATTCTAGGTATAGAAACTCCTGATGTGCAGTTTTTTTATAACCAAGATTTAACGGAAAAAGGGATCAACTCCATTTTTCTAAAGGATAAATATATCATAGCATTTAATGAAGAGTGGATAGAGCAAGCAAATCAAGTGGAAATTCTAATCACTTGTTTCCATGAGAGTAGACATGCACTCCAATGGAAAGTTATAACTGGTGAGTACACCGGAACTGAAGTAATAGATCCAATGACGATTCATAAATGGAAAGATGAAATGAGCAATTACAATTCACCTACAAAAAAAGACATTCCAGAAGAAGAATATCTAAAGCAGGCGATTGAGATTGATGCTATAGCATTTGCACATAAGATGATGTTAGAACATTTTGGGGTAAGAACTTATGTACCAAATATGATTGAAAATAAATAAAAAATATATTTAGAAATGAGGGGATAAATCATGAAAAAAACTAATAGTAACAAAGGAATCTTATATTTAATTCTAATTGTAAACGGTCTATATTTAGCCATTTCATTCATTGCTTATTTGATAAAAATGAGTACTTATCCTATCAGTGCGAATATTATAGATTTTCTATACTTAATACCATATTTAGCAATTGGAATAATTATAAGTGTGGGACTCTCATTGTATTTCTATAAAAAGTATGAACGACAAAACATTGATATCATCGAAAAATCAAAAGTTTTCCTATTGGTTAATTTACCTAGTTTTATTATGTTTGATTTAACCATCTTTATTATATTGGCTATGGTGATTCAAGTAGATTAACTTCAAATAACATCATGTGAAGAGGTGGTTTAATGAGATTTGAAATATGGGATGCCATTAGGATAGAAAATTTAACCAGTAAAGAAAAACTGCTATGGTTTGATACACTAAACTATGGCTTAGAGGAAGACAGAGGATACAAATTAAATGATCCTAATATTCAAACAATACAAGAGTCGATTAGAGAAGATTATATAACTTATTTGGAAGAGTGTCATAAAAGCAAGTTATTTCATTCGTATTTTGTGTTGTATGATAATTCTGTTATTGTGTCATTGTGTCGAGTGATTTTGAATGAACAAGGACAATATTTAGTTGAAGGATTAGAAACACACAGAAGCTATAGAAAACGAGGTTATGCAAAAGCCCTAGAGAATCGCGTTTTTGAAGTTCTCAATAAGAGTAATGTAAAAACAGTATTTGCAAAAGTGTCAAAACATAATGAAGAATCACTTGCATTTCATTCAAAAATGGGCTATGAAGTTTATTCTGAAACAGATAGTGAATACTTGCTGCAATATAAAATACCAAGTGAAGAAGATAATATGCTAAGAATTAAGTTGATTAATCTAGTTCTTAATTCTTTTGAATTTGATTATAAACTTGTTGATTTTCAAACATATTATAACTATATCAATTTTGAATCTGATCCTATCCAAGTCAAGATTATTGCTAAAGTAACTCTAAGTAATCAACGAGAGTATGTTATTAGAATTTTAAGAGAAAATCATATTACATTCGATGAAATAGTAAAACAAAATGAGTTATCTGAGATTTTTAGAGCAAATGGTATTAATACACCGAAGAAGTATAATTTTGAGGGAAAACTTGTGAAAAAAATCTATCATAATAACTATATGATGTATGCTACTATTGAAGATTACGTAGGCGATCACATAAAAAAGCTGAACAAGAACACTTTATATGAATGTGGTAAATTACTTGCGAAAACTCACAAAGTTTCTGAAGAATTAACTCTCTCCATAGAATCAGATGGATATGTATATAATTTTGCAGGGAAAAACGAAGTAGTCTTAATTGACAAACTTGTTGATTTATCCATTAAATTCAATTTTGAAACAGATAAAATTAAGAAAATACATCAACTATATCTTCTAAAACATAAAAGAATCGTTAAAGCGTTAAATAACTTAAAGCGCTATGCTGTACAAGGAGATTTGAACACAAATAATATTAGCCTATATAACAATGAGTTATGGTTATATGACTATAACATTGCCTGTAATGAATATTTTGTTGTTATGTTAGCAATAGATGCATTAATGATGATTTACGAGGAAGAATTCGAGGAGTACTTATCAAAAGAGGATAAATTTAGGACTTTTATTTCAGGATATAAATCAGTTAGAACTATGAATGAATCTGAAGAGTTATTGTTACCACAAATATTTGAATTAGCTGATACATTGTGGTTTTCAAAAATTCATATCAGGAAGACATCACTTGAAAGACTACTTGATAAAAATGAAATAGACAAAGCAAAAACTTTAGTTGATGAAATTTATATAAATTTAAGTGCTGCAGTAGACTATATATAGTATTTGAAGGAGGTTCATTATGGCAGATTTATATGGAAGAACTTATGAATATGTAACTAGAGCAGAATTGTCGCCAGCAAGAGAGCAAATAGAAAAAATTATTGGATCTCTGCATACAAAATTAAGAAAAGAAGGCGTAACATTTGAACACAAACTTATTGGTAGTGTTGGAAAGAATCTAGTGACAAAAGTAGTCGGTGGAAACAAAGGATTTGACTTTGACTATAACTTTGTTATTCAAAAAGATAATGACTTAGAGGCAAAAGAATTACGTCAATTATTCGTTCGTAAACTTGAGGAAATTGTTGCTAAAACCAATTATAAGACTGTTTCAGATGGAGAACAATCATTTACAATTAAAGTGGTTGATAAAAAGAAAAGCCAAATCAAATATGGATGTGATTTCGCTATAGTGAACGAGTATATAGATAATCAAAACAACTTCAGACAGCAAATACTTGTCAAGCATTCAAACAACAACTACGGTTGGGAAGATAAGCCTATTGCAAAGAATTATTCTACCAAAGTTTCAAATCTAAAGGCTAACGGTTTATGGAATGAAGTTCGAGATGAATATTTGAAAGTAAAAAATAACAATAGAGATGGAAACAAGAAATCATATACAATGTATTATGAGGCTGTAAATAATGTGTACGGTAGATATCGCTGGGTCTAGCCCTTTGGTAACTAAACTCTCACTTGATATTTCAAAGGACGATTTCGTTTCAAGGATGGAGTTTGAAAATGAAAAGGAACGAGATCGGTGTTTGCAGTATCTTGACCTAAAGGGAGTAGCATACCATACAGTATTAGTCAATTATATAGGACTTAATAAAGATGGAAAGATCCAATATAAAAGAGTTCAGAACTTATACATTTATGACAAAAGGGTAAGAAATATACTCTATCGATTTTTGTCTGCTCTAGAAGAGGGAATTAGAGGTTTCATTGCAAATAAATATTGTGGAAAATTAGATAACATTAAGAAACTTTCTAAATCAATTCATAAGTCGATTACTGAGGGTAGCAGTCTCTCGAAAGAATTAGAAGATCTTGATTTTAATAAACTGATGAATCTTACAAAAAAGCTTACTGTTAAAGAGAAAAGGTCCTTGTTTGGTAGAACAGATAGACTTGAAGAGAATTTGCTTGCAGTTAAGCAGCTAAGAAATGCAGTAAGCCATCATAGAATGTTATTTGTCTATGAAGACTTATATGAATGCTATTTTGAGGATGGAACAATAGGTGATTCGCTTATGGATAATATTGTGAATCTCAGACAACTATTGAATCCATATTATATAGATTTCTTTACTAAGGCAATCAACAACAGTTCAGTTGATGAAAAAGATTTAACTTTTGTAACCACATTGCCTGATAAAGCAATTTTACATTTTTGAGATAGCCTTTATATGATATAGTTTTGGGAGGAAAAGATATGAGTTGGGAGTATAATGAATATACAAAACCGTGTCCTTGTGGTAAAGGATTAATAAGAGTTGTAGATGGTTCAAATGACTGGGGACAAACATCTCATGATGAAACCATTTTATGTCCTGAATGCAAAGAAAAAGCAAAAGTAGCAAGAGCTCAAAAAGAAGAGAGATTCAGAGTTGCTAATAACAAGATCTCACTAGCAGTTTCTTATTTTAGAGATAACTACTCTCATTTATTAGAGAGTAAATTTGAGAATACAAAAAGTAAAAAAGCTATTTGGCAGGTTGCCTATGATTTAGGTATAGAAACTCAAAGCCTTGCAACTTTTTATAAACATTTTATTTCAAAAGAAAAATACATTCACGGTCTGATTTCTTGGTATAGAATACACTCGATTATTCTTGCTCTTGAAATAAAGGATCAGAGACTTGAAGAGTTATATAAAGATGCTAAAGCTCATATTAAAGAGTTTGATGATGAACGTGCTGCAGCTGCCTACATGTATTATAAAGGTAGGTAAATGACGATAATAAAAGGTATTATAGGGGGTTGGTTACATGAAGTATATGAGTTTTAATCGATCGTGTTCATATACATGTTTGGCTTATATGATAGGGGATTATGGTTTGAATTATACGGATAAAGATATAGCACTTGAAATGAAACTGGCATATCTTTTATATAATGACTCAAAGAATAATGAATATCTATCAGGTGCAATGTTACAAGGGAAGAGATGGTTTGATTTATTCTTGAATCGTCATTCTTTTGAGTTTATTGAAGACGAATATAAGAAAAATGTTGCGTTATCTGTCATTAAGAATTCTAATAGAAAATTAATGGTGGGGATAAATTTAAAAACCGGTAAACACGCTATGGTTTATTGTCCATCAGAAACACAACTGTTTAGATTCTTTAATCCTCATTATGAGAATGATGGTGTTGCTGACTTTTTTGTCTATTCAGAACAAGAATTACTTGATCTTCTAGATGATGAGGTGACTATTGGCTACATTAATCATAATCCGAGAATTACTGTTCCTGAGCTTGAACTATATGGTCATTCATGTGGTTATCTAGATAAATATGTGGTAGACATAATTGAATTTTGTTCGATTGAACATACACTTGATGAGATAGGAGAAGTAAAAGAATCATTGTTTGCTGGACTATTACTTTCACCAATACCATTGTTAGAATTCGAGGGAGAGAACGAACTTGTTGATTGCCTTAAAAAACTACAAACAGACTTTATTCGTGCCCTTCGACAAACAAAAACTAGTATTAGACTATTAGATTATTTTAATCCTTTAGAGCTTAATGCATGTGTTAGGAAGTATAAGGAATCAATTAAAAGGAAAGCAATGCTGGACAGTTTAATTATCAGAAAAGCTACAGATGAAGATGCAGAAGGAAAAGGATATGTTCATTATCAAAGTTGGATTGAAACATATACTGGTCTTTTTCCTGATGAAGTTATGGCAAGATTATCTTTAGAAAAGAATATACAATTAGCAAAAGACTATCCAGAGAACACATATGTTGCCATTGTAGATAATAAGATTATTGGATTCTGTTGCTATCTTGAATCAAGAGATGATGATTTAGAAGATACTGGCGAAATTGTGGCAATATACATATTAAAGGAATATCAAGGTCTCGGTATTGGAAAGCAATTGATGGAAGTATGCTATAAAGAATTAAGTAAATATTCAAAACTATCACTATTGGTACTTGGAAGTAATAAGAAATCAGTAGGTTTTTATGAGAAACAAGGGTTTATTGCTGATGGTAAAACAAAGATACTTCATGGAAAAGAAGTTATTAGAATGATTAAGAGTTTGTGAGGTGATGACATGTTTTCATTCTTCGAGTTTGATGATCTAACTGATGGTGAAATTAGATTAGTAGTTGATGAGTTGATTCCAGAAGACAAAGAAAAAGGTTTTGTTCCAGCATATAAGTTTAACATTGTAGAAGAAAAATCAGATCTGAAAGTTGGTTTTATTGATGTCAGAATTGGACATAATAAAGGTTTGTATTATGGTGGCAATATTGGATATACAGTATATGAAAAACATAGAGGACATAATTACGCTTTAAAAGCATGTAAATTAATAAAGAATGTTGCTATCAAACATAACATGGAATATCTATATGTTACTTGTAATCCTGATAACATAGCTTCAAGAAGAACATGCGAAAAGTTAGGGTTACCTTTGCTAGAAATTGTTGAATTACCAGAAGATAATGATATGTATAAAGAAGGTGAAAGGCAAAAGTGTATATATTATTGGAGACTTTTGCCTAGATTGAGCTAAAACTACGAAATATTGTAGTAATTTGTTAAGAGAGAAGTGATTATGTGAAAGAAATATCAAACTGTAAATATTGTGGAGGTTCATTATCAACTTAAAGTATCAAAGGAGAGGGAAATATACCATATTGTATGGATTGTGATGAATTGTTCTTTCCAACATCCGATATTGCAATTTTAGGAATAATCGTAAATGATTCAAATCAAGTTCTTATGTTGAAACAACAAGTAGTTAACGAGTATTATGTTCTCGTTGCAGGATATTACAAAAAAGGCGAACAATTAGAAGATACACTCAAAAGAGAAGTTTTTGAAGAAACAGGTATTGATATCACAAATATTCAATATCATGGTAATAAATACTACGAGAAGAAAAATATCTTAATGTTTGTTTACTCTGCAAAGGCTATAACAACCGTTATAAGGATAAACGAATCAGAAGTTGATTCTGCAATTTGGGTTAATTTAGATAAAGCGATAAAATTAATGAGACCAGGATCAATTGGTGATATAGTTTTAAAAGAATATATTAATCATATTTCTAACTGAGATTTTTTCATCAAATCATAAAGAGTTTCATTATTCAAAAATTATAGAGTTCGATACCCAGCATTAAACAGATAGTTGAATAACCTATTTTGATACAAAGAAATTAATACTAAAAAAATGCAAAAAATAAAACCTCTAAACTAAGCCATAATTTAGGGGTGCAATTTTTTCGGGTGGGGGTGCAAAAATTTTGACTAGGGGTGTAAAATTGTAGCAAAATAGGTCATACAACCCATATAAGAAGCATAGGTTTGATACAATTGTATCAGGCCTTTTTTTACGCTATATAGGGCCGTTTCACGATTTGCCTCAATTTATCAAGCCTGAAAAGAGTATCGCTTTTACTAGATTTTGGACATTTCAATAGAATTTCTACACGATTATATTTCAAAATACACGATTTAAAATGGATTTACACGATTTCAGTAATCAAGCCATTTAACAGGTATGCTTGATTTTTTAGTAGGCTACACTATGATTTTATCCATTCAACACCTATCATCAAAATATATAATATGATATAATAACGTTGATTATATGAGGTGATTTTATGAAATATATAGCAAAAGAAAAAATTTACATAGACCCTAAACATTTGCTTACATACTATCAAATGACTACAATAGACAACATTGAAGGAGCACTAAAGGATTCATTTCTTAACATCCTAGCTGACAATGCTGGATTAATTATGCGAACTGCAGATCTAAAAAATAAATATTTGGAAAGTCTAAAACAATATGAAAATATTGATATTGAAAGTTTAGAACATAAGTATTCCAATAAAAACTATGTTCAAATTTTTAAGAATTTAACAGGATCCAATGTAAAGAATACCACAAACCTCTTGCGAGATAAAAATGTTAACTGGTATTATGGAAAAGGTGAATATGGTAATATTTCCCTTATTGAAGCCAAGTGTATAGGATCTACTCAATTGCCACTTGGCTTTGACGAGATAAGAGCACATGGCAATAACTATTTTATATTCTTTAATAATGATGTTTCAAACGATCACCAGCTACATGATGAGATAACCACTCTAACTTCTTTGAAGGATTCAATTTCTGATGATACCAAATTAACACAAGAAATTATCACAAAAAGTAGAAATATGAAACTTCAAAAAATATTTCGTAATAGCTGTTTAACAAAGGATAACTTTAAATGCGCTGTAGATGGTTGTGAAGTTTCTGATGAGCATTTATTGATTGCTTCACACATAATTCCAGTTAGTGCAATTATAAAAGATAAAAATATGAGCATAAGTCAAAAAATATTATATATAACTAGTGATTCAAATGGTTTGACATTATGTCCGAATCATGATGCTCTTTTAGACAAAAATTATATAACTTTTTCATCAGATAATTCAATTATTTTTCATAAAAAAATTAATAATGATAACAGGAAATCTTTAAACGTTTCAGGAGTAACAAAGTTAAAGAAACACCGTAGTGATGATGAGAAAATGAAACAGAACTTCGAGATGCTTAGAAAAGTGTTTTTGTCATAAACTAATAGTGAGTGGATTACTGTAATTTAATATGCTATAATCAATACAATGGAGGAGATTAGAATGAGAGAAAACAACAAGTTTTTACAGGATCAAATTATTACTTATTTGGGTAATAAAAGAAGCTTGAATCCATATATTGAAAACGAAATAAAGAAAATTAAGAAGTCTCTTAATAAAGACAAGTTGGTTACACTAGATTTATTTTCTGGATCTGGAATCGTAGCTAGAATGCTAAAAAAGCATTCTGAGAAACTTATTGCGAACGACTTAGAAGAGTATTCTCAAATCATAAATGAATGTTATTTAAGTAATCATTCAGATTTTGATAGAAAGAAGTACGACTTATATAAAGAAAAACTAGATGATTTATTATCCAATAAAGTATATAAAAAAGGAATCATCACTTCAAACTATGCTCCTAAAAATGATTTGCATATTAAAAAAGGAGAAAGATGTTTTTATACAACAGAAAATGCACAGATTATTGATACAATAAGAGACTTCGTTGATACCATTGAAGAACCTATGAAAAAATATTTTTTAGCACCTTTACTATATCAAGCATCTGTTAATACAAATACAGCTGGGATATTTAAGGGGTTCTATAAAGATTCATCAACTGGAATTGGAAAATACGGTGGAAACGGTGAGTTTGCTTTAAAAAGAATAAAAGGTAAAATACAAATACTGGAACCAATATTTAGTAACTTTGAAACTGATGTTTTAGTCACTAGAGAAGATGCTAATAACCTTGTTAAAAGAGAAAAAAACTTTGATGTTGTTTACATTGATCCGCCTTATAACCAACACCCTTATGGATCAAACTACTTTATGTTAAACTTGATTTTAAGTAATAAAATGCCAGATAATATAAGTAAAGTTTCTGGAATACCAAAAAATTGGAACAGGTCAGATTATAATTATAAAGCTAAAGCCCTAAATGCCTTTGATGATTTAATTAAGAATATTGATAGTAAATTTATTATCATATCGTATAACTCTGAAGGAATAATATCATATGATGAAATGATAAAACTGCTAAAACCATATGGTGAATTAACTATTAAGGAAATCGTTTATAATACTTTTAGAGGTAGTAGAAACCTTAGTGAACGAAGTTTGTATGTTCAAGAGTATTTGTTTGTTTTAAAGAGGGGGGATTAAATTGAGTCAAAGAGAATCGTTGAGAGAAAGATACGAGCAACACAAACCTAAAAACACTAGATCTAAAAAGACAGATAAGGCTATTTATTCATCAATGGAAGCTGTTATTGAATATTTACATCATAGATTTAAAGGGATGTTGGATGATTATGAAATCACATTCGAGAAAAATATCAAAATAGATTATATGATAAAATTCATAAAGCAAAAAGGTATCAGACTAGAGTTTGATTATGACTTTGAAGATCGTAAAATCATCCCTGATGGAGGAGTGCTGTTCTTAAATAAAAAGTCTTCAGAAGAGTTGAAAAAACCGTTACTTATTTCTGAAATCAAAGTACAAGGAACTAATAAAAAAAGACTTAAAGAGGGGAAAACGAAACAAGCTACAGGTAATGCCATTGAACGTTTAGGTAAGAACTTAACTGGAATTAAAGCAATGATGAATCACGAGAAGATTACTCCATTTGTTTGTTTTGGACAAGGATGTGATTTTGCTCCAGAAGTGAAGACAGTTTTAGCTAAAGTTCACATTTTAAACGAATTTTATGATTTGAATAGAACACATGTTTTCAAAAAGGATGGTAATTCAGATAACAATTACTATAGTCCTGTCTCTATGTATTTTAGGGAAGAAGACTGGTCAGAAGAAGAAATGTTTGATATAATGAAGGAAATCGCAGAAACTGCCTTAAGATATTATATCTTTTAATATCATTGAGATCTAAATTCTTTTGAATTTTGGTCTCTTTTTAGTTATGCTCCATGATGCCATTATCAAATATGTACAAGAATACCTTTTGATGATACAATATAATTGTTAATACGGACAAGGATAAGGTGGTATTACATATGATATTAGCCAAAACAATAGAAATTTATTTACCTACAGGAGATGCAAGTAAAGTAAGCCAAGCACGTATAACAACTGAGGCAATTAGGATTGTATATGTTGCAAAATCGGAAATTGAAAATAGAAAAATTGACCTAGATAATATTGGTTGCTATATTTTAGTTGGTGTCGATTCGGCAGGGGACAAGATGGTTTATATAGGTGAATCAGAAAACATTTATACGAGACTACAGGACCACAAAAAGAAAAAAGACTTCTGGGATGGAGTCTATACTATTCAAAATCTTAGTGGCACATTTGATAAAGCTCATTTGACATATTTAGAACAACTAATGATACAAAAAGCACTTGAGACAGATCGCTTCAAAGTTGAAAATGGTAATGGAGGGAAATATACATCAATTCCTGAATCAAAGATGAATGAGTGCTTAGTTTATTTTGAGACCATTAAAACACTTGTAAAGGCATTAGGATTCAATGTGTTTGTACCTGAAATTGAAAAGGAGCAATTAACTGATGAGACGTACTTCTATTTCAAAAGCAAAGACGACTTGTGGGATGCTCAAGGTGTATATGTTGATGAGAAGTTTATCGTTCTAAAAGGTTCCATTGCACGATCAGAACCGACAAAACACAAACGAGCTTCTAATGAACTAAAGTTTAGAGATAAATTAATCGATGAAGGTATTATTGAAGAACGAAATGGTAGCCTTACTTTCGTTAAGGACTATGGATTTAACTCTCCAAGTACAGCTGCAGATATTGTTTCGTTAGGAAGTAATAGTGGTTGGAAAGTTTGGAAAACTAAAGATGGGAAAGCACTAGAGGAAGTCTATCCGAGATAGAAAGTGTTTAATGTGTATGGGAGGAAATATGAAATCAAAAAACTATAAAGAATTAAAGTTCACTGGGATAACATTCACAAGACGTATTTACATGGATGAAGACATGACTCACTATTTTGGATTTGATGAAGATGGTGAAATCATAAAAGAAGCAACTGAACCAACTATGATGTTTTCACTCGGTGGGACTAAAGAAGAGTTTGAAAACTTCATTTCAAGGGCAATAGAAGACATAAATATTCTTAGTTGGAAAGATGAATATAGACCTACTGAAACTGTATTAGATGGTGAAGAATGGAAGATTACCATTCACATAGAAAATGATGACGACATTGAAATATTTGGAATAAATGCTTATCCAGATAATTTTGTAGATTTCATAGTTCTGTGTACTGAGTTCAACTTCGGACCATATGAGTTGGTTGATGATGAAACTTCATATGATTTAGGTGTTGAAGAATGGTATGATGATTTTCTAGAGGAAATTGAGGAATTAGAATCCAAACTTATATGTCCTAAGTGTTCAAGTGATTACATGGTTCACACAGATCCAATGGGATATACATTTCTTTGTGGGGATTGTGGAAATGTGTATGAATACGAAGATGGTAAGTTTAAAGCACATTTTGAATTTGAGAAGAAAGCAAATGAAGAATAGATAAATGAATAGCGACCCAGCTCTTAATTGAGTTGAGTCGCTTTTTTTTATTTGTCTATATATTCCATGATGTCCTTAAAATCGCACTTTAAAGCTTTGCAGATTTTACATAGAACGTCTGTTGTAACATTCTGACCTTTTGTCATTTTTGCTATGGAAGATGAACTTACTCCAGAGAGCTTAATGAGCTCTTTTTTATTTAGCCCCTTATCGATTAGTAGTTTCCATAATTTATTATAACTAACCATTAGATTTCCTCCTAATTTTTTCTAATGCCTTTTAGTAATCCATATCGGCCTTTGTTCTCACTTTTTGTAAATTCTATAATACTAATATTTGGATCGGTGTTAATATCTTTTGAAAGATCACCAGGAACAATGTTTTCCATAATAATAATTTGATCATCTCCATAATTATTAATAACGTAGTTAAAAAACCCTTTTCTAACGTTTTCATCTTGTTGAACTCCTTCTGGCATCTGTATACCATGCAAAGGAGAATCTAATAAATAGAAGTGAGGGTTCTTGATAGCAACTTCATTGATGTATTCACGCATAGAGAGAATCATTATTGAATTGAGTAATGCTCTTACACCTTTTCCATGTGTCTTTTTTTCATCTCCATTAACAATTATATCGAGTTTAGATAAATCAAATTCCGCTGAATTTGCTGGAGTATATTTACATCTCTTTAGTATTGATAGGTATGTCTTATTTATAGTAGAGATAAAATCATCTGCAAATAACTCTTTTGGTTTATATGCACGTTTTTCACTTACCGTAGAGTCAAGATGGGATAAATCATTCTCAAAGTTATCAAGCAAAGAATTGATTAATTCTAAATCATTCGATGCTTTTACATAGGCTGAGTATTGACTAATTTTTTGAGTAATAGATACTTTTTGCGGTTTTAATTCGGTGCTTAGCAGATTGTCGATAGATTTCTTTTTCTTTTTCAAATCTTTAAGCTCATCTAAATAACTAGAAACTTCAAAATCTATATCTATTAGTGTTTGAGATAAAGACATACTGTTATTTAGTATTTTAACAACTTCAGCTCTCGAAGATTCCAAATAAGAAGCTTCTTGTTCCTTTTCTAATTCCCCATTGCAGAACGGGCAGTTATGTGGTGATTCATGCTTGTGGATTATATCCTCACCTTGAATGATGAAACCTAACCTCTCAATGTCAGCAATATATTGAGATTCGAGTGCTTTGTATCTGTTTTGAGTTATCTTTCTTGTTCTAATTAATTCTTCTTTCTTGGTTATCTCGGAGCTTACATTTCTCATATCATTTATTGTTGATGAAATGAGTGAATTTGTCTTGTCAAGCTCGGTTTGGAGATCTTCAATTAAATTCTCAAGATATGTATTATCTCCATTTTTCTCAGACAAGAATTTTTCAAGTGAGTCTTTTTGCTGCAAAAACTTTTCTTTATTACTAATGATATACTTTTGAACAGCAGCTCTTTTAGCAGCTTTGGTTTTTTTATTTTCTTCTGCATCAAACTCTGAATAATCTTGTTCATATAAAATATACAATAAGCATGATAAGAATGAAGTTGTGTTTTGAACAATGTCAGGAGTCAATATAGGTTTTTCTAACTCAGTATTATCCTCATGTACAAATAGTAGTGGTTTTAGACTTCGAAATGAAAAAGCCTCAGTTTGACCATCTTCATTTTTAGGTACTTGTAGCGATACAGGTATATCTAATATCTCAGAAAAGACTTCTCTAATGTTATCTTTTTTTCCACTAACTTTATAAATCTTATTCTTTATACCATCATTAACGAGAATTTTATTTTCACCGATTTTTCTAGTTAATGTAATATGCGAATTGTCCTTCCTTACTTCCATAGAAATAGTATCATATCCAATTGAAGTATCAAAAGGTGCGTTCTTATTGCTAGAGCCTAAAAGATAATAAATTGACTTAAACACATATGTTTTACCGGTATCAGAAGGGCCAAAAATCAACGTTAGGTTTTCACCAAATGTGATTTCTGAGATTCCTTTAGTTCCAGTAAAAGTTAGTTTATTTATGTGAAATTTTCCCATATAAGTTATTCCCTCCTAACAGATTCTTTTGTAGCATAATTGATTAATTTTTCATCGGTCCAATTTTGCGTTTTTTGAATAATCAATCTGACACTATCAATATACTTTTTAAAATAATCAGTTTCCATTTTTTCACAAACCTTACGACCATCCTCACTGATAATATATGTAAATCCATAAGCGTTTTGAAGTGGCATTAGTAATCCGGATAAAACGAGAGTGTTTATTGATTGGGAAACCTGATATCTTCGTGATGCAATTTCGCTAAAGCTATATGAACTGTCTCCGTGAAGATTAAATTCCAAAAAACCATAGTTTTTTCCATAACTTGAAAACAAATCAATAGTTGTAATATGATCAACTGATATTGGAGCTCTCATCACATTTGTTATAACGAGAACTCTTAATGATATTTCAAGTTCAGAATTAAATATCTGTGTCATAATCAACCACCCACTCAATCTTCCCTTCATTAACTAGCATATGAACCATTCCTTGTTTTTCAGGGTTTCCAATAATGCCATTATTGTCTCTAGTTAAAATGTTTTTGCTAAAGGTAATATCAACAACTTTTTGCATTGTACTATCAACTCTTTCGAGAGCATTCTTATACTCTTTCATGATAGTAATTTCAATACCAGAAAGTAAATCTGCTTTCGCTTCGTTAAACTCGTATTCTCCATCTGGAAATACATCTCTAATTTGATGAAGAACACTCTCGGCGTTAAAATAATTTTCTCTTTGTAATTTAAAATGTTTTTCATATCTTGGATGCATTGATTTTAGATCAGTTAATGATATTGATCCGAATTTTTCTGATTGTGCATAGACACGTAGTAAGGCATCAACATACCGTATTTCATTTTTTATTATAGCTTCTGTAGGGACAAGCTTATCTAATAAATTTACTGTCTTACCTCCGATTTTAACTTGGTTGTGACCGATAAAAACTGCATCACGTATTGAAGCTGAAGGCTTCACGTTTATAACGTAATAGAGTATGGTATCTAAGACCTTAGTAATATCTTTTTCAAAATTATCAAAAGTTATGGTGAAATTATAAGTCGCAAACTGTGAAATCATTCCATTTCTAGCATCCTCAGAGAGATCTTCTGAAAATATTTCAAATGTATAATAATCCAAATTTTCTTTTATATAAGAGGCGCAATCTACAGGTAAAGATTCTACTCCATTGAAAACCTTAAGTAAAAACCCATCTTTTCTCTTCTCGATTGGATTAGCTGAATCCACTGCGGATACAAATGCATTCAAATAAGTCTTTAATTTGTCTGCTTTTGTAACCCTACCAGATTTAGAACCGCTTAAGACTTTATGACTAAAATATTGTTCCATTATTGATAAAAAATCATTTAGTTTCATAGAATTTATCCTCCCTAATGAAATCGGAGCCAGAAATACACTCCACCTAGCTCTTAAGTCAAAATTCTAGTTGGTGTAATATAATGTCGTAATGAAAATTGACTGATAGTAATTTTCTTTATTATATCAAAAAACGGATGCATCTACAATCTTATTACAAATTATTGCTTTGCAATAGTGATATTAAAGTTTGATAACGCATGCTTATCCATTACTAGTGTGGATTTCGCAAAAGCATGTAGAAATAATTAAGCAGAACTAACCATTGCGAGGAAAGTCTGCAAAATAAATGGATATACTCATATACCATTCTTTTTGCTGACGCCTATAAACTGCCTACATACTACGAAAAGAGTATCTCCATTAATTCAAAAATGGAGGTATTTTTTTATGAAATTACGTAAAACACCAATCTCGAAAAGAATGACATACACCTATTTTTTTGCTAACGGAGATAAGGTCATCCTGGAACCAGGAAGATCAACAACGATTTATGCATCCGGTGGTAGAACCATACAAGTTGATGAATCTATCACTGAAATCACAATTACCGAACTTCACAGACAAGATGATGCTGAAGTAAGAGCAAACCTTAAATATATCAACTGTGAAAGCAACATAGAGCGACAAGCACGCATAGCTAATAAAAAGAAGTGGGCTATGGAACATCCTGAAGAAGTTAATCCATATGACAAACCACCAAGAATCATGAATCTCGATGCATTTAATGATGATGAAAACTCACAAGACGATAAAAGCAGTCTGTTATATAAAGCATCTATTTACTCAGAGCAAATCAACTCTGATGATAATTATGAAAAGCTCGAGCTCATCAAAGAGTTTGTTGCTACATTACCAACTACCATGCAAGAGATGTTTGACCTTATCTATATTCAAGAACTAAAACAATCAGATGTTTGCTCGATTTTAGGTATATCAAAAAGCACGGTATCAGAACGTGTAAAAACACTTAACAAAAAAATAATTGAACATTTTTCAAACCAACCCGAACTTTTGAGATAAAAATGCGGACTAAGATTTAGAAGGCAAAAAAGCACTTCTAGAAAAGAGGAAAAATATGCAATCCAAAAAGCATAGAGTTCGCATTAATTTAGCGGACAAAAGGAGTAGGAATACCAACATCATCGAGACTATGGATGAGACACTTCCAAAAAAACTATTCAATAAGTTATTCGGTAAGAAAAAACGAGTCTTGATTATTGCTCCAAGTGATTCGGTAACAGGCATTGAAATATATGAAGAGGTAGGTGAAAGAAATGTCAAGAAGCCCAACGGTTCACAGTAGAAAGTATAGCCCAAGTAAAAGTAGTATCTGGCTAAACTGTCCACTTAGTACATTCTACAACAACACAAAACATCAAGAAGTAAGTCCACAAGCAGAGTTCGGAACGCAATGTCATGAGTTAGGTGCTGCACTCATTAGTAAGTCATTAGGATTAATCGATTATGACAGTGAAGTTAAACCAATTGATGAACTAATCAAAGAACTCGATATGTATTCAGATGAAATGCAGGATATAGCGGATGGGTATGCGAACTTTGTAATTAACACCATTGAGTTTGAAAAGAAACGATCTGATGCAGAACCATTTGTAGTTATCGAACAACACCTGGATATGGATTTTGATGAAGACGCAAAAGGGACACTTGACTGCGGAATCATCTCATCTATGAATGGTGGAACACTTACAGTTATTGATTTAAAGACAGGTAGATTACCAGTGTATGCATTTGACACAGAAGAAGACTCGTTCAACACACAACTTGCCATATATGCACTTTACCTATACAAGGTATACAAAGACTTATATCCAGTTAATAAAGTAAGGCTTGTAATTTACCAACCTGTTATCAATAACACCAATGAATACGAGATGGATTTAGAAGAGTTATTGAAGTTTGAAACAGAAGTATTATTGCCAGCAGTCGAAAAAACAAGAACAGGATATCTAGAAGGAAATACGGGTAAACATTGCAGATACTGTTCCGGAAGATTTATGTGTGTAAAAAGAGGAGATGAATTTATAAAAATGTCAAAAGAATTAATAAAACCTTTGTCAGTTCACTCTGATGAAAAGATAGAAGAATTTTTACCAAAGCTAGATGACTATATACGTTATGCAAATGAGCTGAAAGAGTTCGCAATCAATCGAGCAAAAAACGGTCATAAATGGAATGGATTTAAGTTGGTTCATGCTCGAGTTTCAAGAAAAGTAACAGACGAAGCTGGGTTGATAAAGGCTTGTGAAGAAGTTGGAATTGATCCATATGGTGCACAAAAAGTCGCAGGAATTACAGAACTGACCAAACGAATCGGTAAAGACAAAGTCACTAGCATTATCGGACCCTACATTACGATGCAAACAGGTTCCATGATACTAGTGCCAGAAACAGATCCTCGTGAAGAGGTAACAACAATAGAAGAAGGAGAAAAATAAAATGTTGAATATTATTGAAGGAAAAGAACAACGCCCAAAGAAAATCGTCATTTATGGACCAGAAGGAATCGGAAAGTCGACATTCGCGAGTCAATTTCCTGATCCACTATTTATTGATACTGAGGGCGGAACAAGCAATTTAGATGTAAGAAGAATCAAATGTAACAAATCATGGAATGAACTAATTGCCATAGTAAAAGAAATCCATGTGAATCCACATATTTGTAAGACTGTCGTATTGGATACAGCTGACTGGTCTGAAACGTTATGTACAAATGCTGTATGTGAAAAGTACCGAAAAAACAATATAGAAGATTTTGGATATGGTAAGGGTTATGTCTACTTAGTGGATGAGTTTGCAAGGTTACTTACTCTACTTGACCGGTTAATCGAAGTAGGTATCAATGTTGTGATTACTGCTCATGCCAAGCCACGTAAATTTGAACTACCAGAAGAACAAGGATCATTTGACAGATACGAGATGAAACTATCAAGACAAGTAGCTCCTTTAATCAAAGAGTGGAGTGACGCATTATTCTTTGTGAATTACAAGATCTATGTCGTTACAACTGATACCAATAAGAAAAAAGCTCAAGGTGGGAAACGTGTTTTATATACCACACATAATCCAACTTATGATGCAAAGAACAGATTCGATTTACCAGAAGAACTTGAACTTGATTTTAAAGCTATCTCACATCTATTTGAAATTTACGATGTCCCAGCAGATGAAGTAATGGACTACGACTCAAAAGATATTACAACGTTAGCTTTTGTTGAAGAACTTAGAAAGAAATTGGAACAAGAAGACGTTACCGAAGAACAGTTGCAAAAAGTAGTAGCCGCAAAAGGTCACTATGAATTAGAAACACCAATTAGTGAATATTCAGACGATTTCATTACACGTTGGATTATTCCGAATTGGAAGAAGATTGTAGAAGCAATAAAAAATGAAAAAGGAGAACAATAATCATGGAAGAAAATAAAAACATGTTGATGGACTGGAATGATTCCATCGAAGAAGACGGACAGGAGTTAGTCATATTACCAGAAGGTGATTACAACTTTATAGTAACTCATTTTGAACGAGGAAGATTTCCTGGAGGGGCTAAGATTCCTGCATGTAATAAAGCAACGATTACAGTACAAGTAGAATCCGAAGAAGGAAGAGCTATAGTGAAGTTTGATCTGTTGTTATATCGCACAATCGAATGGCGTATTTCATCATTCTTTAGATGCATCGGACAAAAAAAACATGGTGAGAAATTATCAATGGATTGGAATAAAGTACTTGGTTCCAAAGGTCGTGCACACTTCAAACCTCGTAAATATGTCAATTCTTATGGTGATGAAAAGACAACTAATGATATCGATCGCTTTATCGACTACAACGAAGAGTTTTTCATTCCTGACGATCTTCCTTTTTAAGAGGTGTCAGGTATGGAACTTAGACCTTATCAAAATGAAGCTGTAGATGCAATTAGAAACGAATGGGTACAAGGCCATCAAAAAACGTTATTAGTACTTCCAACTGGTACAGGTAAAACAATTGTATTTTCAAAGGTAGTGGAGGAAGAGACGAAGGATGGAAGTAAAGCACTTATCCTTGCCCATCGTGGAGAATTGCTCGATCAAGCTTCAGAGAAACTATTTGAAACCAGTGGATTGGATTCGGCTTTAGAAAAAGCTGAGTCCTCTGCCATTGGCTCATCAGAACAAGTAACTGTAGCATCGGTTCAAACATTATCACAACATAAACGACTCACTAACTTTCCTAGTGATTATTTCAAGACAATCGTAGTAGATGAAGCGCATCATTCAATGAGTGATACATATCAGCGAATACTAAGTCATTTTGAAGGTGCAAATGTTCTAGGAGTTACTGCCACACCTGATAGATCAGATCAAAAGAATCTAGGAAAATACTTTGATTCAAAAGCATATGAATATTCACTACATCAAGCAATCAAAGAAGGATATCTAGCACCAGTAAGAGCACAGATGATTCCGCTTGAACTAGATATCCATAGTGTAGGTGTATCCAATGGTGATTATGCTGTAGGTGAAGTTGGATCAGCACTAGAACCATATCTTAATCAAATCGCACTAGAAATGCTGAATTACTGTAAGGGTAGAAAGACAGTCGTATTCTTGCCATTAGTAAAGACATCACAGAAGTTTTGTGAACTGTTGAACTTACATGGGATACGAGCAGCTGAAGTAAACGGAAACAGTAAAGACAGAGATGAAATCTTAGCTGACTTTGAAGCTGGAGAATATGACGTATTGTGTAATTCGATGCTTTTAACAGAAGGTTGGGATTGTCCTTCAGTAGATACTATTGTTGTGTTAAGACCAACGAAAATAAGAAGCCTTTATCAACAAATGGTCGGACGTGGTATGAGACTACATCCTGGAAAGAAAGAGTTATTATTGCTTGATTTCTTATGGATGACAGAACGCCACGATTTATGTAGACCTTCCGCACTTGTTTCAAAAGATGAAGATCTAGCAAAACGTATCGATCAGAAAATGATGGATCAAGAATCTGGTATCGATTTAATGGAAGCTGAAGTCGAAGCAGAAAGAGACGCTATTCAAGAACGTGAAGATGCATTGGCTAGAGAACTTGCTTCAATGCGTAAACGAAAATCGAAACTTGTGGATCCAATTCAATATGCATTTTCTATTTCAGCAGAAGATTTGGCTAGTTATGAACCGACCTTTGTTTGGGAAATGGGACCTGCTACAGATAAGCAATTAAAGTATCTAGAAAATCATGGAATCTTTCCTGATGCAGTATCAAGCTGTGGTATGGCAAGTATGCTGATTGAGAAGTTGAAAAACAGACAAATTGAAGGATTAGCAACACCGAAACAAATACGCTTCTTAGAACGATACGGATTCTTACATGTCGGTATGTGGGCATTTGAAGCAGCAAGCAAAATGATTACAAGAATTGCAGATAATCGTTGGACATTACCAAGAACAATCAATGCTGCAACTTATAGACCATAGGAGGACATCAATGGACAGTATATTAGAAGCTTTAAAACAAATAGATGCATCAAACACAACATATGAAGAATGGATACAAATAGGTATGGCACTAAAAGCCGAAGGATATGACTGTTCAGTATGGAATGATTGGAGCAAGAATGACAACCGTTATAAAGACGGTGAATGTTCTATGAAATGGGGAACTTTCAAAGGTTCCTCTATTCCTATATCAGGTGGAACGATTATCAAGATGGCAAAAGACACAGGATGGGAACCTTATGGTGGAGTAATGGATTGGAACGATACGATTGAATATGATGGCGATGGACTAATTTATGATCCAACAACAGACCTCACTCCTTCTGAACAACTCATAAAATACTTGGATACACTTTTTTATGATGATGAATATGTAGGCTATGTAACAAATGATGTATGGCAAAACAGTGATGGGAAATGGATACCTAAAAAAGGACAGTACGATCGAACAGCCGCAGAACTTATTAATTTACTTGAAAAACATCCTAATGACATAGGTGCAGTTCTAGGTGATTCTAAAGAAGAGTGTGGAGCTTGGATCAGATTTAATCCAGTTGATGGTGTTGGTGTCAAAAATGAAAACATTGTACGCTTTACGCATGCGCTCGTTGAATCAGACGATATGCCGATATCCGAACAAGATGCAATTTATCGTAAGTTTGAGCTACCAATTACTTGCTTAGTACATAGTGGTAATAGAAGTTTGCATGCCATAGTAAAAGTTGATGCCAAAGATTCAGAAGAGTACCGTAAAAGGGTCGATTTTCTATATGATTTCTTAAACAAGAACGGACTAAAAATAGATAGAGCGAACAGAAATCCTTCAAGGCTATCACGTTTACCTGGAGTGATAAGAAACGGTGTCATGCAAACTTTAGTAGATACTGATATTGGTAGAAGAAGTTGGAATGAGTGGATGGATTTTGTTGAAGGAAACGCTGATGAGCTTCCAAGTGTTGATTCACTTGATGAGGCATTATCAAATCTTCCACCATTAGCTCCAGAACTTATTGAAGACGTTGTTAGAGTAGGACACAAAATGCTCATATCAGGTTCATCTAAAGCAGGAAAGAGTTTTTTATTAATGGAATTAGCGGTCGCTTTATCTGAAGGTATGAAGTGGCTTGGTTTTCAATGCAAAAAATCAAAAGTGTTCTATGTGAATTTGGAAATCGATAGAGCGAGCTGTTTAAATCGGTTTGACAAAATATATAAAGCATTAAAGTTAAAACCAAAAAACAGCTCAAATATAAAAGTATGGAACTTGCGTGGACGTGCAATGCCACTTGATAAACTAGTACCTAAACTCATACGTAAAGTGAAAAATCAAGGCTTTGATGCGATTATTATAGATCCAATTTATAAAGTAATTACAGGTGATGAAAACAATGCGAGTGAAATGGGAGCTTTTTCTAATGAATTCGATAAGATTTGCAATGAAACAGGCTGTGCAGCTATTTACTCACATCATCATAGCAAGGGGAATCAAGGATACAAAAAAGCTATGGACAGAGCGAGTGGTAGTGGGGTATTTGCACGTGATCCTGACGCACAACTTGATATGATACAGCTCGAAGCAGATGAAGATTTTATGCTACAGAATGCTGATAACCCTAATTCTACAGCGTGGAGACTAGAGAGTAGTTTACGTGAATTTCCTAATTTTAAACCAGTAAACTTTTGGTTTGAATATCCGATACATCGAGTTGATGATACGGGGATTCTTCAAAAGGTATATGCTAATGGGGATCCTAAGGGTAATTTGACTAAAAGTGGAAAACGAAATCAAACTCCCGAGTCAAGAAAAGAAGAGTTTGATCGCGCATTTGATATCAACGTGGGTAAAAATGGAGTATGTGATATTGATGAACTCGCTGAGTACTTAGGAGTTAGCGAGCGAACTATAAGAAATAGAATCAAAGAGTTTGATGAAGAATATACAAGAGTGAAAAACGACATTTCACGAAAAACTTAGTATTGGAAAAGTTGGAAAATACATATTTCCAAGAAAATTGATTGTTTTGGAAAATAGGAAAAAAACTCCTTTATTCCATTTGGAAAAAAACTTGGAAAATAGGGCTTATATATACATGTTGTTTCCAACACGCTGACGCATAGTTTGTAGGATAGGGCTTGTAAGCCTGCCCTATCCCAAACAAATGCATCAACGTCAGCACTTGCCTTTCTTCAACTAAAAATTCTAAAAAATTCTGAAAAAGGAGGAAACTATGAAAATATTTCTATTACTAGATCCACCAACAATAACAGCACAACAAAATAAAGTAACACTGGTGAACAACAAACCAGTTTTCTATAAACCGGAAAAATTAAAGAAAGCAAGACGAACAATAATCAAACACTTAAGACCATTCAAACCAAAGGAACCAATGCAAGGTCCGATTAGGCTTGATGTGATATGGAGATTTCCAAAAGGTAAAAGACATAAGCATCAGGAATGGAGAGTCACTAGACCAGACACAGATAATCTGGAGAAGATGCTGAAGGACTGTATGACAGAAGTCGGATTTTGGAATGATGATGCCCAAGTAGTAGTTGAACATGTGGAAAAATTATGGTCCGATGATCCAACAGGGATATCAATTGAAATTAATGTGTTAAGTAAATTCAAGGAGGAAGAAGATGACGGCTAAAGAGTACCTAAGCAGATATCACAATACAAAAGTGAAAATTGAAAAGCTACAAGCATTAGTAGATACGTACATACGTTTGGCTAATGAAATACCGGGCATTCAATTTGATGCAATTCGAGTTGATGGTGGCAAAAGTCTGAAAGCTCCCTTTGAGAAGTGGATACTTAAGACTTTGGATTATGAGATTGAAATCAAAGAAATGAAACGAAAACTACCTGGTTATAAGAAAGAAGCAATACAAGCTATAGAAGAAATTGAAGATCAAAATTATCAATTGATTTTAGTTTATAGATATATTGATTGGTTAAGTTGGAGACAAATTGCTGAAAGAATGTTCTTCTCATCAGCTACAATAAGAAGATGGCATGATAAGGCTTTGTTGGAAATCGAGATTGATTGAAAGAACTAAAGGAGTTTGCAGCTACTCCTTAGTTTCGATTTGTTTCTTGATTTGGTTAATCTTTAGTGTAATGAACTCTATCATTGCTTTAATGTGTTTATGCTCTACTTTTAGTAGTGTCTCATCATCTTTAGTAATGATAGTTGATTCATCATCAATCGCTACATGATAACCTTTAATTTTGAGTTCAACAATTGTTTCCTTCATAGTATCAACTCCTCTCATAACAGTATGTGTAAAATCTGCGAGGGCAAAATGACAAGGTTGAGCAAGGTTGATATATTGTGAAACTGTCAAGGGTGTGATAGTATTATAATGAGCAAGGTGTAAGATACATGGAATACTGGCTTAACAACCAGCCTAGAAATGAGAAGAATTCATATAATTATGGGTTCTTTTTTGTTTTTGCAGAGATACTTGTAGTATTCCAACTCGTAAACAATTACAATTTTATGTTACAGTTGGAGTGATTTTTTATGAAAGGAAAGATGCTTGACACGTATGAGCGTTGGGAGAAATCTGGACATTTAGAAAACAAATTAAAAGCAATATCAGAGATGATATCAAAAAGAGCTACTCAAAAACAGGTAGCTGAATATTTAGGTATCACAGAAAAGACAATCATCAAGTTACGTAAATCACACAAACGATTAGATGATGCTTTTCAATTTGGTGATGAGGACTTGAGGCAAAAACTAGTAGATGCTGTTTATCAACGTGCGATTGGCTTTGAATATGAAGAAACACAAACCGTTATTGAGGAAACAAAGACAGGTACGAAAAAGCGTATCACAAAATACAAGAAACAATCATTACCAGATATTCAAGCGATCAAGTATCTGCTGATTACGAAGTTTGGTATCGAATATAACGAAAAGAAAGCAGAAATTGAGCTTATGGAAAAACGCCTAGAAAAAGGTGAGGAGGTATGGACAAATGAATATAGTGATGAAATCAGTACAAGTACTCCAAGAGTACGAAAACAATCCAAGAAACAATGATGAGGCAATTAAAGCAGTTGCTAATTCAATCAGAGAATTCGGTTTTAAAGTACCGATTGTGATTACTAGTGATAACGTCATTATAGCCGGACATACCCGCTTAAAAGCCTCTGTGTCGCTTGGTTTAACTGAAGTGCCGTGTATTATCGCAGATGACTTAAACGAGGAACAGATCAAAGCATTTAGGCTTGCTGATAACAAGACAGCTGAACTGGCTAGTTGGGATTTATCAAAGCTTGAGGATGAACTTGCAAACTTGGATATGGATATGCTTCAGTTTGGATTTGAAGAGATGGAAGAGTTGCTTCCTGATAATGCAGCGGATGATGATTTTGATATTGATGATGAAATCCCTGAAGTTCCATTCTCGCAATCTGGTGACATTTATGAGTTAGGTCCTCATCGAGTGTTGTGTGGTGATTCAACTGATCCCGAACAAGTGAAAAAATTATTAGATGGCAAAGTAGTAGATATGATTTTTACTGATCCTCCTTACAATGTTGATTATGAAGGGACAGCTGGAAAGATCAAAAACGATAAGATGGAAGACGATACTTTCTATCTTTTTTTATTGGCTGCTTTTCAGAATATGTTTGAACATACAAAACCTGGTGGTGCGATCTATTGTTGCCATGCTGATACAGAAGGACTCAACTTTAGAAATGCATTCAAGAGTGCTGGTTATAAATTAGCTGAATGTTTGATTTGGGTCAAGAATGCTTTAGTACTTGGACGACAAGATTATCATTGGAGACATGAGCCCATCCTTTATGGATGGAAAGAAGGTGCTGCTCATTATTTTGTTGATGATCGCTCTCAGGATACTATTTGGGAATATAACAAGCCAAGAAAGAATGAGGAACATCCAACAATGAAACCACTAGAACTTGTAGGAAAAGCAATCAGCAATTCATCAAGACGTCATGAAACTATTCTTGATTTGTTTGGTGGTTCTGGTTCAACCATGATTGCTGCGGATCAATTAGACCGTAAAGCGTATCTGATGGAACTAGATGAGAAGTTTATCGATGTTATTGTTAAACGCTACATCAAACATAAAGAATCAAACGAGAATTGCTATTTGATTAGAAATGGAGAAAGGTCTCCACTTAGCGATTTTGGTTACTTTGAAAATAAGTCTCTATAGTGAAAATATAACTTGCTATTTAGTCCTTTTAGAGTGATATATATAGTAACCAAATTAAAGGAGGCTATTTATGTTTAAGGAATTTAACGCACATCCGAAAGGAATCAAAACTGGAGATTGTGTAGTAAGAGCAATTGCAACAGCAACCGATACGGATTACTTAGAATGTCGCAGGGAATTGAATCGTAAGAAACGAGAGTTAGGGTATTCGAGTTACAAAGATACGAAGTTCTTATACGATTATCTGAAAGGCTATCCAAGACTTATATTCAAGGCAGTAAAAGGTGAACCTAGAATCAAAGGTAGTGATTTTACCGAGTTACATCCAAAAGGGACTTACATCTTAAAAATGGCTGGTCATATAACCGCTTGTGTAAATGGAGTGATACTTGATACTTGGGATTGTTCATATCGTTCAGTTTATACAGCATGGGAGATAGCAAAATAAGAACTGGAGCGAAAGCTCCTTTTTTAGTCGTATATAAAGGAGATGAAGTTTAATGCAAATAATAACAAGTGAATCAGTATTTAGTGGACATCCGGATAAGATCTGTGACCAAATCAGCGATGCGATACTAGATGCTATTTTAGAACAAGATAAAAACGCTCGAGTAGCAGTTGAAACAGCAATCAAAGATGATTTAGTCTTTGTCTTTGGAGAGGTCACAACAACTGCGAAAGTAGATTATGCAGTTATAGCAAAACAAAAACTAAAAGAGATTGGCTACGATGATAATTTTGTAGTTATGGAGAAGATATCAAAACAATCAGTTGATATCGCTCTTGGTGTGAACTCAACCGAAACACATGAACAAGGTGCTGGAGATCAAGGTATTATGTTTGGTTACGCTTGTAACGAAACACAAGAATTCATGCCTTTACCTATCATGCTAGCTAATCAAATATCAAAAGAGATGGATAAAATTCGTAAAGAGAAGTATTCAAACATCTTTGGACCTGATGGAAAATGCCAGGTTTCAGTTGGCTATGAAAATGGTAGACCTAAGAAAGTAGAGACTATTGTTGTTTCAGCGCAAACACAGCCTGGAGTATTCTTAGAAAAAGCAGAAGACATTATCATCAATGAAGTGTTAACAAAAGTATTTGATTTCGATACGATATTAGAGGCAGAAGTATTAATCAATCCTACGGGTGAGTTTGTGATTGGTGGTCCTTATGCTGATTCTGGATTAACTGGTAGAAAGATTATTGTAGATACTTATGGTGGTTATGCTAAACATGGTGGAGGTGCCTTTTCTGGCAAGGACGTAAGCAAAGTTGATCGTAGTGCGGCTTATTATGCCAGATACGTTTCAAAAGCCGTTGTTGGGGCAAATTTGGCGACACGTTGCGAGTTACAACTAAGTTATGCAATTGGAATAGCAAAACCTGTAAGTGTTTATGTAGATACCTTTGGAACTGGTGTCATTAGTGATGATCAAATTCAAAGTCTTATTACTAAAGTATTTGATTTTAGACCACAAAGCATAAGAAAAGAACTCAACCTTGATAGTGTTAAGTTCCAGGAGTTAGCGAAGTATGGTCACTTTGGTCGTGAAGATTTAGATGTTCGTTGGGAACATGTAGATGATAAGATAACTGAACTGAGAAAACTTTATGAGAAAGCCTAAAGAAATACATCGATTCTATAAATCAGTAGCATGGCAAGTAGCAAGAGAAATCAAGATACGAGATGCTAATGGAAAGTGTGAACGTTGTGGTGCTTTAGGAGAAGAAGTTCATCACATTAAACGATTAACAGTACATAATGTAATGAATCCGAACATCAGTTTGAATCAAGAGAACCTTGAGTTGTTGTGTAAGAAATGTCACAACTCAGAACATAAGCGTTTCTCAAAGTCACAGCATTTTGATGAAGATGGTAATTTGATAATGAAGTAAATAACCATTCATGTTATAATACTTTTTGAAAGGGTGTGCTAATATGAGAACTAAGGATGAAGTATTAATTGACTTAATTAAATTAAATGGTGAAATACAAGGTAAAGGTGTTATTGGGGATATTCAAACAACAAGAGATGTTTTTACAGAATTAAAAGATGAAGTTAAATCTCTGTTTCCTGATGCTTCACTCTTTAATAAAAAAATCTATTTTGGTGATAGCTTTGATTACAAACTTCCTCAAATGCAGGAAGAGTGCATTGAAATGATCTTGCTATTCTAACCCCCGCCCCAATGCCTGTTATTTATGTGCGAAGGGTACCGCGTAAGGGGGCAATTAAGAAACACGAGGAAGATTTTTTGAAAATCGGAAAAGAGGTTTTCAAGTTATGATTAATATAGAATACGAGCGATTAAAGTCGCTTTTTTCTTTGGTCGATGAATCAAAGACAGAATTAGTAGATAACTTAATTTATCAAGCTGCATTTATGAAAGTGGAACTTGATAAGTTACAAGAACAGATTAGAAAATATGGTGCGGTTCAAACTTCAAGTAGAGGTGCACAACGTCAGACTGAAGCCGCCAAGTATTACACAAAATTAGTGAACTCATATGGAACAGTAATTAAAACGCTAAATAGTATTCTTGGAACACAAGTAGATGATGGAGATGATGCATTTGATGAATTTCTTAAGAGAGCAAGCGAATGAATTATTTGGTAGAGTATTACAATGAAATCGAAAATGGAAATATTATCGTAGGTGAGGAATTAAAAACTGAAATAGATCAACTGATAGAAGATCTAGAAAATCCATTGTATTATTTTGATGAGAAACCAGGACAACTAAGGATTGATTTCATTGAAACGTTTTGTAAACACACTAAGTCTCCATTCAACGGTATGCCATTCATTCTAGAATTATGGGAGAAGGCAATCCTTCAAACAGCATATGGATTTAAGATAGCCGACTCAGGATTACGTAGATTTAATGAAGTTATATTACTCATTGCTCGTAAGAATGGGAAGACGACATTTGTTGCCGGTATAGATTTGGCTGAGTTCTTTTTATCAAGAGGTGGAGTAGATATTGTATGTGCTTCTAACACCACAGAACAAGCAAACATTCTTTTTGAAGAGATCAACAACATGCGAGAACAATCTCCGGCTTTATCAAAGGAAACTAGAAGTAAGAAAAACATCTATCACATCTATTCTCCGAAGACTAAGAATAAGATTAAGAAGTTATCTGCTCAATCAAGAAACAAAGATGGATACAATATCGAAGTTGGTTGTATTGATGAAGTCCATGAAATGACGGACTCAAAAGTCTATGATGCAATCAAACAATCACAATCAACAAAGAAAGAACCGTTAATATTTATCATAACCACTGAAGGGACGACCATCGGTGGTTTTTTAGATAGTAAATTAGAATATGCTAGAAAAATGTTAAAAGGTGAAATACAAGATAACAGAGTACTTCCCTGGCTCTACACACAAGACTCAACTAAGGAGATTTACGAAGATCCAACCACATGGCAAAAGTCGAATCCTAGTATTGGAGTCGTAAAACTCAATAATTACTTAGAAGATGTTATGAACAAATCGAAGCACGACTTATCCACAAGGGTGACAATGCTTTGTAAAGACTTTAATATCAAGCAAGCAGATTCAGGTTCATGGTTATCTTTTGATGATTTGAACAATGAAGACAAATATTCAATCGATGATTTAAGAGATTCTTATGCAATTGGTGGTGTCGATCTATCTTCAACAACAGACCTGACAGCTGCAGTCTTGGTTATCCAAAAACGAGATAGCAATAAGAAGTATGTCATACCGCATTTCTTTATGCCAAGTGAAGTAGTGGAAAAGAGAATCAAAGAAGATAACGTTCCATATGACATTTGGATTAAGAAAGGTTTTGTGACTCTCACTGATGGACATCAAAATGACTTTAGTTTAGTAACTCAGTGGTTTATGAAGATGATACAAACTTATGGAATCCGACCACTATGGGTAGGGTATGACCCCTGGAACTCACAGTACTGGATAAAAGAAATGGAAGACTTAGGTTTTAATATGGAGAAAGTAAGACAAGGTATCTATTCTTTATCAGAACCAATGAAAATCCTAGAAGCAGATCTAAAAAACAATGTTGTGAACTATAACAATAATCCTATCTTGAAATGGTGTCTTGCTAACACACAAGCAAAGGTTGATTTAAATGGAAACATCCAACCATCAAAACTAAACTCTAAGTACAAACGAATTGATGGAACAGTAGCGTTGATAATTGCCTATGTTGTTCTAAATAGATATAAGACAGATTATGAAAATATGATATAATATTTATAAATTGGGGGTGCAATTTATGGATATTATTGCAGTAATTATTTCATCATTAACACTTTTATGGACATTCATCAGTTTTTTTTTACTACATAAGCAGTCAAAGGAAATACAGCAATTACAAGCAAAATATGATCGAACAAACTATATGAGTCAGGTACAATTTGATATTGAGATTGAAACATACAAAAAACTTTCTGTAACTTTTCATAAGTTATATTTTTCAATACACTCATTGTTTCCAAATGGGCTAGACAGAGCTACTCCATTTGATGAGGAAAAGAAAATTGAATACAGAAAGAAAATCTATGAAGACGCAGTAAAGGCATACAATGGATATATCGAAGTGCTTTTTGCTAATAGACCTTTCATCGATGAAAACATATATAAAGGGTTTGATGAACTTAGAGATAAAGCAAGATTGCAAATTGCATGGTTTCCGGACCTGATGATCTTTAAAAGAGATACATATATAAAAGAGTATGCAGAGGAAGAAACTCAATGCTGGAAGAGAACTTCAGAAATTGAAAAAGAAAAAGATGAATTATTAAAACTGGTAAGGGAACATCTTAAATCAATCATGAAATAGGAGGTGCACATGGCCTTATTTAAGAGAAGAAAAAAGACTGGATCATTTGATGCACTCCAGTTAATCAGTAATTTAAATACGTTTTACACACCATTTGGTACAAACATTTCAAAGAGTGATGTAGTAAAAATATGTATTGATCGAGTCGCAAGTCAATGTGCGAAACTCAAACCCAGATTTATAAAAACCGAAAACGATAAGACAGTAACCGAGAAAAAAGGTAGGCTGTCTTTTCTTTTGAAGTATAAACCGAACGAAATTATGACACCTTATGACTTCATCTACAAAACAATCACATTACTCTTGTTGAATGATAACGCATTTGTTTATCCGAAGTTCGATAAAGATACAGGTGAACTAAAAGGTATCTATCCATTAAGACCGATCACTGTAGAAATCATTGTTGATAGCTCAGATACTTACTTCATCAAATTCTTGTTCGATAATGGAGAGTCATACATATTGCCCTATGATAATGTCATTCATTTAAGACGACATTTCGGACAGAATGATATCTTTGGAGGAACTGGATCAACGGGCGATCATGAAGCAATACTAAAAACGATATCCATCAACGATAGCTTACTTCAAGGAATCGATAATGCTGTGAAATCTTCAATGCAGATTAAAGGTATCTTGAAAATGAATGGTATGTTATCAGAAACGGATAAGAAGAAGCAACGTGAGTTATTCGATGCTGCATTATCAGAATCCGTAAGTTTGAAGGGAAGTTCAATTATTCCGATTGATTTAAAGTCAGAGTATATTCCATTAGCAGTTGATCCGAAACTGATTGATAAGGATACACTTGAATTCTTACAAGCGAAGATCCTGGATTACTTTGGAGTATCAGTCCCAATCTTTACTAACAAATATACAGAAGATGAATATAACTCATTCTATGAGTCAACGATAGAGCCTTTAGCTATTCAACTTAGCGAGGCTTTTTCTTTAGGCTTACTTACGGATAATCAGCTAGAACGTGGAGAAGAAATCATATTCTATAGCGAAAGACTACAGTATGCTTCATGGAATACCAAAGTAGCAGCTATTGAGAAACTGATGAGTCTTGGGATTATGTCATTAAATGAATCAAGAGCACTACTAGGACTTGAACCTATCGAAGGTGGAAACAAACGACTTCAATCATTAAACTTTGTGGATGCAGATAAAGCAAATCAATATCAGGTAGGAACGGAGGAACCTATAGATGAAAATAACAGTTAATGGAAAGATATCAGAAGATGCCTTAAAGGTTATCTTAGATACACAAAAGAAGAAAACGATTATCATTGATGATTATTGTAAAAAAGAGAAACTCGAGTCTCTTTTCTATAAAGACTCTGAGCTTGAATATGAATATCAAAAACAAGTAACACCTAAACCTAAGAAAGTGGAGACCAGAAATAATGATAAAGGAAACTAGACTCGCAGATGTCACGCTTCATGAAGAAGATGACAAGATGATATTAGAAGGCTATGCACTAGTCTTTAATAATGAAACATTAATCGGTGATGAAGAATATGGTTTCATTGAAGAAATCGATTCAAGAGCACTATCAGAAACAAAAATGAAGGATGTTCCTATGAAATACAATCATATGGACTCCTTTTTAATTTTAGCAAGAACAAGAAACCAGTCCCTTCAATTATCAGTTGATTCGCAAGGATTAAAAGTCCGAGCTGAATTATTAGATACGAATACAAACCAGGACATCTATAAAATGGTAAGAAGTGGGTTGTTGGATAAGATGAGTTTTGCTTTTACGGTAGATGAACAAGTATGGAACCGTGAAGGTAGAATTCCAAAAAGAACTATTACAAAGATAGAACGATTGTATGATGTGTCGGTTGTGGATACTCCGGCTTATGATGCAACTAGTATATACGCTCGTTCTTTAGAATCTATGGAGTTAGAACTAAAGGCTATGGAGTTAGCAGAGCAAGAACAAAACGCAAGCATTATCAAAAAACGAATCAAAATCAAATCACAAATTTAAAAGGAGAAAAAACAATGAATTTAGAACTTAGACGAAAAGAAATCGAGTCAAGACTGACTGAAATCAGAGGTCTTGTCGATAATGAAACAGATATTACAAAACTAGAAGCTTTTGAAACTGAAACGACTGAGCTTCAAGAAGAAAGAAGTGTTATTGATAAGAAAATGGCGATTGCTAGTAAAACAGAAATCAAACCAATTGTTATCGATAACAGAACTAAAATTGACAAAGAAAAACTAGAACAACGTGGAGCTAGTTTACGTGAATCAAGAGTTATTCAAGTATCGAGTGAAGAAATTTTATTACCTGATCATACAGCTTCAGGATTAGATCCATTACCATTTAGACAAGTTTCCACACTTGTTGATCGTGTTAATGTAATCAACCTAAATGGTGGAGAAACGTACAAGAAATCATTTGTTAAGAGCAATGGTATTGCTGGAACTACACTTGAAGGACAACCTTACAGTGAAACAGAACCTGCATTTGGATATCTGACAATTTCCAAAGTGAAGATTACTGCCTATACGGAAATCACAGAGGAACTTGAAAAATTACCAGCGATTCCTTATCAAGCAGAAGTATTACGCAATATCAATATCTCATTGAAAAAGAAAATCAGTGAGCAAATCTTACGTGGGGCTGGAACGACTAATACATTCACAGGAATCTTTAGTGATGCAGCTGTAGCTCTTGCGGATACCACACCACTTGAAATTGAAGCAATCACTGATTCAACACTTGATGATATTGTCTTTGCTTATGGTGGAGATGAAGAAGTCGAAGGTGGAGCAGTACTTATCTTGAATAAGAATGACTTACGTGCATTTGCTGGATTGAAAACACCTGAAGGTCGAAAAGTACACACAATTGATTACGTCAATAAAACGATCGATGGTATCCCTTATATCATTAACTCAAACTGTAAAGCTATCTCAGATAGTAATACAGCCGCTGGAGAATACGGTATCGCTTACGGTGCACTTACCAATTATGAAGTACCAGTATTCTCACCAGTTGAAATCGGTAAATCAACTGATTACAAATTCAAAGATGGAATCATCAGCTATAAAGCATCAGTTTTCACTGGTGGTAACGTAGTCGGTTATAACGGATTCCTACGCATCAAAAAGAAAGCTGCAGCATAATAGTAGCTTAGACTAAATTAAGAAAGGATTGATCTCATGGCAATATTAGATATCGTGAAAAAAGCATTACTTATCCCCCAATCAGAATCATATGCTGACGATGAACTATCAACTCATATTAGTAGTTGTAAAGCATACCTAACGAGCTGTGGGATTGATCCTTCTTATATAAACGATGAATCAAATCCAATGGTTAGTACAGTGATCATAATTTATGTGAAGACATTCTTTGGTTTTAAGAATGATGGGAGTGCAAAGGAACTACCTAAAACATTTGATATGTTGGTAGGACAGATTGCATTAACAAAAGGAGCAGATGAAAATGTATCCTAATTCACCAAACATTAGATTGAAACTACTAACTATGGATTTGGTTCAAAATTCAATTGGATCTTCGGCATATCAACTTCAAAACTCAAAAGAAGTTAGCGGTATAAACTTTAGTATTACATCGAACGAATACTATGAAAGTAAACGATCAGATATAAGAATCGATGTTGCACTTAAAATTCAAAGTTTCTTGTACGATGGTAGCAAATACGCAGACATAGCAGGTGATATATACAAGATTGAACGAACGTATCAGATCGGACAGTTCATTGAGTTATATTTGAGTAGAACTAAGATCAGAAAGAGTGACATCAATGATTACGCTTGATGAACTTGGTGTTGCTATATCTGAAATGGTAGAAGAGTATGCTGAAGAGATTATTGGAAAACTTGAAAAACGACTAGATGAAACAGCTCAGGAAATCGTAAAGTATATTCAAACACATGCACCAAGAAGTGGTGGTTCAAAACCATTTGCCGATTCGTTTATTGCTGAATCTCAAGGTAGTGGAATCAACAAAACTATTGTTATCTTCTCAAATGAAAAAGGAAAACTAACACATTTACTAGAATTCGGATTTACACATCGTAGTGGTAAGTATGTAGGGCCACGACCATTTATGCGTCCAGCCTATGATTTACTTACACCTAGAATGCTAGAAGATATTAAAACAATTATTGAAAAAGGTGATGTCTAATGCAGGAAAAGTTAGAAGCCTTATACGATACTTTAAACTCTGTTTTACCAGGTAAGGTATCTTATGGAACGAGGGTAGGATTAGAATCAGATCCGAACTATATCATCTACCAAGAATTAAGCAATCGATCCATTGTTTATGCAGATGATAGAGCAGTCGCAAAAGTAGCAACATTTCAAGTCAGTCTGATCACAGAAAAGAAGAACTTAGGATTAGAAGAACAGTTAGAAGAATCCCTTTATTTTATGGGATATGAATTTGAATTATTATCTGAATTTGTCAATGAAGACAGTTCAGTCAACAGAGTATATGAAATTAAACAGGAGGTTTTTTAAATGAGTAATAAAGTCACATTTGGTTTAACGAACGTACACTATGCACTGGCTACACAAGCTGAAGATGGTAGCTGGACCTTTGCAACGCCTAAGCGTTTAGAAGGTGCGCAGGAAATTACAACTGAAGCAATCGGTGGAAGCACACAAGTATATGCTGATGATAAAGTGATTGCTACATTAGTATCCAATTCAGGATCTAATGTCACGCTTAAATTTACAGAAATTGATGACGTGTTCAAAAAGGACATCTTTGGTGTTTTAGAAGATACAAACGGAAATCTTGTAGAAGTAGTAAATGGTGAAACAAAGACATTTGCTTTGGGCTATGAAATTCAAGGAGATATTAAAGCGAGACGCATTTGGTACTTCTTATGTACAGCTACACCTTCTGGAGATGCTAGTAAGTCGAAAGCAGATTCCATTGAAGCGAACTCAATCACATTAAACATTACTGCAAGGCCTATTGAATCAGGAGATAATCTAATTCTAAGAGTAATCGCAGGTGTGGGAGATACGAACTATGCAGCTTTTCTTACTACAGCACCAGCATTACCTACATTTATTTAAGGAGATAAACTAATATGGAAAAAATACTGAAACTTGGTGAAAAGGAGTATCGACTTCATTCATCACTATTTACGATTATTGATTACCGTAATGTGTTCTCAACAGAGCTATTTAGTGATATTAAAAAGTTAGATAATTCTAAAGCAAAAAAAGAAGAAGATCTATCAACAGTAATTGACACAATCTTCCGAATTATATATGTATTACAACGACCATTCAGCAAGCAATCTTACAACGACTTTCTGATGTCACTGGATTTTTCTATTCTGAGTAATCAGGATGAACTTGAAAATCTAACGAATACGATAGGTGAAATGCTCGGTACGTTTCAAAAAGGAACAACAAACAAACCGCCCTCAAAATAGTGATGATGTAAACATAACAGCGAATATCATCTTTAACCTTGCTCATTTAGGTATTTCAATTGAAGACACAAAGAGCTTTGATTTGGATACTTATTTTGAAATTGTAGAGCTTGAAATGAATGTAATCAATGGGAAGCAATCTATTAAAAGAGCTACGCAAAAAGATATTGATAAGTTCCTAATTTAGTATATTCTTATTTACTAATCTATGATATAATAAACTAAAAAATATGAAAGAAAACCAACTTAGCCTTAGAATAATTGCAATCTATTGACAATAGTGGATATTGTGGTATAATATAGTTGTGATCGAGCTTAGGTTACCCGTGTGGGCCTAGGCCTTTTCTTTTTTTAGGAGATAAGTATGAAAGAATTTAAGACTTATAGACAACAGTTAAGGATTTTGAGAAATCGTGGGTTGATAGTTCCTACAAATGGTAAGCCAATGCAGATTTTACGTGAAGAGAACTATTATGCATTGATTAATGGATACAAAGAACCGTTTCTAGGTAGTAATCCTAGTGCTGTTGATCAGTCTGAAACTTATATTCCCGGATCTGAATTTGATGAAATATATTCTCTATATGTCTTTGATAGAAATATAAGAGCGATTATTCTTCGGATGATTCTTAAAATAGAAAGTCAATTTAAATCTTACCTGTCATATGAATTTTCAAAAGTTCATGGGTCAGAAAATTATTTAAAGACTTCTTCATTTAACGATACTGCATATACTAATCCTAATAGAAGTCAATATAAAGAGTATGAGTCTAGAATTGAAAAAATCAATCAATCAATTGCAAAAATCAACAACGCTATTGCTTATTCATATCGAAAAAAGGACTATATAAAACATCATATTAATAAGTATGGTGCAGTACCGATGTGGGTTTTGGTTAACAGTTTAACAATGGGGAATATAAGTGTCTTCTTTTCCTTGATGAAACCACAAGAGCAGATTGCGATTTCGCAAAACTATCAGTTAATGAAAGAAAATCTTAATAGATATATGAAAGTATTATCTGAAGTTAGAAATATATGCGCTCATGACGAGAGACTATATAATATTAAGTTAAAAAAAGAGAGTGAAATTAGAGACACAAATTATCATAATTTGCTTTCAATTCCAATGGTCCAAAGCAAATACGTTAAAGGAAAGAAAGATTTTTTAGCAGTATTAATTTCAATAAAAGATGTAACAAAGAAAAGAGAATATGGTAAGTTGATTACTGAAATTGAGAGTGAAATAGATAAATTATCACCTAAATTGATTTCAATTTCTATAAATGATATCAAAGATAAAATGGGATTACCAACGAACTGGACACAGTTAAGAACCTTATAATTAGACACATCAGATTTTGGTGTGTTTTTCTTTTGCACTGGAGGTGAATATTAATGGCAGAGACTGTTAAAGGATTAAACATAAAACTAACCCTTGATGGGAAGGATTTAGAGAACGAACTAAATGGAATCAAGAAAGATTTAAAAGAGCAAAATAAAGATTTACGTGCGATTAATACGAACCTTCGTTATGATAGTACTAACCTTGATTTATGGAAACAAAAACAATCAAAACTTAATGATATATTAGTACAAACGAAAAAGAAACTTGAAACTCAGAACCAGGAGCTTGAGCATGCTAAAAAGGCTGTTCAAGTTGGTGATATGAGCCAAGAAGAATTTAATAAACTCAAACGAAACGTCCAATATACTGAAGCAGAACTTGCTAAGATGAATGGACAATTAGATAAGACACAAGATAAAATCAAGCAACTTGCTAATGCTAAATTTGATAAGATTGGTAAGATTGGATCAACACTTACAAAAAGTATAACGGTGCCTATATTGGGTGCCGTTTCTGCTTTAACGGCCTTTTCTATTAAATCAGCTTATGCAGCAGACGAAATTGGAGATACGGCTGAGAAGATAGGATTATCGGCTGAAGCATTACAAGAGTGGAATCATACAGCGACTATCTTAGGTGTATCAACCGAAAGAATGGAAAGAGCGTTTGTAAAAGTGAATGGTATCTTAGGTGATATCGCGACAGGCAACGGTGACAAGTATGCTGAAAGTTTAGCACTGATTGGATTATCTCTTGATGATTTAGAAGGTAAAAATACAGATGAAGCTTTCAATTTGATACGAGATGCATTAAGTGGTGTTGAAGATGAAGCGATTCGTTTAGGAGTTGCTAACGATTTATTAAGTGAACGTGTAGCAGCAGATATCATTCCCGTATTAACACAAGAAGCATCAACTATAAATGATTTAAAAAATGAAGCTCGCGAGCTTGGTATAGTTACAAATGAACAAGCAGCTCAAGCTGGAGAATTTACAGATGCACTAGATCGCACCAAACAAGCAGTGTCAAGTTTAGGTGTTGACTTAGCAAGCACATTGTTACCAGTTATCCAAGAACTTATTATCAAAGTCAGAGATAACGTTGTACCTACATTAAAAGACTGGATTGAAAAATGGAACACTATGGATTCAGGAACTAAGAAGATCATTGTAACCTTAACTGGATTAGTAGCCGCCATTGGACCAGTGTTATCTGTTGTAGGAAAAGTGGGACCATTATTAAATATGGCATCTATCGGATTAAAAGCAGTAGGGACATCCGGAATATTTGCAGGAGTTGGGATTAATGCAGCAACTTTAGGTATTGGAGCTCTTATTGCTATATTGGCTATGGCTTTATTTCAAAGCGAAGAGTTTCGAGCGTTACTTGGTAGACTTATGGAAACTTTCATGCAGCTCTTACCGCCTATCTTAGCCATTGTGGATAGTCTAATGACGGCATTGCAACCAATCCTAGATGTGATTATTAATTTGATCGTTATGTTACTAGATATACTTACACCAATCTTGGAGATTATCCTTGAACCATTGATTATGCAGATTGAGATGTTTGCTCAAATATTGACAATCTTAGCACCACTAATAACAACTATAGGTGAAGTGTTAAATGCTATTTTAGTACCTGCTATTGAAGTACTGATGTTTGTATTGGAACCAGTATTGAATATTCTTCAAAAGATTGTTGAATTTATTCAGAAGATATTCGAGTGGATTGGTGATTTGCCATCGAAAATTGGTGATTTTGGTGGCAAAGTGAAAGATGTCTTTGGAAATGTCACTGAAGGGATATCAAATATAGCTAATAAAGTAACAGATGGTATCAGTAATTTCGCATCAAATGCAGCTGATAAAGTTAGTGGATTCTTTGGTGGAGTAGGTGATTTCTTTTCAGATACATTTAACTTGAAAGGATCCAGTACGGTAAACAACTCTAACTCCAACTCATCAACAAAAAACACTAATAATATCACTATCAATACAACTTCACCAACCTTTGATATTGACTCTATTAATAAGGCATTAGGAGGTAGTGTGATATGATAAGACAATTTTATTTGGAAAATGAATACGGTGATATTTATTACTTTAATCATAGAAACCAAACCCTCATCTCTCAAGTTAGTGGATTGGGGTTCTCACTTGATATGAAGTACTTAGAATATAGCCGATTTTATTCTCGTTCAGAATATAACATTCCTCTATCAGAGATAACAGAAACAGTAATCTTTTTAAGAGGGTATGAAGGATATAAAACGTTCGTAGATTACATTAGCAAAAGTAATAAAGAATACAAACTACATTATGAAAATGATGCATTCAAAGCATACTGTTATGTGGATATTGCAAGTTTAACAAAAGCCGAACTAATTGCAAATACTATTCAAAGCAACATCGTCTTTAAAAAACTATCTCTTTGGTTGAAAGAAAAATCGTATGAGATTATTGCTAATGGTTCATCGAGTGGTAAGGTTTATCCTTATTCCTACCCATATTACTATTCAAGTTCATATGAAGGAAAAACATTTGTAAGAAATGATGGACTAAATGATGCACCACTTGTAATCGAGATGATAGGTAGTGTAGTTGAACCGGAACTATTAATTAAGAAGGATGGAGAAGTGGTATCGACATTACGTTTATATTTAACTGCAGAAGATATAACCATTACCATTAACTCTATTCCTAGTAAGCAAGAAATGGTGATGGATGAATCAGGAGTGATTACTGATATTTATGGCTTACAAGATTTTGAAGTAGATAACTTCATTTTCCTTGAACATGGAGACTATGAAATTGAATTTAAACCTGGTGTAGCTACTGAATCAATATGCAGAGTAACTGTATTAGAAGGTTACTTGGGAATATAACTTATGAAACTATTATTTCTTGATCGTAGTACATTGCAATATAAAGATAATGCATATGTTAGTAATCAATATGAACTGGTTCTAGATATGGTTTTAATAAAACGTTCAACATTTAAAGTAAACAAAACCAACATTAACTGCACAATTGGTGATATCGTCGTTTTGAAAAGTGACATCTATTCTTATATAGGTATCCTTGAAAGTATTGAATTAAATGATGATCATACCACTAATATCAAGTCTCTCGATTTCAGGGAGATTTTTAATTTGGATATACCTGCTGAAAGTTTCTCTGGGGATTTAGCTGATTACATACAACAAGTGATAACGACTTACTTCAAGAATAATTCAGATCAGAAACAAAATTTATCCTATTTGACAATTAGTAAAGAAACGAGTGTTACCGGAAGTCTTAGTTTTGAAACAGATAATATCATCAACATGTCAAAACTATTTGAGTTAGTATCTAAAGGATATGGACTTAGTTTTGATACAGACGTCACTTATTTAAGAGGTCGGATTACAGGAATCATCTTTAGAATTGTTAGTGTAAATCAAGGCATGGTAATTAAAAGCGATTTTTCGTCTATTTTAAATGTGGAAACGAATGATTCAACCAGTCAACTTGTCAATAAAGTTGTTTATTATCCAAGAAGCGATAATCAAATTTATCAAACAATCAAAACGTTTTATTTACTTACAACTGGTGAAATCACAGAAGATGGAACGTCAGATGATAGATATACAAGCGTGATGTCTAAAAGTTATATCTATACAGATAACGATTACGAAACTTTAGAAACTAAAGCAAGAAGCGAAATGGTGACTTCTAAACTTGATCACAATATTACATTTACCATTGATATGAAGAACAAAGTATTTATTCCATTTAAAAACATCTATCTTGGAGACTATGTTTCATTCATCCACAAAGGTAAGATATATGAATCAATAATCACTGGGATTACATTTAAAGATTCTATGAACTATGCAACGATAACGTTAGGAGAGTATCGAGTGAAATTAACAGAAAAAATACAACTGCTTAGTAAAAACACAAGCAGTGGCTCAACAAGTAATATAACAATAACGAATACTGACATTGACGGAGGTGAGTTCTAGTGGGGTTACAAAAGATAACATTTGAAGGTGGAAATGTAACATCTAAGATTGATTCAGATTTATATCATTTCCTCTTTTCAAGTGATGTAGGAATCTTAAAAGGACTAAAGAATGAGGTAAGTTTTACCTTAGCAAATAACACGATTACATTCAGTGATGGATACGTTTCGGTATATGGGCGAATCATCTATATAGAAAATCAAACAACAATAGGTGTAACACCTGATTCCAGTAAATATGGATACGTTGTTTTAGGAGTGAATACATCGGACAACTCAATCAGTTTATATTTAAAAGAACAAACAGGTAGTTACCCTTCATTGACAACTACTAATTTACTAACAACTGATGGACTTTATGAACTTGTCCTATGTGCATATTCAAAAACAACCACTTCAGTAACATTGACAAGCTACTCACGAAAACTAATCAATAATGATAAAGCGAGAGTAGATGAACTCGATGATGAGATATTCAATCATTATCTTCCAATGAGAAAATCACTGACTTTAGTTACTGCTGGAACGTATCGCTTCTCAGGAACTAACTCAGTAGAACTTCGAGAGTCTATCTTATATGTAACAATTAATAATCATACTGTGGTGACATTTCCTGGAGAGCAGATGTTTCTGTTTGTTGGATCAAATACATCCATATCATACCGTTATGCTTCAGGTGATTATTCATTAAGTGTTGTATATGAAAATGGAATCGTAACTTTAACGACAGGTAATACGACACACAATATCACCAGTGTGTTCATGAAAAAATAGGAGGATTTTAAATGGCTACAATTCAAATAAAAAGAAGAACAACAGCCGGAACGGGACCATTAACTGGAACAACAGGAACCGTAAAAGCTGGTGAACCACAAGTTGATTTTAGTGGTGAACATTTATATATAGCAAAAGCAGACAAAGTGGCAAGTGTATCAGTACCACTGGCTGAATCAGATTACTTAAAAATACCAGGAGTTTCCAAAGTTGATGATCAGATAGATACAAAAATTACTGCACTCAACTTAGGAACTGCATCAACAAAGAACACGGGAACTGGAAGTGGGAATGTACCTATTCTTGATTCAAGTGGGAAATTAGCAGATAGTGTTGTACCGAAGATTGCAATGACGAACACTTATGTAGTTGCAAGTCAAACTGCAATGCTAGCTTTATCGAATGCACAGGAAGGTGACGTTGCCGTTAGAACTGACTTAAACAAGTCTTTTATCTTAAAGGCATCACCATACTCAACGCTCGCTAACTGGCAAGAATTATTAACACCAACTGATGCAGTTACAAGTGTCAATGGTTCAACTGGAGCAGTTACGATTTCACTTGCGGGACTTGGTGGGGTTGCATTAACAACATATAATACTCATGTTTCATCAAATCTTCACTTAACATCAGAACAGAGAACAATTCTTGATAATGTGAAGATGTTTGAAATCACTGATACTACAGGTATAGATTTAGCAAGTTCTGAGACTGATTATGCAAATTCAGTTATTGTCGATGGATTGATATATTATCCGGTTGTTGATACGAATTATACCCCAACCAAAATCACATACAAACTTGGTATCGATACAAGTAAAGTATTGCAGCCATCATCTATCATTGATGGTGGTACATATTAATGGCTATCATTAGAGTCAAGCGTGGTACTACAACACCTACCACATCGAATCTTACTTACTTAGGTGAAATAGCATTCGATTATTCAAATGAGGCATTATATGCACGTGGAGTATCGAGTGTTGTCAAGATTGGTGCATTTGTTGAAAAGGTGTATTTTTATCAGGGATACTCTTATTATCACAGTTTAACTTATCCGTTTGATCCAGATTACATTTACAAAGTTCATGTGATTGCTTCGACTCAAGGAACTTCAGTAGATACTTCGGATACCTATATTTACTACAGAACATCATCTCAATCAAGTCTGTATGGTTCCTACATTAATCATCATCTTAATACTGAAGATACAGTGCATGATAAACGTTCAGGTACAAACACAACTGCGAAATATATTGAGGACAGTTATGCGACAGGACCAACCATCACAAGTGGAATTACTAAAGTGATTGACTTTGAGATATCACCAACATTTAAAGCGAATTATGTGGATACACAAGTTTGGGTAGCATATGGAAAAAGTATGACAACATTATCTGGACAAGGAAATGGATCAATCAAGATGGTTGATTTTGTACATACTGCATATGGAGATTTAGGTGCATTATATATCAATCCAGGAATGTCTGTGGGTTCACCAGATAGTATTTCAGTAACAATTTACAGAATGAAAAGAAAGTAGGAGTATTTATGGCAATTATAAAAGAATTAAACACGAAGTTTGGAGTCGGTGCATCTTATCATCGAATCACAGCATTTAACATCAGCTATTCACAAAAGAAGATAGTGATTTGTGTTGCATCATATTTATCAAAAGAAGCTCGTGCAAACAAGAGTGTTCCTATGGAAGAAATAGATATCGAGATCCCAACTGATGATTTTTCGTTGTTTCTAAACACAAATCCAATCGAACAGGCATACAATTGGTTAAAGGAAAATGCCATAGGCTTTGAGGATGCAGTAGATGATTACGATGTGGTAGAACCACCTTTAGCTGAAGTGATAGAGGAGGTAGAACCAAATGAGTGATTTATATAAAATAATCGAAGGAGTGTTTCCAAATACGGAGATACTTCTTATTTATTATGGTGGGTCTATAGCATATGGATTAGATGATAATACAAGTGATAAAGATGTAACAGTTGTCCTAGATGGGTTTAGAGGTAACTTACATATCACGATTGGAGAATATGATTTATTCGTTTTCGCAAAAGATAGGTTTATTCAAAGACAAACATTTGATGAATCGATTATTGCATATCATCGAGCAGCCGCAGACAATGTCATGAGTATTGATAGAACATTAATTTATATTAATCCATCATTCCAGGAAACCTTAGATCAATTATTAATTTACGATGATAAAGAGTTTATGCTGAATCATATCGCAGCTGAAATTGAATACGGACGTATGCGTTTTGATGTGAATACAAACTTCAAATCTCATTATCATGTATTTAGGATTAGAGGAATGGTGGATCATTTTGAAAAAACCGGAAAGTATGAACTTGTTGTTGAGGAACCTTGGTATACAAAGATGATGGATTTTAAGAACAACTGGGATAACGAAATCGCACAAAACTATGTAGAGGAGATTAAAGATCAACTGGACTACCTTGAAAATTACAGAAATGAGATGATTGAGAGTGGACTGGGATAATATCTTACATCTATTTAGAATGGAAAATTTAATATACTGGATTGTGACAATGGTAGTCGTTATCCTTACCACAATAAAACAATTCAACAGACAAGAGAAAAACAACAAAACAAAAAACGATCAAATCATGGTAAATCTTCAAAAAATCGAAAAGCAGAATGTGAAAATGATAGGCTTACTTGAACTGCATTCAAAAGATATAAAAACACTGAAAAAAGATGTTAATGTGTTAGAACATCGCGTTTCAAGGCTAGAAGATTCACAAGTTAATATTTATAGACATATAGGAGGAAAAGAAAATGACAACACTTGAGATAATTTTACTCATCATATCTTTATTACTATTAGCACTTTATGTAACATCAAAACTTGGAAAAGACCAATCGTTAAATGAGGTTATAAAAGAAGTTAAAGAAGATCTCAAAAATACAGCAGAAAATGTATATGACCTTGTGAGTAAAGCAACTGATATTGTCTTCGATGAATCAGTACAAAAAACGATCAAGGAATTCATAATGATTGTGGAGGAAAAGAATCAGATTGCAAAGAACAAGGGAGAAGCATTCCTTGCTGGTGATGAAAAGAAACTTGCTGTTATTTCGCGTTTTAGTGAGTGGGTAAGCAACGTTACAGGCTCAACCGAAAAAGCAGTAGAGTTCGTTGAATCCAACCAATCCAGGATTGAATCCATCATTGATGACTACATCTCTTTCAGCAATAAAATGCAAGGTAGAGAATCGCTTTCTGAAGCTGAAAAAATCATAGCAGAGAAATTGAAGAATAAAGACTAATAATGCTTGCTATAGTACCTTTATTTAGGTAATATGTCACATACCAAATTAAGGAGGAAAAGAATGTTAAATCAAGTAATTTTAGTAGGACGAGTAAAGAAACTCGACAAGTCAGCAGGTATCGTTTCAATCGATATCAAAAGACCAAATGAGAAGGACTCAGATTTGATTCCAGTCAACCTAAGTGAAGGTGTTATGGACAATGTAATGGAGTACTTATCTGAAGGTTCGACTATTGGCGTGAAGGCATCACTTCATATTGATGACAACATCTTAAGGATAGCTGGAGAGAAAGTAACATTTATTAATGCGAAAAACGAATAAGAAGTAAATTACTCAAATCGGCCACACTGGTAAAAAGGTGTGCCTTTTTTTGTTTGTTAATCATCCTCATTTAAACTATAATATTCTTAAAGGACGTGGTTTGATGAGTAATCTTGAAATTTTTAACGAAATATTAGTAAAATTGAATACAAATTTAAGAAGTTTGAGAAACTTTTTCGGTGGAATGAAAATTGAAAAAGTAGCATTAAAAAGTAAGGTTGTGTTTCATTTTCAATTGTCAATCGTTCTCTATGAAACGTACACTACAACACTTTTTAGTATTGATTGTCCTTATAATTCTAGTGATTACAAAATTAGAATATATGAAAATGAAGTATTTAAACTAAATTTAGTGAATAGGGATGTGATATCTGAAGATGAATTGCTGGATTTCTTTTCTCGTTTTAGTGAAGTAGATTTTCTTGAAGGTTTAGTAAAGAGTATAAAGTTATCTGATCAGTATCAAGAACATGTTAACATTGTGCTAGAATATGAAAGTGATCCTTATGGTGAATATTCTGATGATTATGATTTCGATGATTTTGAATAAAGACTTATCTTGGAAATGAGAAGAGTATTTTTAGTTTGCAAGAGTTACATAAGAGTACGACTAGGTTTATGTGTAAAAATACTACATTCAATTAAATATGTTCTAATTTTATACATTCTATAATTTAGAAACGATACTATGCTATCCTTATTAAAAAGGAGGAATAGTATGGAAGAATTATTATGCAAATTAGAAACTATCATATTGATAAGAAAAGCAATATCACAAACTTACAACTCAATCAGCGACACAGATAAGTTTGTAGATTGTAGTTCATTTATTGATGATATTGAAGAACAAGTTGTAGTTGAATATTCAAACAAAGATGGATCCTTGTAATTGAGGATCCTTTTTTTGTTAGACATAAGAACGGCTTAAAATAGTCATTTTTTATGTGCCACTCTACTTAAAGTAGAGTAGAATTTATTAAAACTCAGTTTCTGAAAAGTAGCTATCAACTCAAAATAGGTATGAAAAAATCATTTGTAGTGTTATAATTTACTTAATTGAACGAAGGGAGAAGACTGATGTCGATAGGAAAAAGAATAAAGGATTTAAGAACAAAGAATAACCTTACACAAAGCGAGTTTGCTGAGTTGTTTCATATTACAGACAAGGCTGTAAGTAAATGGGAAAGCGAAAAAGGGGAACCAAGTTTACAAGTACTAATTGATATAAGTAAATATTTTGAGATTTCTCTTGATGAAATAGTCAAAGGAGATGAACCTGTTCAATCAGATCATAGTAGTTTGCTTGATAGGATTGTACAAAAGGATTCGGTTGTTGAACTAGAAAAGGCAATATCAAATGGACTTAAAATCCATAATTCAGACGAGTTCAACAAAGATATCATTGATTATGTTATTAAATACAAATCAATTAAAACATTGAAGTACTTGATTTCAAAAGGAATAATTGGTATTCCAAATTCTTTTTTTGAAGATAGAACAAATAATAGTAAAAAGATAAATGTTGAAGTAAGCAGTAACGGAACTTGGAAGAAGACATTACATGGGATGGGGATTAGTATCTCATCTCGAAATGATGCTTTGATGGATGTAGTCGTTTACAATAAGGATGTCGAACTGATTACAAAACTTGTTTCAAGAGGTAAAGAAGATTCTAGATATGTTTCTAGGAATAATAACTCAAGGGCACCATATTTATCAAAGGCTGTTATTAATAGAAATAAGGTGCTTCCTTTAACTAATGAAACACTTGAAATAATAGGAAAATCTAACGATATTGAATTAATTAAAGCATTAACATGTTTCGATTCTGGATTAGTCGTTGCTACAATGAATCGAATACTACAATCTGTTTTAGAGTTTGGAAAAGAGAGTTTTAAAGATAAGTTGTTACAATTAGTCATTGATCACAATCAACTTGCACTTAAACATAACGAAGATGCACGATCAAAATATAAACAAACTAGAAAACAACAGGTGCTAATGTCAGAGTTTTCATTTAGTGACAAAATAATAACTTCAATTCTTGATAAAAAATCATATATTACTCAGATTGCACCATTCCTAACTGATAGAGATATAACTAAGGAAACATTTGAAATGATTTGTGATAAACATGGAGTTAAAGTGTTTACATCAGATCGAATCTCGTACAAGAGTGAAAAAGTTGCATCAACACTTGATGGTAATGACTTTGTTAAGTACGCTAGAGATTTTTATGATAAGAAGAAGTATGTAGAGTATCCAATTTTTGAAGTGTTCAATCATCTGGATGAGTCTCCTGAACTTGTAGATGATGTTATTCTTTATATGTATGTCTTGTTCCATCAACACATCAGATTCAATAGAAAACTTTCAGTTATCATGCGTAGAGAGCACAATGAACCTCAAACTAACAAGCAAAAGAGTTATGATTTGGATATAGCTGAAGCTAGAATGTTGTTTGGTACTTCTTATGGGGAGTACATCCTTCAAAAGATGGAGACTAAAGAGAATAAAATGAAATTACTAGAACTTTGTGCGAATCACTTATCAGAAGAAAACCTTGCTAAGATCTTACCACTGTATGTTGGAGAAGATAAGAAGAAAGTTTATATTGACTTGATTAAAGTACAAAATGCTGTTGCATTAAAAAAACTCATTAAAGTCGATAAAGAGTTGGATGTAGAATACTCAAATCAAAGACAAAATCAGAATAGAAATCGAATTATGAAAAACAAACATAAGACGATTAGTTCAGTTTTATCAGAGTTATTTACCAGCAAAGAAGTATTACGTGAAGTAGTAGCAGATCTGAACCAAAAAGACCTTGATGAATTATTAAACAAACATTGTCCAGATGATGATTTCGAAATGATCGCATTCCTAATCGACAATGGCGCATATTTACATAGTTCTTATACAACAGAACAAGACGATGGCTGGGGTTATATGGAAACTGTTCATGGAATGGCCCAAGATAAGAAAAAAACAGCTGTTATGCGTGAAATGATTCGTAATTTCAAAAAATAAGTTATACCACAAATTGGATCCTTCGGGATCCTTTTTTATTTGCCTTTTTTCCTATTTATTGGCAAAACGTGTTATACCTCGCCATTAACTGTTGAAGGAGGTATCACACATGAAATTAATTATAAGAAAAACAAATATTACTAATATTTTTATTACAGACCCGAACTTTTACACGATTTCTGCGGACTATGATTTAGGAGGTAGTTCGTATGAATAATGACACATTAATTAAAGAGTTAAGAGACAAAGGATATGGTTACAAAAAGATTGCTAATGAGCTGGATCTAAAAGTTGATACTGTTCGTTATGCTTGTTTGAGAATGGAAGAGGAAAGCCTTGTTGGTTATTGCAAAAACTGTGGTCTTGAGATGAAGTCAGTAAAAGGGAAAAAGAAAAAGATATTCTGTTCAGACAGATGTAGATGGCAATGGTGGAATGAGAAAAGAAGAGGATCAAGTCACAATGAATCGATCTAATTTAGAGATGTATTACTTATCCATTGCACCCATTAAATCAATGTTAGAGGAGGGTATTTTAAGTAAATCTGAATATCTTAAAGCAGAAGCATTTTTAGCAGAAAAGTATTGTATCAATAAAGGTAATATTCATCGCCTTAACAACTTGACTAAACCCCCTAAAAGAGTGATATATAGTGTAACCAAAGAGGAGGTAAAAGATGAAGGAAAAGAAGATAACCAAAATCGAAGCATTATCCAAATTACCAAAGAAAACTAGAGTCGCTGCTTATGCTAGGGTATCTAATGGTAAAGATGCAATGCTACATTCCTTATCCGCTCAAATCAATTACTACAAGAAAATGATTCAAGATAATAATGATTGGCAGTTTGTAGGAGTGTATGCAGATGAAGCTCTCACTGGAACCAAAGACTCGAGACAAGAGTTTCAGCAACTTTTAGAAGATTCCAAAGCTGGGAAAATTGATATGATTATTACAAAGTCTATATCAAGGTTTGCAAGGAATACAATGACGCTACTTGAGACAGTAAGAGAACTTGACAAACTAAATGTTGATGTATTCTTTGAAGAACAGAATATTCACTCAATAAGTAGTGAAGGAGAAATGGTTCTTACCTTATTAGCATCCGTAGCACAAGAAGAATCCAGAAGTGTTTCAGAGAACATGAAATGGCGGATTAAGAGAGAATTTCAACAAGGTGAGATTTGGGGAGGACGGTCACCACTTGGATATAGCTTGAAAAACAAGACATTTCGTGTAATTTCTAAAGAAGCTGAAGTGGTTCAACTCATCTACAAACTATATGTTGATGGAAATGGTGCTGAAGCAATTTGTCAAATACTAGATGCAAAAGGTATAAAACCAAAAGAATCTAAAAAGTGGGGTCCAACATCGATTATAAAGATTCTCTCAAATCGTAATTATACAGGTGATTTACTATTACAAAAGACATACTTGAATAATCACTTATCAAAGAAACAGGTTATTAATAAAGGAGAACTGGATCGGTATTTGGTTAAAGGAAACCATGAGGCAATCATAAGTAATGAATTATTCGATAAAGTGCAAAAACTTAAACATCAACGAGCCATTAAGAACAAATCTAATCTACCAAAGAAAAAGACGTTTCTACATGGATTAATACAATGTGGAACTTGTGGTTCAACTTATACACCTAAGAAAATGAGAAAGAAGGACATTTGGATTTGTTCGAAATCAGCAAGTAAAGGTCAAGATGTTTGTGATTCTAAACTAGTCCCACACAACATAATCGTTGAAGCTTCTAACCACCTTTTAAATATGGACCAACATAATGAGGCTACATTCAAATCAAAGGTAACCAAGATAATCGTTCAAGAAAATAGGATGTTAGAGTTTCATATGAAAGACGGGAAGATACTAAACTACCGATGGAAACATAAATCTAGAAGTAAGAGTTGGACACCTGAAATGAAGGAACAAGCACGATTAAGAGCACTAGAACAACATCATGGAGGTAAACAAGATGCCTAAAGTTACAATTATACCATCAACAATTAATCCTATTACACAAATGCCTATCCATGCGAATCATGTTAAGAAAGTAGCAGCATACGCAAGAGTTTCAACTAACTCAGATGAGCAATATACGAGTTATGAGGCACAAGTGAACTTCTATAAAAAATACATTCAAGAAAAACCTGACTGGGAGTATACCGAAGTTTACGCTGATGAAGGACTATCCGGAACTACAACCAAAAAGCGTACTGGGTTTAATCGAATGATAAAGGATGCGCTTAACGGTAAAATCAATCTGATCATCACTAAATCAATTTCACGTTTTGCGAGAAACACATTAGATACCATTTCTTATGTTCGTAAACTAAAGGCAAAAGGTATTGAAGTGTTCTTTGAAAAGGAAAACTTATGGACACTTGATCCAAAGAGTGAGTTAATCTTAACCATTATGGCTTCAATAGCACAAGAAGAATCACGCTCCATTAGCCAGAATGTTACATGGGGTAAAAGAGTCGGTTTCCAAGAAGGGAAAGTATCCTTCGCTTATAAAAGGTTTCTAGGATACAAAAAAGAAGATGACAAGATTGTGATTGACGAAGACCAAGCTGACATTGTTAGGATGATTTACCGAATGTTTCTTGTTGAAGGGAAAACACCTACAGGAATTGCAAAGTATCTGAAATCACAACGTATTGATACGCCAAGTGGTAAATCAACGAAATGGCAAACAAATGTGGTGACATCGATTCTTACCAATGAGAAGTATAAAGGTGATGCACTACTTCAAAAGACATACACTGTAAATTATCTAGACCATTCAACTGCAAAAAACACAGGGCAAATACCACAGTACTATGTTGAGAATAATCACCCAGCCATTATCGATAGAGATACATGGGAACAAGTTCAAATTGAAATGAAAAGGCGAGATAAACTAGGAGCTCACTATTCTTCATCTGATATATTTGCATCAAAGCTGATATGTGAAGATTGTGGGAGTTTCTACGGTAAAAAGAAATGGCACGCTAATACTAAATATGAACGATTTGTGTATCAATGCAATAGCAAGTTCCACAAGGGCAAAGACAAATGCAAAACACCTCATCTAAAAGAAGATGACATAAAACTCAAGTTTGTTCTAGCATACAATGTCATGGCAAAAGATAAAAAACGAGTGATTAAGGATACAATGGATGTCATTAAACTATTAACTGACACCACCAAGATTGATTCCGAAATAACAAGAATTGAAGATGAGATGGTAGTAATTACAGAACTTGTAAATAAACTGGTAATGAAAAATTCTAAGACAGACACGGACATTGATGCCTATAACAAGAAATATGAAAAGTTGTCGGCACGATATGATAAATTGAAGGAACAACTAGATGGATTAATCTCTCAAAAGGAAACTAAACTAGGACAAAAGAAAACAATGCAAACGTTCATCAACAATTTAATAGAATCAGAAGATAAACTAGCTAACTGGAATGAGCGAATATGGATGCTTATGGTGGAAAGTGCAGTTGTGCATAGGGATTCAAGTATCACTTTTATGTTTCACAACGGAGTTGAATCAAAAATAAGATAAAAAGAGAGCTAACATAGTATCTGGAGGTTTGATTTTATTTTTATGAAAAAAATCTTATTGTGAAAACTTGTATTTTCATGTTACAAACGTTAAAAGTGTTGCAAATGTAACATGTGAATGATATAATGCCAATAGAAACTTTACTTACTACAGTAGAGTTTCTGAAGATAAGATTATAATAGGAGAATTTAAAAATGATAGAAGTGAAGAATTTCACTAAAGATTATGGTTTTAATCGAGGAGTATTTGATGCAAATTTTGATATATACAAGGGAGAAGTATATGGTTTTCTAGGACCAAATGGTGCTGGGAAGACAACTACTATTCGACATCTAATGGGGTTTTCTAAACCAGATAGTGGTTCTACACAGATAATGGGGTTAGATTCATTTGAGCACCGAAGTAAAATTCTTAAATCAGTTGGGTACATTCCAGGTGAGTTAGCACTGCCAAGCGGGCTTACAGGATTTGAGTTCATTTCTATGATGAAAAAAATGAGAAACGTCAATGATGATTCAAGAATTAATCACCTTATTCAACTATTTGAGTTAGATGCTAGTGGCGATACAAAACGAATGAGTTTTGGAAACAAAAGAAAACTTGCAATCATTGTAGCATTTATGCACGATCCGGAGATATTAATACTTGATGAACCTACATCAGGATTAGACCCTGTGATGCAAGAGAAGTTTATCGAATTTATCAAAAATGAGAAGGCGAGGGGAAAAACGATTCTTCTCTCAAGTCATATTTTCAGCGAAGTTGAAGCATTGTGTGATCGTGTTTCTATTATTAAACATGGTCATATTGTGGATGAATTTCCAATGAGTAAGCTGAAACACAATGAGAATAAGACTTATGTGTTCAGATTTGAGAACAAAACAGATGCAAAAGATGCATTCGATAAATTATCAAAGTCAACTCAGTATCAAGTTGAATCTATTGAGGAATGTCAACTGAAAGTAAATGTTCACGACACTAATATAAATAGATTACTCAGTGATTTAGAGGGCTTGAAGGTTATTGATTTTGAGTATAATAGACTCACTCTAGAATCATATTTTATGACATACTATCACGATGAAATAAAGTTCGGAGGTATACAAAAATGAGTGAAATCACCATTAAGGAGTTAACTAAAGACTATGGACACTCACGTGGTGTTTTTAATGTCGAATTTGAAGTGAAAAAAGGTGAGATATTTGGTTTTATTGGAACCAACGGAAGCGGTAAAACTACGACAATTCGTCATATCATGGGTTTTAGTAGACCAGACAATGGGACGATAAAAGTTAGGAATATTGATGCAACAAAGCATTCAACAGAAGTGAAAAAATGGATTGGTTATGTTCCAGGAGAGATTGCATTTCCGGATTTGTCTACAGGAAAATCATTCATTGAATCACAAGCAGAACTTCTTAAACTAAAAGATTTTGACTTAGCAAATCGACTAATCGATATTTTTAAGATTGATTTGCGAGTTAATCCTCGTAAAATGAGTAAAGGTATGAAACAAAAAACTGCAATTATTGCTGGATTTATGAACAACTCAGACATTTTGATTCTTGATGAACCGACAACAGGATTGGATCCTCTAATGAGAGAGGAGTTTATGCATTTACTTGAGTATGAACGAAATAAAGGAAAAACAATCTTTATTAGTAGTCATTTGTTTGATGAACTCGAAAACTTGTGTGATCGTGTGGCTCTTATCAAAGATGGACATATTGTAAGTATCGCCAACATAAAAGAAATCAAACATCCAAATGAAAGAGAGTATAAGATTGAATTTAAGGACAAAGAAAATTATGAAGCATTTATCAAGTTGCCATTCACATTTGATAATTATCGACCTGAGCAAAATCAAGTGTTTGTTATTGTAAAACGTGAGGAAATCCCTATATTTATTGCATCGTTAAGCAAATATAGTCTTAAGTTTGTGATAGAAATCAAATATAATTTAGAAAGATTTTTCAAAGATAAATTTAATTATAAAGAAATGGTTGGTGTTGAATTATGATTAGTATTCCATTACTAAAACAGTCGATTAAAGCAAATAAAAATATTTGGATGATCATTACAATTGCGACATCGTTAATGTTGGCTACAATTATATTTGTAATCGGAAATATTAATGTTGGTGAATTAAGAGATTCGTTTTCCGAGACCTTTGCTAAGTCTGAAATAGAGTCACAAATTAAAGCTAATAGCATTGATGCATTTGTACAAGTTAATGAGACAACAGTTGAAATGTACCCTGAAGTCAAGGATCTTTATGACTTAACAACGTCTGCAATAGATCTCTATAATTCAATTAAAATATCAGGGAGCTTGTCACCAAAAGAGGACACGATTGCAACGATAACAACAGGGATGAGTCTAGAGCAAACTGAAAAGATGACTCCAGTTATTTCAGCTTTAATAGATCAATATGAACTTGCATCTCCAAGTTCGGAGAATCTCATTCCTTTTAAATCTTCATTTATCATTGAGATTATTTTATCAAATCTTGAGGTTGATACCGATGAACAAACATTGCAATTAATCCACACGCTTTCTGAGTCCATGATTGCTATATATTCGGTAAATGGCACATTGAGTAGTGAGGACTTGCAAACCATTTCAAGTAATATTGTCAGATTTTCTTTTGCTTCTCAAATTGATCAAGAAACAATGATTTTATTCGAAGAACACGGATTTTCCCCAGAAAAGATTGACACAATTGTGAATTCTGCTCTTTTGCAATATGTAGCTTTGACAAACAATGGTATTGATAGTGAAACTGCAAAATCCGAAATATCAAACAGCATTCTTTCACAGATGCCTGAAGTAGTTACAAATTCTCTTAATGAAATTGTGGATTTAAATATTGATCATCTTGTAGTTGGTACCATTTTCTTTAAAATTGCTGGATTATTATTGCCTTTAGTTTACGTGATTGTAGTTTCGAATAGTTTGCTTGCTGGACAGATAGATAGTGGATCAATGGCTTATGTCCTTTCAACCCCAACAAAAAGAAAAGTTGTGACTTTAACTCAGATTGCCTTTATGTTGTTATCTTTATTTATGATGTATATGATTATACTCGTTACTGGATTATTAACAATATTAATTATTAATAACCAAGAATTAATGATTACAAATAGCGATTTAGTGAAACTGACGATTGCAGCATTTATTACGATGTTTTCAATAAGCGGTATCAATTTTTTGACATCAGCATGGTTTAACAAAAGTAAAAATGCAACAGGACTAGGAGGGGGGATTTCGATATTCTTTCTTGTATCCACAATATTGGGTCTTTTAGGATCTCCAGTCATTCCCTCTGCCATTCGTATTGATGCACTCAATATTTTTAATTATTTCTCATTAATCACTTTGTATGATGTTAATGCGATTCTTGAAGGAAATATTGATTATCTTAACTTGTCAATATTATTGGTGGTAGGTGTTGCAACATTTTTATTAGGTCATATAATTTTCACAAAGAAGGATTTACCGTTATAATTTGACACAATAATCTAAACATGAGGCTCAATACCCAACAATAATAAGATAGTTAAATAGTCCATTCTGACACAAAGTAATTGACACTTGAAATTTGTTCCATAAAAAAGTCTAAACAAAAGCATTTTTAAGGGTGCGTGAATTTTACTAAGGGTGCGTAAAAATAGGTGTAGGGTGCGCAAATTTCAACAAAGGGTGCGTAATTGTATTAAAATAGGTCACCCAACCCATATTGAAATCATAGGTCTGATACAATCGTATAAGGCCTTTTTTTGTGTTATATAGAGCCGTTTCGGAGTTCACTCATATTTATTGAGTCTAAAAAGTGCACTAATTTTACTAGTCTTTAGAGTTTATTAGAATTTTATATATGGCAAAATAGAATTGTATAATTATGGCGATAGAAAATGTAGGTAAAAAAGGTTTTAAGATCTTTTTTGGATAACGAAGTTATTCACAAAAAGATAATTTAGGCCTGAAATTTTTAAACA